TTAACAATACATCGGATGCAAATAAGCCAGTATCTACTGCTCAGGCTGCTGCTATTGCCGATGCTAAGGCTGCAGGTACAAAAGCTCAGACTGATTTAAATACTCATGCAAACAGAAAAGACAATCCTCATAATGTAACTAGAGCTCAATTAGGATTGGCTACTACAGACCAAGTAGTATTTGCTAAAACTACTGCAGCTTCTGGTTTCTGGAAGGAATCAGATGGTAGATTAAAATCTCAAGTAGAGAATTTGAACCATACTCTGGACCAAATCTGCAATATACCTACAGTTCATTTCAAGATGAATGGTAAATACCAAGTGGGAACTATTGCTCAGAGCTTAGAGGAAATTGAACCTCTGTTGGTATCAGAGAATACTATACCTGCTTCTCAAGTACCTAACCAATCTAGATTCGAAACTTTCGTCGGAGAAGATGGTCAGGAATATGTAAAAATAAAAGTAGTAGAATATGAAATGCTCAGTGTCATGGCTCTCGAAGGAGTTAAGTTATTGAGAAAAGAATTCGAAGACTTTAAGAAACAATTAAACAATAAGTAATATGGCAGAAATAGCAACTTGGAGTGCTATTCTGAATAAGACCGGCCTTGGTAAGACCTCTAATGAGTGCCCTACCAAGGCTGAGTTGTTAGCACTCAATAATGGTAAGGACTCCAATGTTGACAAGGTTATTGTAATTAGTAATGCTGCTAGCTATGGTAACAATGAATGTGTCAAGTTAGAGGATATCAATGCCGAGCAATGGATTTATACATTCCAGTGGGATCCGAATGGTAATCCTTCTTTTAAGGCTCCAGCTACTGGAGGTACATACCCCTTTGGTTCATATACTTCTAATCGAGTTAAGCAAGTAAACGGTGTTAATACTATTATCTCTCAAAGTTTGGTGAATGATATCACTAAAACTTCGGAAGGTTCTTGGTATACTACAGATTACGACGGTAATAAAGGTAGAATAGTACCCAACAATACATCTACTAATAGTAAATCAATCACTGTAACTTGGACTCAGAAGTATTCAGGTAAAACTATACAGGCAACTTTTACCCAGGCAGCAGGTAGAAAAGTTTATTCTTCATGGAGTTATAACTGTAGAGTAGATAAAACTTCTTTCAGTTACAGTGGAGGTCAATCTAATGTAACTACTAAGAGTGCAAGTAGAACTTATACTTGGAATGGTCAAGGTAGTAGTTATACAGAATCAGAAACTGCTACTGTAAGAGTTTCTAGTCCGGCTTCTATTAGTGGTAATAGTATTTCTATCCCAAGTAATAGTGGTTCTGCTAGAAATTTTACGGTTACTTTCGATTTCCCAACTGCTACAGACCAGACTATCTCAATTTCTCAGGAAGGAGGTCAAGTAACCTATGTAGATCACCTATCTATAGACCCAACTACTAAAAATGTACCTGGAACTGGTTCAGGATTTAGGTTGACAGTAAATGCCAATTATGATAAATATATAAACGGAACTTATGTAGAAAACATTAGAACTACTTATACTTCAGCTGAAGTAGTTGAGGGAACTTCATCTGATATTACCATCTCTGGTAAAACTTCTAGTGGATGTAGTATTAGTGTAGCACCAAACCCTAACTCATCACCTAGAACTTTTAAGATTAAGTTTACTTACGATACGGCAACTCCTGTATATTTAACCATTACACAGAATTCGGCTGAGGTAACTTATCCTAGTAGCGGTATAGTATTTGAACATAGTACTCAACAGAATAGTGGTTATAAAACTAGTACTTTATCCATTGGTACTGTTGAAGGTAAAGGAGGTAATATTTCTTTTTATATAAAAAGCTATAGGTCTAGATATGTTAACGGTTCTTTAAGTTCTACCGAAGCTATTAAACCTACTCTTATTTTGCCATCCGGAGTAACCGAAATTATTACTAATGTGAGTGGTTATTACTTTAAAGTAACTATTACCATACCTGAGCATTCAAAGCCTGCAAGCAGAACTCTTACAATCAGAGCTAATCAACCTAATGGCTTAGATAGAGAGTTAGTACAAACTGTACAACAGAGTGCTTCAACTTATGAGTTTGGTATTAGGGAAAACTCGGGGGATTCTTTGAGTACTTCTCTTACTTATTCTGGTTGGCCATCAAGTCCAGATTCATTATACAATAGACCTGTAAAAGTATATTCTAGGAAGAATGGTAATCAATTCCTTAATTGGGCTTTATCTTCTAATGTGGATTGGATTACTATATCTGGTTCAGGTGAGGGGGCTACATATAAGGTAGCCACTAATAACAGTAGTTCATCTAGAACAGGAATTATTACCTTTATTCAGGGAGAATCCAATAAAACTTGTACTCTGACAATAGTTCAAGAAGCAGGAGATGTCTATGAGTTTTATATTACTGACTCAGATGGTAATGGGCATTACACCGATTTCACATTCTTAGCCCCCCCCAAATGGATTTACAAATAAACATGTACTTAATATTATCTCTACTCACAATGGTAGTCCCTTATCTACAGACGATATAGAGGGAGTCTATTTGGGGATACTAGAGAAATCACTCGGCTTGGTAATGACACCAGATACTCAATCCCCCTTCAGGTGGATGGCAAGTATAACTGTAAATAGTGGATATACCGAAAGAAATGGAACAGATACTTATAGACAGAAGGCATCTGGAAAAACAGTAATTTTCAGAGTTCTTCAAGAAGCTAAAGATAATAATTTCAAATTGGAATTAAGTTTAAATATTTCAAATGGTAATGATCAAGATACGTGGGGATTATTTGATACAGCTAATATGCCTCATAATTCTGACTCTATGTATGATATGAGCTTAATATGTGAAGGTATTATAGTAGACTCAGTAGAAGGTAAAATAACTGTGAATTCTCTTCAAAGTACTACTAAGGATAGAGGGATTGGAGATAATGTTTATGTATGGGCCTATAATTCTGTAAGAGGTTTATGGTTATCAATTGGTAACTTTAGGATTGAAGAGGGGAATAATACCCATCATTGGGATGTTTCTTGGCCCACTTAGACAATTTAATCCTAAACACAACACTAGTACATTTATTGATAGATAAATTTAATTATTAACTTTAAAACTAAATCATTATGGAAGTTAAATCTGGTGAAGGTACTGTAGTGGTTGCGGATCATAATCGTTATAGTGATGAATGTTGTAATAATCGAGTAGTTGATGCTCAAAGAGATCAGAACATCATTAACTCAGTAGTACAGGCTTTAGGTAATAAAACTGCATAATTTCTATTAAAGTTGATTAGGGAAAAGGGAGGTACCTGTAGTGGGTATTTCCCTTTTTTCGTTTTAATCTAGTAAGAAATATGGAAGAAGATAATAAACTACAAACCTTTACTCTCCAAATGCAACTACCAGCTCCTAATTTAGAGGTAGCAAAGAGAGTAGCTGATGAAGCACAAAGACTGATAGATATCTATGGATACTATAACTTCTTGAACCTAGTAGAATTTATGAAACAGAATCCCAGTATGGTTCAAATGGGATTAAGTCTAATCAATAAAAATAATGCAGTATGGAAGAAATGAAATTCAAATCCTTACAAAGAGGAGATTCAGTTTTTACTCTAGAAAGAGATAGAAGATCAATGTACCCGATCTTTGACCGAGCTAAAGTAGTAAAGGTGGGAGAAAGTAAACCCAGAGCTAATGAAAATGGCGATGGCTTTTCTAATCTTATAGAGATCGTTCTTCAAGATTCCATTGGTACAGTAACAGTATACTTACCTTCAGATGGAAATGAAGGTATTTATAACAATGTGTACTACACTCTAATCGGAAGTAATATTATAAACGAAGTATCATTGCAAAGATCACAGGCTCTCGGAATTATTAATAATGTGGGTAAATATGAGAACATAGTAAAGGAATGTGATAATATCCTTGCTATGTTCGAAAACAAAGAGCCAACTAATGGTAGTCAATTCAATGAAGAATTTGCTTCATTCAGGAAGGATGTAGTATCAGTATTACAATCACAACAGCAAGCCATAAACCTTATGATGGATTCACTTGGCTTGAATAAACCGAAGGAAAATCCAGATGGCAAGTAAGTCAGTAAACATAACTATAAGTACTCCCTTGGGAGACTTACAGATATATACTGACCCAAAAGAACAGGCTAGAGCTGAGAAGTTGATTGCCGAAACCCCATCTATTATGAAGAATGCCTATGATAGAGCTACTGAGAAATTCGGCAATCAACTTCTCAGACTTGTGAAAAAATGCCTAAGAACGGGTACTCCTCCAAGAGGAACTCATTGGGATCCTCACTCGGCTAATACTATTAAACGATACGGAGAGCATACCCTTTTGAATTATACGGGTCAGTATTTGAGATCAGTACAAATAGTAAAACAGAAGAATAGAACTTACGTAGGTATACCTACTAATCTTAAGAAAACCAGAAAGGGTGATAGGACTAGTAAAAGAACTTTGAACCAAGTAGCTATCATGTTGGAATATGGTTCTAGAGGTGGTAATTTACCTCCAAGACCATTATGGAAACCCGCATTCGAACAAGTAGGTGGTAAGAAGGTTCTGAAGGAAACCCTAGTAAGAGAACTTCGTAAAGAAATAAGGAGATATAGAAAATAATGGGATTCACTATAAGCAAGAATCAAGGTTCAGGTAGGACTGTTATAACGGTAACACCAGAAGAAAAGAATGCTACGGACAAAGATATAGTTCAGATCTTAACAGTAGAAGCTGTAGATGGGTCAACTAAAGAAGTAAAGCTTATCCACAAGAAAGGGGAAGTCAATTATGAATACACTTTCAGAGTTTCACCCACTGAATTATACTTTGAGCCTACAGGAGAAAGTAAAGAGGTTACTATTGTATCTACTAAACAAATGGTAATCAATGGAAAGAAAGTTGGTGATCCAGTTAATGTAAATTATACTAGGGAAAACTTGGGAGATGTATCTGGCTCTGGTACTACTCTTATCATGAGCTTAAATGATAATATGTATAATGAACGAGTAGGTCAAGTAATATTTACTCAAGGAGAGTCTGGTAAAACTATAAGTGTAACTTGTAAACAAGGTAAAAAAGAAACTTCGGGAGATATAGGTATAATCAAACTATGGTCAGGCCCCGGAGTTCCAGAGAACTATGTACTCTGTAATGGAGGTCAGGTAAGTATAGCTGAATATCCCGAATTATATAAGGCCATTGGTGAGAAATATAATACTTCTTCTACTAGGGCAGGTTATATAAGTGTTCCTGATTTAAGTGGTAGGTTCGTAGTTGGAGTAGATTCTAGTGACCCAGATTACAGTAGTATTGGTAATACTGGAGGAGAAAAAGAACATAGGCTAACCGTGGAAGAAATGCCAAGCCATACCCATTCATACAATAAGATTCGTATAGAAACTCACAAATGGGGAGATAATGCAAACAACCGACCACACCCATTTTATGATTCGGGGGCTCAAACTGGTCCAACTGGTGGTAATCAACCTCATGAGAATAGACCACCATACTACGTATTGGCTTATGTTATGAAAGTAAGATAGGAGGTAATTATGGTAAATTCACAAGAGATAGTAGAGAGAACCTTCTATATATGCTTATTGAATGTTCTCTTAGAAAAGAAGATGGGACTTAACCCCGAAGATTATCTACCTTTATCACAAGAGAATGAAAAGAGATTCCAAGAAGATAAGGAAGCAATAGATAAGTTCATTTACTTATTCGGTATAGGTAATAACCAGGTAAGAGGTCCTAAAACATGTCCTAGGATAACTATAGAAAGCACGGCTTATTATCCTGGAGATATTGGAGTAGAGAAATATATCATTGGAGATAGATTAGATGTGGGTAATTACCAAATGTCTGAGTTCCCTTACGAAACCAAAGATATCACTATTGATATTCATTTGGTAGCAACTACTCAGAATGATATGAGATTACTACATTCTATTCTTCATGAAGCATTACCTACTCGAGGCTATATAAGACCTTACTTCAATGATTTAGAAGAATGGGATAAAGGTAGGATAGCTCCTACTGGGAATCTGTTTATAGAGATTGGTAATTTCTATGACCATCCCGATGAATCCCAGGGATTATTGGAAAAGGTATACCAATATGTATGTAAAGATGGTATTATACCAGAAAAACTGGTAGAAATGGGGGATCTAATACCTATAAAAGATATAAGTCTTTTACTAGGACCAGAATACCAAAAGGACGAGGAGATGATAAATCTCAATATACATGTTTAACTCAAAAATTTATTAAAATGAAAAAGTTAGTGTTTATGCTGATGGCACTCATGGCTTTTATTTTGCCAGTGTCATTGTTTGCTGCAGAAGTTGAACCTTCAGCTGGTTCAGAGTTCGTAATTGATTTGGGTACCTTTACAGGTATAGTAACTTTGGTATCATCTTTGGTTACTCAGATACTAAAGGTAATCCCAGCTATCAAAAACAACAAACTTGCTAAGATTGGTATATCTGCCTTAGTAGGTATTCTTGTATGTCTTATAGCTTGGGGATTACAACTTACACCATTATTGGAAAACTATCCTTTCTACCAGGTATTAATTTATGGATTAGCTGCTGGTTTATCAGGATGTGGTTTCTATGATGTGATTAAGGCTATCGGAGGTTTATTTAAGAATAAAGAGGATTAATTTTCTAATAATACCAGTAAGGTAACGATACTTACTGGTATTAATTAAATTAATGTATAACCTATAAAACACAAGGATATGTCAAAATCACCAAGCGTTGTTTTTAAATTCGAGAACAACAATGTTCAACAGACTACTCCTCTTTTAGGAGTATCATGTTTCTTGGCTAGAACTGAAAAAGGTCCCTATGATGATCCTTCAGAATTAATCACTTCTTTCTCTCAATTCCAAAGAATATTTGGTAAAGAGATTGTACCTGATGGTTCTGTATCTAACATAGAGAAAGCTTTAGTAGGAGGTTCTAAGCTAAGAATTATTCGTGTATTGGGAGCAGGTGCTAAAAAGGGTACCATTACTAAAGCAGAAGACTCTAGAGTATTAGAAGAAGATGAGATTGAATTAGCTTCTGCTATACCTGGAGAAGTTCAAGCTTCTGAAGTAATGAAATTTACTTCTGGAGGTATTAATGTAAGCTTTGGTTTGGTAACTAAAGGTTATGGTGATCCCATTGGTTCTGGAGAATCCTTCAAAGTTGGTTTCTCTAAATCAGTGAATACCATTTTCTATAACATATATGATGCCAATGGTTCTATCTTGGAATCAGGTCCGGTAATTACTTATAAAACTAAGGATGCTCAGAATAAAACTTCTGTAGATTACCTGGCTTTAAGCAACTTTGCTAGTAATTCTGCATACCTGGAACCTAAGATGGTAACCACTACCGATAAGATTAAGTCTTTCGAAAACCTGGTAGCTTGGCTTCAGACTTCAATTGACCAAACTGAGAATCCACTAACTATCCAAGTTGGAGGTAAAGAAGCCACTAGTACTGAGACTATGTTCAATGGTACACTGGGTACTGCTGGTGCTGACCCTACTGCAGATGAATGGATTGCTTCTTTGGATTTGGTAAAGGATTATACGGATGTTTATCAGTTAGCTTGTTCTCATATTCATCAACATCTGAAAACAGATCAAGATGTTTTAAAAGTACATAAGGCTGCTAAAGATATGTGTGCTGAATTGCAAGAATATACCTATTACATCGAAGTACCTAAATATACTACCCATTATTCTGAGGGAACTCAGCCTAGAAATAAGCAGAGCATTATCACTTGGATTAATAACTGTTTGGGTAGTATCGGTAACTCTAGGTATGCGGCCTATTTTGCAGGTGGTATCAAGTACTACAATGAATTCGGGTTACTTACTAATTCAGATGTATTGGGTACTATCTTCGGTTTGGGTGATACTTCTGCTTCTAACTATGGACCTTGGAAGTCATTTGCCGGTATGAATCGTGGAGTAATCTATGATGGTCAGGGCCCAGTAAGTCCTAACTATGGTAGTGATTCTCGTTACAATGAACTAAACGAATTGGCTCAGATGTATGCCAACATGATTGTAATCAAAGATACTCCGTCTTCTGGTAAACAAACCATGTTATGGCATTGCTTCTCTTCTCAAGTAAAACAAGATTCAGAAAGATTCCTTTCAATTGTAAGGTTGAATTTGTACTTGAAGAAGACTCTTCGTCCTATATTGAATAAGTATTTGGAAGAGCCCAATATCTGGGGTACTTGGAAGAATATTTATCTTGAGGTAAAACCAATCCTAGATAATCTGGTAGATGAAAATGCTATGTCAGAGTACACATGGATGGGCGACCAGGATGCTGGTTCTTATTCAGAACTCTCTGTAAATAATGAAGCTGATGTCCGTCAGGGTAAGTATAAAGTAATCCTGAAGTACAAAGATATTGTTCCTATGCAAGAAATTACAATTAACATTGTAATCGATGCAGCTTCTAATTCAGTTAACATTTCAGAAAACGAATAACATTAAAATCATAAAATATGGGAGCAAAAGTAAAGAATCCTAGAAAGAAATTCCTATGGAGCATCTCTTTCCCAAAACATCCTATCAATACGTATCTATTCCAGACTTGCCAACTTCCGGATATTGAGATTGACCAGGTTGCTCATGGAGATGTAAACAGGGATGTAAAAACTGCTGGTAGAGTTACCGTAGGTAATCTGGTAGTAGAGAAACTTTTAACTACTGCTGGTTCAGATACCTGGCTTCAAGATTGGTTATATTCTTGCCAAGATATGATAGCTGGAGGTGGGTTAGTTCCTAGTGAATATTGGGAAACTGCCATTGTAAATGAACTTGCAGAAGATGGAGTATCTGTCCTAAATACTTGGCTGCTTGAAGAAGTTTGGCCTTGTAAAGTAACTGGCCTTGACTTAGATCGTATGGCTTCAGAAAACACAATAGAAAATATAGAATTTTCTGTCGGTACTTGCGATAAGTATTAACTCTCTTAGTCATTTTCTTACTAGAGTTTTAGGTGGAGGGGTGGGATTCCTAGATAAGGAGTTTCACCCCTTTCTTGTTGATACTTACCGCTACTATGAAATTATGAACTTTTAAAAATTAGATAAAATGGATATGACACTAAGAACCTTAGTATTCACTGCTCCTTCTGGTAGACTTTTTGAAATCAGAGAGCAGAATGGTGAAGATGAAGAAATTATCACCAACCCGGTAGATTCAAAGAATCTTATGAATCTTACCAAATATATTTCAGCAATAGTAGTTAAAACGAATGCTACTAAGTCAGGTAGATTAACCATAGAGGATGCTCTTAAGTTACCTTTGCTGGATAGATACTGTATCCTATTTAATTCTCGAATCTTCTCTTTGGGAGAGGAAGTAGAATTTACTTATAAATGGGATAACAAGGATTCTGTAACTTACTCTCAGGACTTGAGAGAATTTCTTTTCGATTATGCAGTACTTCCTACAGAACAAGAAATGGAAGAAAAACCCAATGCCATTCCTTACTACCCGGGAAGAAAAGGAGAAGATGGATTTACTCTTATGCAATATACAGAGGAATTGAACTCAGGTAAGGTAATCCAATTTGAATTGATGGATGGAGAAAAAGAGTCTCAGATGGTTCAGCTTTCACCAAGTAAACTTACTCGACACTCTACTCTTCTTCTTCGTAACCTTAAGTTAAAGGTGGATGATAAATTTGAGAAAGTAGAAAACTTCTCTCTATTCTCATCAAGGGATATGGCAGAAATTCATCGGTTGGTAAATACAGTAGACCCGATCTTCCATGGATATACTCAAATCGAAAATCCAGAAACTGGGAACATGATGGATTACCCAATTATGGCTGCTCCTGATTTTTTCTACTTGACGGGAGATATAATTTAGAGGAAGATTACATATACATTACTCGGGCTGAGATAGTCTTAGACTATCTCACCTTTTTGTGTCTACCCGTTCGTAAAAGAAAGAAATTCCTACTCATAGCTGAGAATTATTATAAACAAATGAAGAAGAAAATGTCAACATGATAGGAGATACAAAAAGTTTAGTAGAAGTCGGGGTATCAATGGTACTCCGAGATAAGTTTAGCTCTGAAACCGGTAAAATTTCACAATCATTCAACAATATGATGAATGATATGAATGATTGGAACAGGGCTATTCAGATGAGTGCAGGTAATGCTGTACAAAACAGTATGAAATTCCTTGGAGGTATGGCAGAAGCTTATCAGTATTCTGCTAAGGTCCAAGATACTATATTCATGGCCTCAAAGATTGCAGGAGCTACAGCTGAGCAACAAACTGAAATGATGCAATTAGCTCAAGCAGTCAATGCAGTTACTCCCTTGACTGCTGCAGATATTGCTTCCGGTCAAAGATATTTAGCAATGGCAGGTAATACAGTAGAACAGATAAAAGATATGACTGGGCCTGCTGCTAAGTTAGCATCTATCCTTGGTCAACCCTTTGGAGGTAAAGGAGGTGTAGCTGACTTGATGACTAATATCATGTCAATGTATGTTATACCTTCTCAACAAGCTACTAAGGTTACCGATGATTTATATACTGCTGTAACTAATGCTAATATGTCTCTTACCGATTTGGCTCAAGCTATTACTTATGCTGGAGCTGATATGGCTAATGCAGGCTATGACTTAAGACAGACTGCTGCAGCTATCGGTGTATTGGGAGATATGGGTATTCAGGGTTCATCAGCCGGTACTGCATTAGCAAATATGATTCGTTATTTGCAACTTTCTTTAGCCGACCAGAAAAAGGACGGGTTTAGTGCATTAACTAGCTTAGGTTTAAGTCCACAAGATTTCTTTGATGCTGAAGGTAATCTTATTCGATTAGATAAGGTATATCGTAAGTTTGGAGAAGCTCTTATGAATAAACCGCTTCTGGAAAGAACTAAAGCTTTCTATAATATCTTCGGAGTTCGAGGTACTCGTGATATCTCTAATCAGATTCGAAACATGATGGAGGGTTCTGATAAGATGACTAAGATCTTAGAACAATATGATAAGAACTCCGGCATAGTAGAACAGGTTACTGAGGAAAGATTAAAGACTCCACAGGGTATCATTGAAGCTTTCAAATCTAACTTTGAAAACTTAGTAGTAAATATAGGATCAACTTTAGCCGACGTCTTTAACCCTATATTAACCGTATTTACCAAGATATCTCAATGGGTACAAGGAATCGCTGGTACTATAGGAGGTCAGATAGTAGTTAAAGCATTAGCTTGGGGTTCAATTACGGCTTTAGTAGTAAATGGCTATAGGTATCTAGCTGCTACTGGTAGAATGCTTTCTACTTATATGCAACAAACTAATACCCAATCTCAGGCTACAGCAAGTGGAGTTAGTAAGTCTGCAGCTGCAGCTGCAGTATTGGAGACCCGATTAATACATATCACTCAGATTATGAGGGAACAGTATTACCTTCAAAAGGCAATGGCATTCGGTTGGACTGCTGGACCTAGAGGAGGTTGGTATGGGCCAGATGGTAAACGTATTAGGAAGTTTGGAATACCTGGACCAATATTGGGAGGTCTTGGAGGAGGTACTACTAAACCACCTACTCCCCCTGCCGGACCAGCAGTAGCTAGGTTAGGTATGAAAGGTCTATTCGGTAGATTGGCTGGATTCTTGGGAGGTCCTTGGGGAATGGCTATTGGTATAGCATTACCTCTTGTAGCGGATTATTTACCTAGGTTAATAGATTCCTTAAATAAGAATACCGATTCTAATTTATCAAAGGAAACTCTAACTAGTGATGAATATTTAACCGAGAAAATGGCAAGAGCTATCAGGGCAGCTTTACTGAATGATAAACCAAATGGTACTGTTAACATTACTATTGATGGAGCTCCTGTTGGTTCTGTAGCTCCAGGTGAAACTTTAGGAGTTAATTATGCTACTCAAATTGGATTAATACCTTAAATTATGGCAAGAATATTAGGAAAACTAGCAGGTAAGGTTGTTAAGAAATATAATAATCTTACCCAAGATACTGCTGGAGTACTTACCGGTCCCATAAATAAATTATGGAGAGCTAAGATACACCTTAACCGATTAACTTCGGGTTTACCTAAGGATACTGCTCCCCGAGGTAAACTGTTTAATCCTAATGGGGCTTTGGGAGAAAGGGAAAGATCTTCCAAGAATCCATTACTCAACAGTTCTCTTCAAAGTATTAGGAGACTACAACTTCAGCATGGGAATATTAAGATTGACCGAGATGATCCTGCTCAAGGTAGGACTGTAGTAGAAAACAATAAACTTTATGGAGTAAGCCAAGATGTAAGAAAACTGAATCAGGTAATCATATATAATACTAATGTTAGCCCATACCAATATATTGTTTTACAGAATAGACCTCTGAGCTTTGACTTTAGAGGAGAAACAACTTGGGCTACCATCAAATCTATGGGTAGAAATACTCCTATGTATCATTATACGGGTTCAGAAGATATTGTACAATTCAATGTATCTTGGTACTGTGATGATCCGGATAACCCTGCTGAAGTATTAACTAAATGTAGGTTATTAGAATCCTGGAGTAAATCTAATGCTTATCAAGCAGCTCCCCCAATCTTACAGATTCAGTGGGGAAATTCTGATACTTTTGAAGGTCATTATTATATACTTACTTCTGCTACATATTCTCTTTCTAATTTTAGAAATGCTTCTAGACAACGTATGAAAGGTTCAGTAGATATAAGAGAAGACCTAAATCTGTATCCTGCTACTGCTACTCAAGAATTAATATTCAAACGAGTAAGCTCATATAGTTTATCTTATGAGGATATTGTTAAAAGTAAAGCTGCAGAAAAGACTGTGGGTATTTTTACAACCGATAAAATCAAGTAACCATGGATATAACTTCTTATTTAGTTGGAGCAAGTCCATACGATAATGGATTTACTCTGAATTATGGAGATGGAGATTATTCTTTAGAATCCTACCCATTACTTATACCCTCTTCTCCCAATGACTTTCAGCATACCCTGAAAGAGGGTGAAACTTTACAGAATATCGCTTATAGGTATTATGGAGATTCTGGTAAATGGTATATTATTGCTGAGTATAATAACATAATAAATCCGTTCACTGAATTAAAAGGTGGAATGGTATTAATGATACCGGCTTATGGAAGTTAAAGCAAATAATCCCATATTATATAAAGGCACAGGTACTCCTTACCTAGCCATTTTTGATAATCAAGGTATACCAGTTATGAACCCTCTTACTGGTATACCTTTAGGAGCGTATATAAGTAGCTGGTCATATGTATATGATGAAGAAAAAGAAAACTTAGCTACAATAACTATTGATACTGGTAATCCAGATACCGTAGATGTAGAAGCTTTACAGGAAAATCGAGATATCTTTTTACAGTGGGGATATATTTTTAGTGATGGCACCTTTGTATCAAGCCCCGCTATAAATATCAAAGTAAGGGATTTCGATTGTATCTTTGATTCTACAGGTACCCATATAACTATCAAATGTATTGATGGCACGAATCATCTTAGGTTTATGCCCCCTCATAAACCTACTGAGGATACCGATGATAGTATGGTTAAATTCTTGGATTCAGGATGCGGATTAAATGTTGGAGTAATAATAGAAAGGTTTGAGTAATGGCAAATATAATAAGTAATCAAGCTTATCAAGCTATACAGGTACCCACAGAAGTTACTCCTGAAGTACAGGGTACCATTCTATATGCCAATCAGTTTAGTGGCATAGGTCAAGTAGGTATGCCAGACGATTTAGCTGAAGTACTTAATTCTAACTTAGGTACAATAGGTAACAATGTTCTAGTTCAACTAGAAGCTAAGATGGCTGCCTATGGTAATGGGCCTTGGTATGTGGATAGTAGAGATGGAGTAATTTACATACATAATCGTAAGTTTCAACAACCTCCTCATCATACCTATATATTCCAAGCTGAAAACGGAGAGGTATTAAGAGTATCCTTTACTACTCAGAGGTCTACTAAGCAGAAGATGATGCAGTTGGGTAATACCATAAAACCAGAAGATAAGCAAATGCAAATCCAGGTAAGTTATATAGATGATCAACAGAATGAGATTCTACATGACCCACTACAGTTAGATGCCCTATCTACAGTAGACGTACAAAGTCCTGGATTATTCCATAGATCACCTGAAGTTTTAAAACCTAATGTTGATAGTAAAGTAGAGAAATGGAAAGAAGACAGATTGAAATCCTTAGATGAAGAATTGGCTTCTAAAAAACAAGCTCAAAGACTAAAGACTGAATCTGCTAAGAAAGAATATGATGCTAAGGGTACTGGTTATTTAGATGCAGGTGGTGGATTAGAGTCTATGTCCGATACAGAATTAAGGGATGCTACTTCTCAAATGCTAGAGGAAGCTTATACTAAAGGAGAACTAACTAATATAAAATCTTCTATTGATGCACTAGTAGCGGGAGGAATGGACCTTACTTCTGCAATGAAACAAGTATACCAGGGTTTAAATTTCGTATTCAAAAATAAATACACTGAGGTATGGACTGAAGTTTGGGAAGACCCTCGTTCGTATTCTTCTGGAGAATTAAAGTCTTCTAGTCGTGTGAATAGTATGACTGAACTAAATGCCGAGAAAAGGAAAACTCAGGAGGGATTAGCTAAAATGCAAGAAGACCCAAATATCATTGTCTATCCCTTAACTCTTCATGAAGAATCCTATTATCCTCAAACTTATAATCCAGTCCAAGCTGGTAGAGGTCCTGGAGATAATCATGGGTACTATCGAAGCCGAGTAAAGGTATTCAAAAAGGTAAAACAGCTTTTGAAAGTACCTGCTTGGAAAACCCTTACTAACTTATATGATAGAACTGGAGGAGTAGGTAATAGAGAAAGAGCAATGAGGATAAATGCTAATGGAGGTTTAAAGATAACCGAGAAAAAGCTGGTCTGCCAAATGCAAGTAGTAGGAAGACCTTCATTAAAAACCTCCATGGTACTTCAGCTTTTGAACGTTGGTAAAAGGTGGTCAGGGTATTGGTATATAAAGAAATGTACTCATAGAATGGATGCTGGTACAGGATATATTACTGACTTAGAATTAGTTAGGAATAATGGAACCGCTGGTTTTCAAGTGGCTGCAGGTAATATTAATACTCAAGATGTGGTATCTAATAATGCCAGAAGTCAAGGAACTACTGATGTAGGTAAAAATAAAGCTGGAGATGCTCATTCTTCTGATTTTACCATAAATGCTACTAAGGCAGAATATGAAGCCTTCAAAGCCTTGGATGGTAATACCGAAGAACAAAGAAAGTTTGTTCAAGATATGGTTATCTATAGGGAACAGAATGCTAATACTCCTACCAAAGGTAATGATGGCATCATAGAAGTAGAAAGAACTGTATACCAATCTACAGGTAAAGATGGAGAAGACGTAGTTACCATTACTAATGTTAAACGTAAAAAGGTAGAAGCTACCAAAGATGTATATCGAAAGTATAATTTCAATATAGATTACATTATTAAACAGATGAACCAAGACTTTTCTAAAACCGAATGATATGGCTTATGAATCAGCAAAAACAATAACTGAACAAGGATTAGAATCCTTGGGAAGATACTATTCAGTGTACAGGGCCATGGTAGTTAATAACACAGACCCAGATCATATGAATCGTATAAAAGTGGCTATACCAGAGGTAATGGGAGGAATAGTACTCTGGGCTTATTCAAAGGGTCAACATGGATCTACTGGGTCTGGTTTTAAAATGATGGCTCCTAAGAATGGTGATATAGTATATATTACCTTTGAATATGGAGATCCTAGTAAACCTCTATGGGAATATCATGGTTGGGCTCAAAACCAAATACCCGATATCCTGGATGATCCTGATACTATGGGTATAGTTACACCTAATGGGAATAGAATCTGGTTAAATGATAAAGATGGATCACTCAAGATGTACTTATATGGGTCTGCTACTATCTATGCTGAAGGCCCAGTAAGTATAAATTCTAAAGCTCAAGCCTATGTGAATGCCTCAAAGGTTATAGTGAACCAAGGTAATAATGATGGTATAATCAATATCAATGAATTAACCCAGAAACTAAACCAATTAGTTTCAGAGATAGAATCATTAAAAGCTCAATATAATTCTCATACCCACTCTGGTATTCAATCGGGACCTGCAGTTAGTGGACCTGTTATTACTCCAGTCACGAAACCATTTTCTACTTTTAATAAAACAGATTATGAGGATTCTAAATTTGTACATTAATGGCAAATAACTTATACACTAATATTATCGGTATTGGTCCTTTGTTTCCAATACGGATTACTGAGAATGAAAAGGGAGAGAAAGGTTGGTATCCAGTAAATGGAGATATTGAACTTGTTCATAATAACCTATCTGCTCTCCTTTGGTATGATATAGGTCAAAGATTCAGGCAAGAAGATTTTGGTACTAGGCTATGGGAATGTATAGAAGAACCTAATACTCAGGCTTTAGCTTTCTTGGTAAAGGATTTCTTAAAGAAAGCTATCTCTACCTATGAAACTAGGATTACTTTTAAAAGTCTGAATATGAGGTTAGAGGGTACCAAACTTTTCATTGAGATGAATTATGTAATTAATCAAACTGGTAGCCAACAGGTATTGGGTATTAGTTATGATAGGTCTGAAAATATTTTAAAACCTTACTAATATGATAACGAATAAATGGCTAAACCCTTATCAGAGATCCTTTCAACAGATTAAAGCTAAGCTGATCGAATCTCTTACTACTATCAAGGATAAGAATGGTCAGATTCTTATCACGGATTATTCCGAGGGTAATATTCTGATAATTATCCTGTCTTTGTTTGCAGCTATTGCTGAAGTACTTCATTATTACATTGATAACGTGGGTAGGGAATCTTTCTTATCTACGGCTCGGCGTTATGATAGTGTAGTAAAGCATGGCTTATTGGTAGACTATCACCCAAGAGGAGCAGTAGCTGCTTCAGTAGATGTAATCCTAACTCGTGATCTTACAGGTAGTAATATTGCTTCTAGGTTGACTATCCCAAAAGAAACTCTCTTTACAGATGTTAATGGTAACTCCTGGCTTTCTGCTAGAGACGTAACTTGGTATGCTAATGTTACTACTTGTAAAATACCTCTGATTCAACATGAGAAATATAATCAGTCTGGATTGTCGGGATTAGTAATACCTTCCGAAGGTAGACCCGAAATCACAATAGGTAAATTACCTGATGGTAAATATTATGAGCATGGTACAATGCAATTATCCATTGATGGAACTACTTGGACTTTAGTAGATACCTTTGCTTATTCTAAACCTTCAGATAAACATTTTATGGTAACTGTCAATGCTAGCCAAGTTGCCGTAATAGTATTTGGAGATGGTACCTTTGGTTCTATACCTTCTGCAGGTCAAAAGGTAACATCAGCAAGCTTCTATATCACCACGGGTATTCAAGGTAATGTACCAGCTGGTTCTATTGTACAAACTCCCGCCATAGTAAAAGCTTCTATATCTGAGGCTACCACTAGTAATCAATATGCTGCAGGAGGAGGTTCTAGTTATGAGAACTTTGGTATGTTAAAAGAACATATACCCTTGAGTGTTAAAACTCTTGGAGTAGCTGTAAGCAAACAGGACTTCGTAGATTTAGCTATGCTAATAGATGGAGTAAATAAAGCTGCCGTAGATTATGAATGTGGAAGAAAGCTTACAGTATATATCAGTGCTGATAATGGGGGAGTAGCTGATTCTGCTATGATAAACAAGGTTTATACCCAACTATCACAGAGAGCCCCCTTAACTACTTGGCTTCAAGTTAAATCTGCAGGATTAGTAGATATAACCTTAGAGATAGAAGTAACCGGTAAGAAATCTTATAAGACCAACGAAATCCAAGCTCAAGTTCTGAATGCCTTATACAATGCTTATTCTATTGAGAACTCCGAGATTGGGGGCAAAGTAAGAATCTCAGATATTTATGCTTTGATTGATAACCTATCTACGGTAGATTACTTACATATCAAGAAATTCTATATTAAACCTTGGCCTGTTACCATATATGGTAACAAGGAATTACTTCTTGGTCAGTTTAAATTAGAGAAAGCTAATGGGTCCATGACCTATTTTATAAACTTTACTGGAAGCAATTCATACACTGTAAAAGCTTCAAGTGGAGGATTCCAAACTACTGGCTCTGTAGGTAGTACTATAAACATCACTGATAAAAATAATGGTATCACTTTCTCTTTGGACATACAAGCAAATGGCTATCAACAGGGATATCGTTATTCTATTACTATCTCAGAACCTAATATGGATTATGAAGATCCTGGATATAACTTACCTGTATTCCAGAAATCTTCTCAATTAACTTTAACTGTTCACGAAACTGTTTAATATGATAGACCTTAAGAAACTTATAGATTTCCTACCTTTTGAATATAAAGACCAAGACACTTATAAGGTAGATGGAAAGGGTATCTTAGAAAGGTTCCTAGAAATTTGTGGAAGTTATTTTCAAGATAATATATCCGCAGATATTGAGAGTTTACTAGGAATAACTGACTTTGATACCTGCCCAGAGATTTATTTGAATTACCTTTGGGAAAGCTTTGGGCAATTACCTTTTGCAAGGTGGAATAATATTGATGAAGGGGCTTTTAAAACTTATTATAATGGTCTGTTAAGTGAAGCTGAATTAAATAGCCTTAAGTCTAAATGGATTTTACCTAAGAAAGGGGCTTTAGCTTTAACTACTAAACAGATAAGAGATTTACTCAAGTATTCTATATCTCTGATAAAGATACGAGGTACTTCTCAGTTCTTTGAAATATTATTCCGAATGTATGGGTTAAACTGTACCATTGATGACCCCGCTAAATCAGGTTATGATGGTTGGTTAAAAACACATCCTTACTTTGACCAAGATCAGTATTATGATAAATCTAACTTTGATAACATTTACGGTTGTAGTCAATGTATCAATGTAACCTTCCATATAACTGGACATGGCTATTCAAATAACTCGGGAGAATTTATAGAGTTCAGAAAAGCTATAGAAAATATAATCGATAGATTTAAGCCTTATCATGTAGGAGCTACTATTGATTATGGTTTTAATATAAATGATAATTATCTGATAACAGCCGATTTTGTAGACCCAAATATAAACACTATTCAGCCTGGGTATATAACCTCTGTACCTATTAAGGTTACAGTCTCTAGTAATTATCAAAATGCCAACTTAAGGTATCAGGTATCTGGAGATGGTAATACTTGGGGTTACAAGAAATATGAAAATGGCACTATTTTTAATGCCACTATAGGTAATCAGACTTATTATTTTAGAAGTGTGGGAGACCCGACTAAAGTTACCCAAGTTCATGTAAAATTAAAGGAAGTAGTCAAATCCTATAATATATCGGTTAATCCAACTACACTGCATATTACACCAACTAATAAGGAGGTATCGGCTACAGTTACAGCTACTCTTTATCAAGAAGGTAAACAGACTCCAGTTAATATACAATTGGTTGGGGAAACTGAAGTTAAGCCTTCTGGTTCAACTTATAAATTTAAAGAGCCAGGTACTTATGAATTCCAGATTGTAGAATACCCAGTAAAAAGAGTTTCACTGGTTGTTACTAGAGAACCTAATAAATACAAGGTTAAATGTACTCCAGAAGAATTCAAGCTATCAAGTAATGTAACTAGTTTAGCTAAAACCATACTAACTATAGAAGATGATTATGATGAGGAAGGTTTGGAATGTTACTTGATTGGTAAAGATGATACTAGGTATAAATCTGGGGATACTTTCCAAACATTTGGTACTGGAGTTTATAAGTTTGCTTGTACTAAGGATAATTTAGAGAACTTTGATGGTATAGGAATATTTACCGTATATACCCGTATCTCTAAATTCACTTATCATTTATCTAAAGAATATCAAACTTTATCTTTAGAGATGGAAAGTGGATCTGTAAATCAAGAACTTTACTTATCAGTAACTCCCTTTGATGATCCCGATAATCTTATAGATTATGGAGTTAGTATTTATTGTGATAATAATAAGTTAACCGATATTACCTTGAATAAATCTGGTAAGGGTAAAGCTAGTGCTACTTATTCATGCAATAAACCGGGAAGTTATAAAGCTGTATGTAAGGGAGATCCTTTAGTTTATACTACTTGGTCAGTATATAGTTATACCAAACCAGAAGATCCCTATATTTATATCGAAGCAGTAAATCCTTCAGATCCTAATTGGATATCTCCAAAGGATTGGGCTAATACTCTAAATAACCAGAAGGTAAATGTATCATATCAACTTGCTGAAGGTAAGTCGGTTACTATCCGAGTAATGCCTTTCGAAATAGAGGAATATGATTCAGTATTACTTATGGAAACCGGAGCAGAGTATAAATTCGAAGAAGTTATTACTTTAGATAAAGCGGGTACCTATACCTTTGTTGGTAAGGGTAATAAAGACAAGAAGGCTACATTAGTAATCAAAGACTATAATCTTGAAGTTAAGATAAGTTGTAGTCCTGAAAGAGCTACTCTAAGTGGGCAAGGAGAAGGAGAAGTATATACCACTGTGGTATGTTCTTCTAATCATAAGGATTTTATAACTGATGTAAGATTAGTGGGTCAAGCCGATTCACATCCAGTACCTTATGAATTTAGAACTTCTAATCCTGGTACTTATATATTTGAAGCTGTTAACAAAACCGATGTAAGGTGTACATTTGAAGTTACTTTAGCTTTTGATGTACAACCAAATGAATTGGTTTGGAACTCTGATGATATTAGCAGTAAAACTTTCGAAATAGATATACCCGAAAATACAGCATGGAGAATAACCCCGAAACCTCAGGAATAAATCAATATTACGACATGTATACTGAAACATCCACTACATCTATAGTATCTAAAGGATTTACGATAGCTTTTGCTACAGAGTGTCTTCAATTGTTATATGACCTTCGATGGATGATCCTATTAGCATTCATATTGATAATTGCCGACTTCTGGTTTGGAATGAATGCTAGTAAGTTAAAGGGCATACCCATTAGAAAATCCAGAGCTGGAAGAAGAACTTTTAATAAGATAATAGATTATATATGTTACTTATTAATGGGAGCAGTTCTTGGTAAGGCTATTGGAGAACCATATGGGTTAGATCCCCTAGTAGTATCTATAACCGTATTGGTAGTATGTTATGGATTCGAAGTGGATTCTATTTATGGTCATATATGTACATTACACGGAGTAGAAAAGAGATACAGTATCTGGAAGATACTTTGGTCTATAGTAACCTTGAAGTTCAATAACTTATCTGAAGCTTTCAAGGATATGTCAGAACAATCTAGGAATTATAAACAATCTAAAAACAATAGTAACAATGAAAACGTACTTTAAATATGAGGGTTTGATTAAATCTAAGGAGGCAGCAGAAGCAATTGCTGCCCCTGTTGCTCTTGGCCCATTCTGTGGATTCGGCTCAGTTAAGGTATCTGGTAATAAGCTATCAGTTCAAGCTAAAGCAGAAAATGGTAAGGTATTCAAGAATGATGTAGCAGATAGAATTACTGCTAGATATATGGTAAAGAATTCTGAAGATGGAGAATCACCTCAGATAAACTTCGGATGTATTTCTAGGGATGGTTATATATTCATCTCTGATGATGAAGAGATAGTAGTAGATAATATCCAAGGTGCTCAAGGGGCTAATTCAGATATCTTCTTATTCGCAGTTCATCAAGAAGTATCAGAACCAATTGAAAACCCTATTACTTTCGTAGCATATTGGTCTTCATCTTATGAAAGCTTATATACTCTGTATAAACAATCACAGAATCCTTACTATCCCTTAGCAGAAGACAAAATCTCTTGGGATATAGTAAAGAATAATCCTGCTTCACATGAGAAATTAAATTATACCTATCTTAATTCTCAGGTAGAAGGTGCTTGTGAACCCTACAGAAATAGTAAGAATACCATGGTACTGATTGGAGTATATGGTTCTGGTACTGATGCTAATACGAAGGAGTCAGAAAACTATGCAATCATCCCTTATGGAGGTTGTTTCCCTCAACCACTACCCTTTAACTCAGCCTACAATGGGATCATGACCCATTCTATTCAAAGAGTAGAACATGTACTGGAAGGATTCGGAGGTAAAGATGACCAGACTAATGGTATAACTAATCTACAAGAATATCTTACTAATCTGAAGAATGAGATTATAGAAATGATTAAAAACTCGGCTTCTTCAGTTCCCACTGGATTAATCGCTATGTTTTCAGGTACTACTCCTCCAGATGGTTGGGCATTCTGTGATGGTATGTCTGGTAGACCTAATCTATTGGGTAGATTTGTAGTAGGGTATGATCCAAGTAATCAGGATTATAATACCATTGGTAACATGGGAGGAGAAGCCTTAGTAACTCTTACTCTAGACCAAATACCTCCTCATAGTCATAAGATTACGTTTAAAGAAGAAAAATGGGGAGATAATGCAAACAACCAACCATTCCCTAATCATACTAGGCCTGACTCAAGTTATTCTGCTGATACCCAAGTAACTGGTGGAGGTAGCCCTCATGAGAATAGACCTCCTTATTTCGTACTAGCTTATATCATTAAACTATAAACCTATATAAACTTTTAAAATTATTAGGGCTTTATTTTATAGAACAGCTAATCGCTTTCGTCCAACACACAAGTGGAATTCTTATTGGGAAATAAGTTACACTGGAAAGGGAACCTCATGCACTGGGTTCCCTTTTTTATGTTAGTAATGTAAGTCTTCTTTAGCTTTCTCTTCCCAATATCTTATATCTTCTTTAAGTTCTGAGATATATCTTACCGAAGATTTAGTTCTAGGCATATCAAAAAACTCTACTAATAAAATGTTAGTGATACGAGAACCATCCTTGATTCTCTCTTTAATATAGGGAGGAGGACTAAGCAATATCTCGAAGATCAAATAAGCATCAGGAGATAGGTTCTTCTTCATATATTTATATAACATATCAAGCATTTCTCCTTTAGCTTTCTCTTCTTCTGTATCATCTTCTAGTTCTTTATCATTATCGAATAAATCTTCTAATTGGTAAAGATTCTGATGATATTCTGCTCCCTCTCCATAAGCAGTTCTTAATAAATGATTCTTAAAGGTACTGAGAGAAGCTAGTATCCTTGCTTTTAAATGTTCTTCTTCACAAGTACCGTAATATTTATTAAAGACAAATAACATCTTATCCCAGAAATAAGAACTTATGATATCTGGTGTAACATTAAACCTCCTATTATCAATTTGCTTAGTAAGACGTCTGATAACTGGTTTACAGATTTTATACATCCTATCAAAAGTTTCCTTATCATAATTTTCTTGCATAGGCTTCAACCTATGTATCTCTGATCCGTTGTTGCCATTTTCCTTTATCTTCATAAGTCTATGTTTTAAAATGATATGCAAATATAAGTATAATAAATCAAATATAAAATAATATATTAATAAAGTTCACCTAGAAGCTGAGGATTAGTGAGTACTAGGATGAGAGTCTATATGTACAACTCTAACCGAGACTATAGAAATCTATATGATTATACTTAATTATATTGCAATATGAAAAAAGATAATACCAAGTTTGAATTTGACACCAGCTTTCAATTAGAAATCCTAAGGTATCTCTTAAAGGATAAAGAGGGAGGTCTAATAATCAAAAAGATTAAACCAAGTTACCTAGTTCTGATTGAGCATTCTTTAATTGCCGAGGGCATATTTAAGTTCTTCAAAAAGAAAAACAAGATGCCTTCTAAGAATATCCTTAAAGAAGTTATAAAAGAATTGCTTGAATCTAAAAATTACGTTGACCTGGTTACTAAGGATGATATACCCAATATCCATAAAATAATCGATGACCTATATTCAAATCCCTTGAATGATCCTGAATACATTCGAGAAAAGATATATCAATTCTCTACCTATGTAGAGATGAAGAACTTGAATGATTCTTTTGATTTGGATAACTTCGAACAATACGAAACCTATTCAAGGAAAATAGAAAAGATACTTCAAAACTCAAAACCTAAGAAAGATGATGAACCTATCTTTATGATAAGGGATATTACAGAAAGACAATTCAAACGTCAAGCAGAACCATCTGTAATACCTTGTCCATTTAGACAACTTAATGATATTACCAATGCTGGAGGTTACCCAGAACATTCAGTAAATGTTATTCTCGATAAACCCAAAGCTAAGAAAACTTTCTTCATGGTAAACTTGGCAAGAGGGTATTTAAGAATGAAGAAATCAGTTTTATATGTAGATACTGAAAATGGTAAAGAACAAATCATGGACCGATTTATTCAATCCTCTATCAATAAAACTAAGAAGGAATTATATTCAGGTGAATATGATAAACTCGAAGCTAAACATCTTCGTAAACTTGCAAGATTTGGAGTTGAACTAGTAGTTGAAAGAGTTCCTGCAATGATTACAGATTGCAATTATATAAGGGAACTTATAATCAAGTTAAGAAACCAGGGTATTAATATTAAAGTACTAATGGTGGATTATGCAGGAAAGCTTGCTTCAATTGCCAGAGATAAAGAGGATTTCGACCGTATATCGAATGTATATATCGATATTCAGAACCTAGCAGAAGAGATGGACTTAGATATTGTATGGACTGCTCATCATATTACCAGAGAGGGTAAGAAACATAGGACTACTAGATATGATGAAAATGATATCTCGGGTTCTATTGCAATTGTTCGTAATGCTCATACAATAGTTGGTCTTAACTCTACTGAACAAGAAGAAAAAGATGATATACTTCGTTGTGAATTAGTAGTACAAAGAGATGGTTTACCTAGTGGTAGAGCATTATTTAAATGTGATGTTGAAAGGCAAAGATGTGTAGAGTTTACTAAAGAACAACGTAAACAGTACGATGAAATATATGGTGAGAAGCTCGAGGAATCTCTCAAGAAGAAAGGGAATCCCGATGCTAATGAAGAGAAGCGAGCTAAAACCAGTGGAGATATATAAACCTAAAATATAAGATTATGATTAAGAGATTAGAAGGAATCCAAAAAGGTCAGAAGGTTTACTTAGTACCTTCAGATTCAAGATGTACCCCACAATATGCCGAAGTATATTCAGTGGATCCCAAGTATATAAAACTTACTGGAGTTAATATAAGTTTAAGGGAGTTCTTCTCTGAAGATGGAAGATCTGCTAAATGGGGAGGATGGGAACTTTTCCTTTCAAAGGAATCATATGAAGAACATAAAGAGTTACTTTCACTTAGGTCACAGGTAGTTACTTTATTTGAGCAAATGGTACTGAAATGCGAAGACCTAGATAAATTACGTAGGCTAAAGAAAAGATATGCCGAATATGATGACCCATTACCCTTTTAACCATGAGTAAAATCACTAATGAATTTAAAACCAAGCTCTACAATTATTTTATTAAGAGCTTGGGCGCTTACAAATATAAACATGGTTGGATGAAATTACCCGTATGCCCCTTCTGTCATAGGGAACATAAGATGGGAATTAATCTTTCTATGTACCGTACTAATTGTTTTAGATGCAATTATCATATGAATCCTGCTCAACTAGTAATGGATGTTGAAGGATTTGATACTTATGCCGAACTTTTAAAATTTCTAGATAATGGAAACTTTACAGACAAAGCTTTCTCAGAAGAGAAGATTGAATTATCTGATGCTAAGCCCGTCTATCTTCCAGATGGGTTTAAACTCATTAATCAAGGAACATCACAAGTTGCAAGAAGCATTAGAAGTTACATGTCGAGCCGTGGGTTCACTATCGAAGAATTATCAAAACACGGTATCGGATATGTTGCCACTGAAGGGCCTTTTTTTGGGTACCTCATCATACCATATTATTATAAGGGCACGCTCAGGTATTACAATGCGAGAAATGTTATTGGACAGGGCCCAAGATACAATAATCCAAATAAAGATATTACAGGACTTGGAAAGGAATTTATTATCTTCAATCAAGATGCCCTCGACATGTATAGTTCGATATTTATCTGTGAAGGAGCAATCAATGCACTTACTATGGGAGACAGGGCTATTGCCACCATGGGTAAGGCAATCAGTGCTTACCAAGTTAACCAGCTTATCAAATCTCCAGTTAATAGATTTATATTACTCCTGGACCCTGATGCCATCAAATATTCAATCAACCTGGCTTTCAAATTGGTCGCTTATAAAAAGGTCAAGGTTATACAATTGCCTGAAAATAAAGATTGTAACGATCTAAAAAGACCAGCTGTTATGAAACTGGTATATCAAACAAGATATCAATCTTATAATGATTTAGTAAAATTAAAAAATAGCCTATGAAAGAGAATATTCCAGGATACCCAGGATATCATGTTACACGAGATGGTAAGGTGTATAGTTGTTTAATTCAGGGTGGCTCTTCTAAAAGGGGGACCTTGGAAGTTAAGATATACCGCTATTACTAAAACTGGTCATGAGCAAATAAGATTAAGAACTCCTACTGGTTTTCGTAGTAAGGGAGTTCATCGATTAGTAGCTTTAGCCTATATACCTAATCCTAATAGTTATCCTATAGTAAGACATCTAGATCTAGATGATATAGGTACCCATAATACTGTAAATAATCTTAGATGGGGTACTCAAAAAGATAATGTGAATGATTCCATTATTAATGGTAAACATAGTATGCCACCCTATGGTTCAGGTTTAAATAGCCCAAGATCATTACTAAGTAATAATCCTAGAAAACAAAGGAGAATACATAGATTATTTTCTTTAGGTTATACCTATAAAGAGATTGGTAGAAAAGTTAGATTATCACCTAAAGTAGTATCTAGATTTATCAGACTCAGAAACTCCTTGGATTGAGGATTTCCTATTATAATCTATATAACTTAAAATAAGAAAGTATGAAACAATTATTAGAAGCTATAAGAGCCAAATATTTATGCCTTCATGATTGGGAGGTAATATATAGAGTTGAATATATTGATGGTTGGAAAATCCTATTAAAATGTAAGAAGTGCGGTAAACTTAGAAAAAAGAGAGTATGAGAGACCCATCTATTCATATAACTAAGCATCAATTCGAAAAAATCCTATCTCAGTTAGAGGTATATAATTTTCCGATTGATGCTTTCTTTGTTATTGCTCGTAAGGAAGCAATAAATACTAGAGTTGTAGTTGTTACAAACAATAAGACAACTAAGAAAGTTTCTAACATTTTACTAGCATCTAAGGGAGATGCTGCTTTAGTTGCTGATATTATATATGCAACTCGTATAAAACTAAATCATAGAGGAGTTAGAAAAATAAGAGAAACAGAACCAAGAAATTGGGCAGTATGTAAAAAGATAGCAGAGCTATGTAATCAATTCTGTGAAGATTTCCAATTAGATACCCGGGAAGGTTTTATCAAATACATCGAACTTGGTATCAAGAAAATGGATGGTAATTACAATAATCTTTTAAACAGGTTATCGGTTATGTCAGAAAAGATATCAGATTTATATTCTGCTACTTTGGAAATGGAAGAGGATTCTGGTAATGCTAAAGCTATACATGATTACTTTATAAAGAGAGTAGCTGATGTTACTGGCATATATGAATCATTCGTTAATCAGCCAGATAAATATATACACTTTGTAAGGTTAGATAAATTTCTATCAGAGAAAGGGTGGGACCCAATTCAATTCATAGATGCTCAATTTGAATCCCTTGCTTGGTGTAATGGTTTACCTGAACCAAGTCAGATGTATAATGACAAGGCTATAGAAAGGTATAATAAATACTTATTTAAACATAAAAATCAATCCTCATCGGAGGCTCCTAAAATAGAAGGAAGTCTCTGGTCAAAAATTAATCAATCATGAAAGCTTTTAAAAATCGTTTAGAAGAGATGGCAGAAGCCACTGTAAATGCTTTGGATTATTCCGATAGCAAAGTAGAATACCCAGATATTTCTATGGTTCAGAAATGGCCTAAGGAAATAATCTTGCCCTTGTATGATTTATACAAGAATACTAGGTATTCAGAATTAACTTCAATTCTTATGTATACTCAGCATCAGGCTAGGTTTGAAGAAATAGGAGAATTGATGCTTGGTATCGGATTAGTAGAGATGGTACATTATGATAAACTGGGAGACTTCTTATTAAAGGCTTCCGATGTAATGGATACCGATATACCAGGAAATAATCAGTTAACTGTACATCCCCTAATAGATCTTGGTACTTCAGCAGAATCTGCTTTAAGATTATCATTACAAGCAGAAAAAGAAACTCTAGAAGAATATTATAAAGTATTCGATTCTCTGAATAAAAAAGAAGAATATATAAAGAGAAGTGATTATATTCCAGTTACCTATCTTATCCAGAAATTCATTGCTGATGAAGAATATCACATTTCTCTTTTAAAGAAAGCTCTGAAAGAATACGAGGATTCCGATGACGAGCCTAAGAAATGTAAATCAGTAACAGTAATCATATGAAAATCATAATTCGTAATTGTAACGTTGCAGAATTAGATATACCTCTAAAATATGCAACTAAGTTATATAACGAATTTGCTATCAGACACCCCAATGCCTTTTACCTCCGTACTAGGCAACGGGGTATGCAAAACTGGGATGGCAAAATAAAGTATATAACCAAGACTGGTCAATTTAAGATAGGCTTACTTCCTTCAGTATATAAAAGATGTATTGAACTTGGAATTAAGCCTATCATAGTAGATATGAGACAACCTTTACCTAAAGTCAGTAAAGTTGTAACTCAGATAGGTAAGTATAAATTAAGACCCGAACAAGAGAAAGCTGTTAAGGCAATCTTATCTAATAAACTAGGTGAAACACCTTTTCAGATTGGGGTATTAGATTATACAGTAAATGCAGGTAAAACTCTGATTATGTCTGCTTTATATTTATCCTATAAGAAGCAGTTAAAGACTTTGCTTATAACTAATGACTCAGATTGGTTAAATCAAGCTAGAGATGAATTTAAGCAATATCTACCGGGAGAAGATATTACCTTTGTTCAAGGTAAAGTTTTAAACTGGAGTAATTTTACCATCGGTATGGTTCAATCTATTTCTCGGAATATGAAATATTATCAGAATGAACTTGCTAAGATTGATATGGTATTAATCGATGAAGCTGACCAAGGAGGTAGTAAGCAATATCAGAATGTGATCACTAGGTTATTTAATACCCGAGTTAGAATCGGATTATCTGGTACCATTTATATGAGTAAGCTTGCCAAGGATAAAGTTAAGAATATGAATTTACGTTGTTTCTTTGGCGATGTAATAGCAGAGTTTAAACTTAAGGACTCGATTAAGAAAGGGTATTCAACAAAGACAATTGTAAAAACAGTAGAAGGTAAACCTTGGTTTGGTAATTGGGAATCAGATTGTATGTCCTATAATGAAATATATGATGATTCCATTACCAATAATAAGATTGCCTGGACCATGGCATTAGATAGGTTGAAATGGAACCTTAATCAAGGTAGATATCCTGCTCTCGTAGTATGTAAGCATATTGCACATTGTGAAAATCTATATAAATTCTTTAAAGAAAGACTAGATAATACCCATAATATTGCTTATGTGCATGTTAATACTCCTACTAAATTAAGACAACAGATAATGAAGGATTTTAGGGAGGGTAAAATAGATATCCTTGTATCAACTACAATTATTGCTCGAGGTAAAAACTTTCCTAAGCTCAGATATCTGTTGAATACTGCCAGTATGGATTCTCAAGAAAAATCAATTCAGTTCTTAGGACGATTGGTAAGAAAGGATGAATCCAAATCCAAAGTTTACCTAGATGATTTACATTATCCTGGGAATTATTTAAGTAGGCATGGGAATCATAGAAGAAAGTATTATCAAGATCAAGGACTTAAAGTTATCCGGTTAAGTAAGCTCTGGGATAAGTACCCTAGACATAAGCCTTTTCAAGGATAATAATTTCTGACTATGAGTATATACTTTTTCTCCGTAGGAGGAAAGGTATATTACATGTTACGTTAAGAGGCATTAACCATTAATAATCATAAACAATGAAGATTCTACAAAAAATCAAATCATTATTCAATTGTTCTGTAATACCTCCAGAACATATATTCAATGGCATAGGAATAGAATATATAACTCCTATCAAAAAATCCAGGGATAAGCCTGATGAAGTTCGATATTATTTTATGATTCATTTTCAATCTGGGTTAGTAATCAAAGTTCAGATATATACTTCTGAAATAGAAGTACCACCCATTCTTCTGTCTATCAGGGAACTATTTATAAATGGTATAGGACATTCATATATTACTCTGTATCAAAATGAGATGATGGATGTTCAAATCATAAGAAATCATAAGATATTATCATAAAGAATTTTAAATTGGGAATTATGGCAAAGAAGAAACAAACTTTACCTGATATCAAGAATCAGGATCCCTTAGAACCTATTAATATTGCAGAACTGGGTTCTAATTCAGACCCTTGTTTTGGTATTGGATATGACTTATCAACTAAAGAATGTAAACTATGCGGAGACTCAGAATTATGTGCATTCAAGATGTCACAGAATATGAATATCACAAGGAAAGAGCTAGAACAGAAGAATCAATACAAGGATTTGGATGTATTAGAAGACACGGTTGGTATCAAGAAATACATCCGAGGCTTGATTCGGAAAGGGAAAGAAAGAAAAGAAATTATTACCAAAACCATTGAGAAATTCGAAGTACCAAGAAAACGTATTAGAGAACTTTATAAGGAATGCAAAAAATAGAAATGATATGGGCTATGTTCAAGGTATATCTTAACAACCCAAATTACTATGTGAAACAAGAGGATATACTTGCTAATGTATGTGGCAATGGAAGCAGGGATGTAAGAAAGATAATGAACTCTCTTGGTATTCACAAGGGAGATCCCTCAAAATTAACTTATGGCCAACTTTTAAAACAATGCAATATAATATGAACAGATTAAGATTTATCAAAGTAAGAGACGTAAAATCTCCATCAAGGGGAAACGAAGGAGATGCAGGTTTAGATTTCTATATCCCTGAAGACTTAACTCTACAGGATTTAGTAAAAGCTAATCCACAGTTAATATTCCATTGTGAAATACCTGAACCTGGTAAAGTAACACTTGAATATAATTCAAATAACCAGGTACAAGTAATTTACATTTCTCCATTTACCAGAATACTTATCCCATCGGGTATCAAAGGTTTATTAGAACCAAGAGATTCTATGCTGATGGCAGCAAACAAATCTGGTATATCAACTAAGCAGGGACTTATATATACTGCTGAGATAGTGGATTCTCCATATACCGGAGAAATTCATATAGGTGTATATAATACTTCTCATGAGATTCAAGTAATAGAAGCTGGAACCAAGTTAGTACAGTTTATTCATGTACCCCTTTATCTTACAGAACCAGAAGAAGTAACTAATGAAGAATTCTACAATGATGCTTTAACTTGGGGAACAAGGGGTAATAAAGGATTCGGATCAACTGATTAATAATCATAATATATGGCAACTTTAGATGAACTAGCGAATAGAATATCGGTATTAGAGAATCGATATTCAACTTTAAACAGTGTAGTGAACGGGCATGCTACCGAGATACATAATCTTGATACTAGATTAGATACTGCAGAATCTAAACTAAATAATCATGAGGAACGGATTAAAACTCTAGAAGTTAAAGTAGAAGATCACGAAAGGAGACTTCAACTGATAGAGAACTCTCATATAAAGTATACCGTATCAAGAAAGGTAAAATATCCCAAGAAAGCAGACCAGGGATTCTATCTGTATCTTCCTGAAGATCTTACGATTGATATTCTCATGGAATACAATAACGGAGTAATCAAACAGAAATGGAACTGGTTGAATAGAATCTTCAATCCTCAGGGATTCGGTAAAGTATCTTTCGACTTAGATAGAAACAGTGAGGGTCATATTAAAACTATCGTTCTTGGTCAGAACACCAGGTTATTAATCCCAACCGGTATTCATATTGAAGAATTCACTCCAGTTAAGTCTGTACTGAAAGCTGCAAATGAAGAAACTAATTCTATCAACAGTGGTTTAGTATACGGTATAGAAGTACTTGGTCAAGTTCCAGGAGATGAAGTAGTGGTAAGTGTATTCAACCCAACTTCTGAAATCATTGGAATCGAAGCTGGAAGCGTATTGGTTCAAGTATTACATTTATTCTCTTATCATACCGTACCAGAAAAAGAATAATTACTATGGATATTTCTAATCTGAAAGAAAAAGCCCCTGAAATCAAACAGGGGCTTGAACTTGAGAATATATATGAGATTGGCTATCGTCAATTAGACTGTTATAAACCCTTAGAAAGGTTACCAGAATATCCCATGGATATTAACAGTACTAAAAATCAATCTCTTATGAAAACCCTTATATCTCAAGTAGTAGAGGAGTTAATGGAGGGTTATGAATCTACTTCTAATATAAATGATATTCTAGAAAACAAGGGATGGAATACCAATTTATATACCGACATAGAAGAGATTCAGATAATCAACAATCTACAGAATGCTAATGAAGAACAAGCAGATGCAATAGGATTCTTCTTATCAGCTCTGATATATGCTAATATATTGCCAGAGGATATCTATAGTTGGGCAAACAAAGAACTGACTAAAGGGCAAAAGGCAGTAGAAAATTTAGAAGACGTAATGGCATTCGGTATTCATATGATTTTAGAGATGGATGCCGTTAGTAGTATATTCAAAAATTTCAAGCTAATATCCGAAACAATTGAGGATAAAACTTCCGAGTATATAAAGGGATTCAAGGAAATGAGTCCAAATTTGCATACCGATGAGAAAAATATTTTGTTTCAGATAGTGTATGTTTTGAATCTTGCTAGAAATACTCTTAAGAATCGTACATGGAAACAGTCACCAGTAATAACTAAAGAACTAGAATTCCAGGATAGGCTGGTAGAGGCATTCTATTATTATATGGGATTCCTATCAATAATGGGATTTACTCCATTGGGTATATACGAGCTGTATTTCAAGAAAGAACGGTTGAATGAATGGAGAATCACTACACAATATTAATGAAAGGAGGTATTTGTGTCAGGTTGGAATAAACAATTAAATGGCTTAGAGCTTAATACAGAAGAGCAAATCCATTCATTAGAATTTGCTACTTCACAAGAAGCATGGGAAAAGTTAAATGAAGGATTTCTAAGACTAGAACCATCTTTATTTGCAAAAGGTGCTACCGCAAACAGTGGAGTAGCTGTGGTATATAACGTATTTATAAAAATACGTAAAGCTTGGGTAGACCCAGATTTTGATTATGGTAGATGTTTCAATTATAAAGAGACTAAGTGGACAAGCTTACTGAACAATTACATTGATTTCAATAAGCTTGATTTATTGCGTAGTAAGCTGAGAGTACTAAAAACCAAGTATAATCAGAATTACAACGTTACTTATATGTTTAATAATCATCATGATAACGGTAAACAATGTTTAATTGCTGCTACATTCTCCAAACGATTTGGGGAAGACATACCTGTTATTACAATGGTAATCAGGGCATCCGAGATAACAAAAAGGTTAATCTTCGACTTCTTACTAATACAACGAATGGCGGAATATGTGTACGGACCAGAACAATCAGTACAAATCAATTTATTTGCCACTCAAATGTATGGGAATGTAGAAACACTTCTGATGTATCATACTCATAAACCTTTGAAGAAGGTATTAAAGGGAACTGATAAGGAAAATTCTTGGATAAAGAGGTTGAATGAGGTATTTGATAAATTTCAAAACGGTAAAGAGAAAGATTTCTCTAGTTTTAAGGTATTCTTTAGAAGTTTTAAAGTGCTTCGACCAGATTTATATAAGGAAACCTATAAATCTATGAAAGCAAAGGAATTACTTCTTGAATATGAAGATATCGAATATCCCGAGAATGTAATCTCTTACTCTCAACGTAAAGCATATAAGAAGAAACTTTTAAAACAGAAGAAATGAGAATTTATAGCAGTAGTTATGAGTTAATGTCTGAAATGGGCAGAGAACTCAACAGTTATGGTCAAACTGTAAAACCAAAGACTTACCAGAATAAGAATATTGAAGGTAATGAAGATTTTGTAACTAAAGAGATCATTTGCCAACAATATTGCTTAACATCCTTGCAAGATCCAACGTGGCTATTCTTCTATTCAAGATCTAGGAAATGGGCAGATGCCGAGTTTAAAGAAAGGATTAATACTTCTGAGATAATTAACCCGGGCAAAGCTTGGGAATTAAGAAAAGATTTATGGGAACAGTTCTTGGTAAATGGTAAATTTGATTATACCTATAACGAAAGGATGGCAATTCTTCCATATACCATACAATTACTAAAATCAGATTCTGATACTCGTAAAGCGGTATTACCTATATTTAATGGTAGTAGTGAAGATGATACTCTTTATTACCATGGAAGTAAACGTATACCATGCTCAATGTATTATGATTTCCTTATCCGAGAGAATGGTAAGGGAGAAAAGGTATTACATATCTGTTATCATCAAAGAAGTTCGGATTTTGTTACTCATTTTGGTAATGATGTATACCTTGCATGGAGACTAATGGAATATGTAGCTAAAGAGGTTGGAGTAAAACCAGGTTATTTGTATCACACCATAGACTCATTACATACTTATCAAAAAGACTGGGATAAGTTAGCCAGTTCTCTAAGAGTATTTGAGGATACTATCATATAATACATGCTTTATTTCTATTTTGTTTTGCTGTCATTTTCGCAAAATGATTTAAAGTAACTCATATCAGGTTTAAGGAAGTAGGTCTGGGAAGATATACCTTCCTTATTTTATTTAAAAAACTTCTAGTATGGAAACGAAATATAAGATTATAACCAATAAACAAGAGCTAAAGAAACTTATCCAATGCTGTAAGCAAACTGGTTATGCTTCTGTAGACTTTGAAACAAATGCCGAGCCAATATATAACAAATCTTTTAAACCCACTATATTATCAGTAACTTTTCAACCAGGTTTTGGATGTTCTATACCTTTAGACCATTTCGAAACAAAGAAGTATACTTCTAGTGGTTGGAATTGGAAAAAGATGCTTCGTAAATTTGGTGAAGAGATAATCGAAAATCCTGAAGTAGTTAAAGTTGCTTGGAACTACAAGTTTGATGACCAGATATTTCAAAAGTATAATATCTATTATCGAGGAGCATGTTTGGATGGTATGCTTGCTAAATATCTCTTGAATGAAGAAAAACCCAATGATTTGAAGTCCATGGTAAGAAGGTATTTACCAGAATATGGAGATTATGAAAAGCAAGATAAATTCGATAAGATTCCATGGGATAAAAAAGAAATGGAACCTCTTTGCCACTATGGATGTCAAGATACTGATTATACTCTTAGATTAATGCTTTTCTTCGAAAAGAAGCTAATTGACTTGGGATTATATAATACTTACCGTAATTTAATCATGACTGCTTCTAGGGTATTAACTTCTGTAGAAAAGAATGGTTTATATGTAGATAGGGCATTCAACCAAGAATTGTTAGATTCCTACTTACCAAAGATAGAAGCAGCTAAGGAAGCAATATATAATTTGCCTAGAGTAAAGAAGTTTACTAAACTATATAATCAATCCAAGATTGAAAAATACATTGCTAAATTAGAGGAAGAGATAGAAAACTTAGATCCTGAAGTAGATAAGAGAAAAATACAATCTAGGGAACAAAAGATTGCTAATATAAGGGCAGGAGTTTTTACTACTAAAAAGGAATTAGAGTTAATCAGACCAGTAAGTTTAGGTAGTTCAGTAGATTTACCTCAATTAATGTATTCAGAGGAAGGATTTAATTTCGAGGTAATCAAAAAGAATGATACTGGTAATCCAAGTACAGATGAAGAAACACTCACTAATTTAAGGTTAACAGTTAAAAAACCTGATTCACCTAAAGCAGTATTCCTAGATAGTTTATTAGAGTTGAGAGGTTTAGAGAAAATGTATAAAACCTATATAGAGGGTTGGCATGAGAAAACTCAAGATGATGATAGACTACACGGAAGATTCCTTATTCAGGGAACTACATCGGGAAGATTATCTTCAGCAGAGCCCAATGCTCAGCAAATACCCAAGACATCAGTAGACCCAAATATAAAGAAACAATTGGTTGCTCCAAAAGGAACCCTTTATATTGCTAGTGACTTTAGCCAGGCAGAGTTAAGAATTATGGCTCACTTATCTGGAGATGAAACTTACTTAAATGCTTTTAATTCAGGTCAGGATCCTCATTTGGCAATTGCTGCTACTAAATATCATGTATCTTATGATGAAGCTTTAAAAATATATGAAGATGAAAACCATCCAGATCATAAGATATGGAAGGTAAGGAGAAAGCAAGCTAAACAGATTGCATTTGGACTTATTTATGGTATTGGTGCTAAATTACTAGCAGTAAAATTATCTGACCCAAAATCTGGTATCATAGTTACACCAGAAGAAGCACAAAAGGAAATGGATATATTCTTTGGTCAACATCCCAAGTTAAAAACCTTCTTAAAGAAACAAGAGAAGTTCCTTAGAAAGAATGGGTACTTAGTTTCTTTATTTGGTAGAAAACGAAGATTACCCCAAATATATTCTTCAGATAGAGGAGAAGAAGCTTATGCTTTACGATTAGCATTAAATTTCCCTTGTCAATCTGCAGCTTCTGATATGTGCTTATTTGGTAGTATTTTAATATATTACCTAATGAGACAAGGTAAATTACCTTCTACAAAATCAGTATGCTTAGTCCATGATGCTAATTATCAAATCACTAAACCAGAAAACATAAACACATGGAGTATTTATGAGATGTGGCAAATTTATCGAAACCCATTAACTAAACCCTATTTTGGTTTTCAGATAGATGATCTAGATATGGAAATGGACTTTGTTATAGGTAGGTCGATGGCAGAAGAACTACCTTTTATTCCTGGATATGATTATAGAAAAATGCTCGAACCCGATTTTTCAGTAGAAGAGTACATGGAAGAGCATAAGAAGTATAAGCATATAAAGATAAAAGATTACCCTAAAATATTCAAGAAGGAGATAAAGAAATATAAAGAGGGATATGAAAAGAAAGTACATTAGTAATATGCCCATTGAAGGATTCTCTAAATATCACATATGTAAGAATGGTCGATTATATTCTATTCATAGTGGTACTTGGAGATTGATAAAACCAGTAGCAAAGAGTACTGGGTATATATCTAATATCTGATTCTGGTAAAAGAGCTAATTTCTATCGACATAGATTAGTTGCAGAAGTTTATTTACCAAATGATAATCATACTTTAGTAGTATGTCATAAGGATAACAATCCTTTAAATAATCGAGTAAGTAATTTATATTGGGGTACTCCAAGAGATAATACTCAACAGTGTATAAGAGATGGTAGATTCCCCTTTCGTAAGAAGAAAAAAGTGGATGAAAATAAGTTGATACATCAATACCCTATTGGAATACCCAGAAAAGATATATTAGAAGAATTTCGGATATCCACTAAACTACTTTATAGTATTTTAAGAAAACATAATGTTAAACTACGAAAATCATGAAGAAAATTTTAAACGGACCCAGGGTATGGAGAGCTAAATGCCCAGTATGTGATTGTGAATTTGAATATGATGTCAGTGAAACTATAGGGGTTTATGATAAAACTACTCTGGATATTTTCAAGATAATATCATGCCCAGGTTGTAAAACCAATATAAAGCATTCAGATTCAGTATCTACCACTACAGAAACGAAAATGGAAGATACTATGACAACATAACTAATTAAAATTTTAGATTATGGAAAATGACACATTAAAGAAAGATGCTGATAAGGTAATCAATGTAACTTACATGTTATCTGGAGTATTAGAACAATCTTTTCAAGAAATGGATGACATACTGGAAAGATTACACAAAAGATTACATCATGAGGATAGGAGATTAATTACTTCTATTCGAAAGCACATTAAGTTCCTTAACTCAAATATTGAATCCCTTAGAACCCATTCTTTGGCTAAGATGGATGAAGAAACTGTAGAATGCTTTGATGATACTACTCTTAGATTTTATGTAATCTTCATGAAATTACTTGAAGTTGCGGGTATAGATTACCTTTGCGATTTACGATTATACTCTCTGTATAATCTGTTAGACAAATATCAATCCCTTACTAGTTATCCCAAATTAGATTCTAGGGCTAAGATTGCTTTCCTACAAGTTAAGAGAGATATCGAAAATGGTCAGTATTCTGCAGAAGATATGAAAAACGTTTTTAAGTTGAAAGATGAAAACCGAGATAAATAAACTTAAGGTAGTATTTGAGGGTAGAACCTTAGAAATAGATATTCAAAAGGAATTATCTATCAATGAGAACTTATTAAATTCTCAGCTAAAGGATTCTCCTTCTAGTTATTATATACTTGCTTCATTAAGAGATAAGTATATAAAACAAAGAGATGCTTTAGCAAGAGAAAAAGAGGAAGCATATTCTGCTGCATGGGTATTTATAAAAGATTCCAATGAGAGGTTCAATAATGATTACGTATCACATAAAGCTAATATAAACCCCAAATATAAATCTATTTGCAAAAGGTATCTAAAGGCTGCAGCTAAAGCTAATAAATTTATAGCTATCTGTAAAGCTTATGAGAGTAGAGAGGGCATCTTAAGAACTCTTAATGCCAATATCCGTAAGTTACAGTAGGAACTATAAAAGATTACTAACTAAATTTTATAAATATGTATAATTTACAACTTATATCAACTCTAGTAGCTAAAAAGCTTGGTAATAGTATTCCAGGTTTACCAGTAGAAAACAAAGTATTGGTATATTCTCCCAAAGAGATTAATACTACTGCTTCTGGTATCATTATTCCTGATACCGTAAAGGAGGGAGTTCCTCGTAAGGGAGTAATTATTAAATCGGGTGTAATCACAGAAGAATATCAAACCTATAAGGATCACGTAGAAATTGGTCATATTATTGAATATGGTTTGTATGCTGGTAAAGAACATCAGTTCGATAAAAACCTCTTGCCAGAAGAATTACAACCTTTTTATGATAAAGGATTATTTACTGTACTGGCTTTGAACGAAATATCTTATTCAGAACCCAATAACTTAGATTGATATGATTAAAGATAAAGACAAAAAGAAATTATCTTCTAGTGGCATGACTACTAAAGATAAAATGTTAGCCCGGAAAAAACAATTAGAATCAAAGGGTAATGGTAGTGGATTGGTATTCCCTAAAGAAGGAACCTTAAGAATGAGAATCAAATCCCCAGGCGATGATCAAGAATTGGGTATTGAATTGATTCAGTTCTATCTGAATAAAGATTTGGGAGGAGTTATTTCCCCGGCTACTTTTGATGAACCCTGCCCATTTATGGAAAAGTATCAGGAACTGAAAAACTCAAAAGACCCAGATGACCAGGAACTTGCAAAGATGCTGGTACCAAGAAGAAAATACGTAGTGGGTGGAATAGTATATTCAGATGAGAAAGGTACTAAGGTAGATTATGAGGGAAAAGATAAGGGAGTATTAATCCCAAGATCAGTATACCAGGATATTATCGACCTTTACTTGGATGAAGACGAAGCTGGAGATATGACAGACCCAAGAACTGGATACGATATAAAAATTATCCGTTCTGGTTCAGGTAAGAATGATACTACATATTCTGCTCGTGCATGTAAACCTACTAAACTTGACAAGAAGTATTCAGGTAACGTAGATTTGGAATCCATAGTAAGATCTCAGATTAAAGATTATGATGAACTGGAAGAAATTTTGGCATCATTCTTAAAAGAAGGAAGAGATTCTGATGAAGAGGATGATGAACCTAAGAAGAAAAAGAAAGGCATTCATAAGGATCACTACATGGATGATGATGAACCTAAGAAGAAAAAGAGAAAGTATAAGTCAGATATTTGATAAATTGGTTTTATAAATGGTTGGTAGAGGAGGTAATTCAAGAAATTGGTTATCTCCTTTATTTATGTTAATACATTACAGTATGGCAAAAGGAAAAGTGGGTTTAAAAGTTCCCTCTAAAAACGAATTACTAAAGAAATATGGGTCATCAATAGTACTTGCTTCTGAAACAAAAGAAACAGGTCTATGGTTACCAAGTACTTTCTTTGCATTGAATTATACCTTTGGTGGAGGAATCCCATTTGGTAAAATCCTAGAAGTAGCAGGAGAAGAATCCTCTGGTAAATCACTTATAGCTTACAACTTTGCTTATTCATGTCAACAACTTGGAGGGCATGTAATATGGGTAGATGCCGAACAATCATGGATGAATTCTTGGGCTCAAACTAATGGAGTTGACTCAGAAAGAGTTACAGTAGTTAATGATACTCGTATTGAGAATGTTGCGGATGCAGTAGCAGACTTAGCATTGTATTTCAGATCTCAGTTAACACACAATGAACCAATACTTCTGGTAATAGATTCAGTTGCTGCTATGGATTGTGCAGATAACATAGATTCAAAAATGACGGATGCTAAAGCAGAGATGGGAGGTAGAGCAAAGGCTTTGTATAAATACTTCCGTATCAGAAGCGAATTATTTTATCGACTGGGAGTTACACAGATTTATATTAATCAATTAAGAACTGCATTGAATGTTGGATTCGGAAAAGATAATACAACAACTACAGGAGGCGCAGCACTTAAGTTCTACGCTTCAATCAGAGCTGCTTTCTATTCAGGAAGATCTATCACTGTTAAGCAAAAGGGTAAAGAACGCAAAGCTGGGAAACTCGTCACGGTTCGACTTATTAAAAATAAAGTTGCTCCTCCAAGACCTACAATCAGCAAATGCCCAGTATACTTCAATCCTAAGTTCCATGAGGTTGGATTTGATAGATGCTTTGGATTAGAAGATGTATTGGTAGAAAACGATATAATAGTTAAATCCTCAGGTGGAGTATATAAACTCAAGGATAAAATCCTTGCAAGAGGGGAAGAGAAATTCCAAAAGCTTTTGGAAGAAGACGATGACTTAAGAAGAAAGCTTTTAAGGAAAGCAGATATAAATACCATTGGTACTACTCGTAAGAAACTAAAAGCTCTTACAGAAAACTGTTATCCCATAGATGGAGTAGAATACGAATCCTATAATGAATCAGAAGACGAAGAGGAGGAAGACGATGAGTAAGAAAACAATATTACTAATAGATGGAGAGAATATACTTCATCAAAGTTTCCACAAATTCGAAAAGCTTAAGTCTACCGATGGAAAACCAAGTGGAGCAATATTCGGATTTTTTAGATCATTACATGGGTTCCTACATAGGTGGGACCCAGATGAGGTTATTATAACTTTTGATAATGGACACTCTCCTTATAGAGATGCTTTGTTACCAGATTATAAGGGACATAGGAAAAATATTTCAGTAGATTATGAATCTCTTCAATCTCAAAAACGTATTATTATGGGTATGCTTAAGCTCCTAAGAATTAAATATGTTTTTGATAAGCATAATTCTACTAAATATGAAGGAGATGATTTCTTAGCATACCTAGTTTTAAATAAAAAACCCACTGAGAAGGTAATCATAATATCATCCGATAAGGACTTTAATCAGCTTATCAGTAAGGATGTAAAAATACACAATCCAAGAAAGGATGAGATGATTCATCAGGGTAATTGTAAAGAATTATTTGGATATTCTCCAGAGGAAACAGTAGATTACCTTTCAATGGTAGGGGATACTTCGGATGATATTAAGGGTATCCCGGGTATTGGACCAGTAAAAGCTAGAAAAGTATTGGACGAATATGGTACTTTGGATAAATTTCTAGAGCATCATCATCAAACTTCTCATGTAGAGATTGCAGAAAGGAATAAGAAGCTTATAGATTTAAGATTATTTCAAAAAGAAGTACCATTATCCAAGTTACCCATGAAAAAGTTTGCTAATAAAGAGATAAAATACAAGAAATTCAAAGAAGTCTGTATCGAATACTCTTTAGCATCCTTTATGACAAATGAATTTATGAAACCATTTAAAGATTTGTTATCATGAAAAGAATTATGTTTGTAGGGCCAAGTGGAATAGGAAAAACCACTTTGGCAAAGTTCATAGAAACCAAATATGGTATACCCTTTATATCTGGTAGTATGTCAGATTTAATGCCAGATACAAAAGAGATGCACCATGCTGAGTTTTTACACCAAAAATGTGGAGAACTCATAAACAAGGATTATCAATTGTTGAATCTGAGAAATAAGCTTTTCAAGGATAAAGAAACTTTTGTAACAGACCGTAGTTATGTAGATTTAGCAGCTTATTTCATATATAAACAATCTACTAATATCCCCGAATGTGAAGTAGATGCTTTCTTAGATATATGCAAAGATCTTACAGTTCAACAATGTGATTTATTAATATACCTTCCCTTGAGTATGTACAATATGAAAGAATGGCCAATGGAAGACAATAAGAAGAGAATCATAAATAGATATTATCAGGCTCAGATATCAGATATAATGGGTAACCTGTTAACTCAGTGGAGTACTTTAAGTGTAATAGATATATTAGTAGTACCCCAATTAGATTTCTACGACAGAATACACATGATAATGTCAAGATTGGATTAATATGAAGAAACAAGTAATAGCAATAGTCTTCTCAGATTTACATCTTAATATATATGCTAAGTTCAATGAAGACAATAAAAGAACCCTGAATCATTTCAGGGTTTTGTCGATTATACAAGAGAAATGTAAAGAGTATAATTGCCCAGCATTATTCTGTGGAGATTTCTTCCATAAGCCAGAAACTATGGATCAAGATCTTATGGAATTGACCTATGAGAAATTTAAGGAATTAGAGTTAAGAGAAAACCAGGTAGAGATATTCTCTATATCAGGAAACCACGACTTAAAGAAAGTTAGCTTTATAGGTAATAAACCTTTTTCATGGGTTAAGTTCTTAGAACAATTTGGGATAGTGAACCTAGATTATGGTAAAAGATGTCTGGGTATGAATGCAGTAGTATACGGTATACCCTACATAGATCACAATGTAGGTTTATCTGAATATCTGAAAAATATAAAGCTTGATAAGAATGCTGATAATATCCTTATGCTTCATACTGATTATCCTGGAGCAAAAGATACGGATGGCAGAGAAATTGATTCAGTAGAAAATCTAAATCTGAATGTACTGAATAGGTTTGATTTAATTATTTGTGGTCATATACACAAACCACAAAGATTATCAAAGAAGGTTTATATGATTGGTGCTCCTTTACAACAAAGAAGAACCGATAAAGATTGTAAACTGGGATATTGGAAACTTTATTCGGATTTATCTATGGAATTTATAGAACTGAAAGGATTCCCAAAATTCGTAGATGTTGAATCCGAAGATGAAATTAAGGATGATGGCAATTATTATACCATTTTACCCAAGAAAACTAGTATTCAAGTAAATATAAACCATAAGATTACTAAGCAAGTTTCTAAGAAAACTCTAGCAAAAAGGTATTTAAGGGAGAAAGGCATAAAGGATGATGCTAAGAAACAACTTTTAATTGACACTTTAAACAAAGCTGAATCATGTTAACATTCACAAGGTTAAATATACAGGGATTTTGTTCTATAGATTCCTTCAGTTTACAATTAAACCAAGATTGTACGGTTCTTATCAAAGCTCCTAATGGTTTTGGGAAATCAACTTTACTGAATGCCTTGGTATGGGCATTATATGGGAAAAATATAAAGGGAGTATCTGAGGTAAATACTTGGAAAGAATACCAACCTAAAGATTATAAGGGAACCATGGTAGAAGTATTTTTTCAGAAAAACCAAGATTCCTATAAGGTAATCAGATGTCAAAAATTTAAAGATTACCTAGAGGATGGTGCTAAAGGAAATGATAGACTTATCATCATTAAAAATGCTGAGATTATCAATATTAAGGGTAAGAATGAACTACAGAATGCAATCAATAAAGAATTAGGATTATCCTATCTGTTATTCATGAACTCTATCATGTTTGGTCAAGGTATTAAGAGATTAATCCAAGAATCTAATTCGGATAAGAAAAAGCTTTTTGAGGAAGTATTCGATTTAGAATACCTAAATTTAGCAAAGGGTATAGCTAATCAAGATAAGGCAGTTATCTTAAATGAGATTAATCAATTAGAATCAGAATCCCTTTCACTAAAGAAAGAATTAGAGGCCAATAAAGAAGCTTACTTCGATTTGAGGTCAAGGGAGAAATCCTTTAAGAAAGATCTCAGAGAAAAATCTAGGAAACTAAAGGAAGAACGGAAAGACCTAACTGCGTTACTTATTGCAAAACAAAAACATATTTCAGATGAAGTAGATGTAGCAATAGAACAAAAGGTAAGAAATCAAACCAAAGCAGTACAAGAGATAAAGAATCGAATTAAGATAAACAAGGAAACTCTAAGTACTCCCTTAAATGAGCTAGTAGATGAATCCATAGAATTAATAAAGAATAAACAATATAAGAAAGCCTTGAAAATGCTTACTCCCATCAGTAAAGCATTTAAAGAAAGGGAAGAACTTCAAAGCTTATATGAAGAATCCGTAGAGAGATTAGATGAACTAGAATTTAACTGCAGTAAGTATAAGACTCTAGTTAAAGAATGTTCCGATATTGCTTCAGATTTGGCAGATATAGACCAGGAAATAAAAGACCTTAAGAATCAGAAACTAAAGGTAATGTCTACTAAATACAAAGAAAGACTAAAAAAGATTCGTAAGGATTTAAGAAAGGTAGATGAAGATTACCATAACCGAGAACTAGAGTTAGAGAATTATAATTGGTTGATAAATGACCCTCTTGGTAACAATGGAATCAAGGCATATCTATTTGATTCATCCCTACATTTATTAAATCGTACTCTAGCTAGTTATTCAGAAGTATTAGGTTTTAGAATTGAGTTTAATATCGACCTCAATTCAACTAGAAAGGATTTTGTTACCCTTATAGAAAGGGATAATCACATTATTGATTATGATGAACTGTCAGGAGGTGAAAAGACTTTGGTAAATCTATGTATGGCTTTCGCAATGCACGAATCTTTAACTGCAAGTAAGGGTATTAATCTGGCATTCTTAGATGAAGTATTTGAATCTCTAAGTTCTGATAACATAGAATTGGTAATAAACCTAATAAAGCATATATTCAACGGTAAATCCTTATTTTTAATAACTCATCATGACTCATTACCTTTATCAAATACTAAGATCCTGCAAGTAGAGAAAATCAAGGGCCTTAGTTATTATAAACCACTATGATCCATAAACAATACAATGAAATTATGGCAAATAGTAAAAAGAAAGGTAATCGATTTGAACTCAAAGTCTCAAAATGGTTTACGGAATGGACTTCTTTCAAATTCGGCAGAACACCCTACTCTGGTGCAAATCATCAGAGTAGGGATTTGTCTTCGGATATTATGTGTCAGGATGAAAGACATGCCCATAGATGTAAAATCTCGGTAGAATGTAAAAACTACAAAGACATCAAATTCGAACATGTATTATTGGGTAATAAATCCTGTGATATATTAAAATTCTGGGAACAAGCAAGTAAAGATGCTAAAAGGGCAAAGAAAGTACCCATCTTATGTATGAGATATAATTCAATGCCTGCAAATGAGTTTTTCTTTGTAGTAGATTATAAACTCGGTAGTATTATAGCTCAGTACATTACTAAGTCCATGTATATTCAAGTTCCCAGTAATACTCTTATGGTATTCATGGCTAGTGAGGTATTAAAAGTACCATACAAGATGATTCACAAACAAGCTAAGTTAATCGTAAAAAACTCATAATATGAAAAAACGTATCCCATACTCCTATGTAATCTTCTACCTAGAAAGAAAGTATTATCACCTTATCGAGAAAGAGTTAAAAGAAAAGGGATACGAAAATATCAAGGTTATTATCCCAACTCTAGATATACTTAAGAGAACAGTAAAGGGTAAGATGGTATTTGAATCTGTTCCTATACTTTTCAATTATGGTTTTATGAGAATGCCCACAGAGAATGCTTTCTCAAGGCCTTTTTTAAATAAACTAAAACGAAATATCTCAGGTATAAGAACCTTTCTTAAATCTACTGAAACAATGCACGAAAGAAAAAAGAAGGTACGCATAGATAATGCTGAAGACTTCGATGATTTTTCATTAGTTGCAACTTGTTCTAGAAAAGATGTAAGGAGATTCATAAGATTAGCAAAAGCAAATAAGAAATATTCTGTTGATGACCTTATGAATGTAAAACCGGGTGATTACATCGTTTTAAAAGGGTATCCCTATGAAGGTATAGATGCTACGGTATTAGATGTAAATTACTCAAATAGAACAGTAAAAGTACTAATTTACCCAGAACATGGTAAAATGGAAGTAACTCTTGATTTTGATAGTGTTCTTTACAGTGTATATCTGGATTCAGATCCAGATAAATTACATTGTAATAACTTTGACTATAACCCAAATTCTATTACTTCTGAAAAGATAGAAGAGAACATTAATAAAAGGAGGCGTTAATATGAATGAATACCAAAAGAAAGCATGGGACTGTTTGACTCCAACCGAGCAGCAGTCCCTTTTTCTTCAGTTATCAGAGAGTAAATCCTCTTGGGAAGCTGGAGAGATATTAAAATTATCTCATTATAAGTACCTAGAAATAAAAGAAAGGTCTGAAAAGTTCTTCCGATTATTTTCGGATTTTTTCGAAATACATGAGTCAATATTTAGACCAGATTGCCCATGTGAAAGAAACTTCCAGGATTATATCGAGGCTTGCATAGAAAAAAGGATGAAAAGGAAAGAGGCTCTACTAAATACTGGAGATGCCTCCCAATTAGTTCCTAAGGTAAATACTCGTAATCTAGAAAGAAATATAAGAAGATTACAAGGTTCAGATAATGAATGGGATAAACATTCTCTAGGTTTGATATTAGAATTCGATAGATGGAATAACTTTAGGATATTACCCAGGCAAGTACAGCAACCCTCTGCTTTCAAAAGAAGAGCCAATAAGAAAGAAAAGATTTATATCAACTACTTATTAGAGAAAGTACCAGAATGGGTTCATACTAAACTAAGAGAAAGGTTTAAGTATAAGGTAAAGCCTAGTATAAAGAAATGGTGGGTATGTTTAATATCTGAAGATTTATATACTGATGGATATTTATTACTTCCTGTAAGACCCACAGATGAGGTAATGAGGGAATTTAGTAAATTCTACATGTATATATTCGAGGATAAGGATGATGCAGATACATTTGGATTCATGGTATCTAAATTCAATGCCAAGACTACTACTGTAAAACTAGGTCAGAAGTTTTGGCCAGAATATAGATTATGTATCGAAAAGGCTTTGAATTACAATCAGGTAAATAACATGGATTTCAATGTGAAGCAATTGGATATGGCCTATAACACTCACATAAAACAAAAACCAAAGAAGAAACCTCAACCAGGAGCTGCTAGAGTGAAAGAAGACTCCTTCTATTGATCCTCAGCTAATATTAAAATAATAAGTAGAATATTTTTCTATATAATATATAAGTATTATATTTGCATCAGAAAATTAATTAGACAAAATTTTAATATAGACAATATGAAGAATACCAACTTAGACATCCGCTTTAACAAAGCAAATAATATCCTCAACCAATTCAGTGATAGCTGGGAGGATGATAAATTGAACCTATTACCTAATTTCCCAAAAATTAAGGATATGGTATCAAACCACATTACTCAAGAGAATTACTTATGGTTAATCACTTATGATTTACCTGATGATCTCTTCGATAAGATTGATAACATGGGATTAATTCCCCATGAGTATGTAACTCATGAAGAATTAACTCAAACCTATTACAATCAAAGATTCTAAAACTATGGCAAAAAAGAAAAAAGATAAACCAGCTCCATCAAAGGAAAAACAGAATTTCCTAGGAGCTGCAGGTAGAAACATGAAATACAAGGATCTTAAAAGAAAGGCAGTAATCCTTGGTATGCCTTTTCCAGATGCTTGTGCTGCAGGAGTATTTGATTTAATCAAGTATATCAGTAACTCAACCAACAAACCCGATAAATCTCTAATTGACCTGTATGATGAATGGGCAGATAAACAATTGGAAGCAATTGGTTATGATAAAACTGACCCAATCCGTAATTCAAGATTAAGATTAGGATTCTTAGGAGAAGAGGGAGAAGATGGTATTCGAAAATTAAAAAGAGTACCAGGTATAAAGAAACCCAAAGAAAAGAAACCTCCAAGAGAAAGGGATTCTTTTAATCTAATCAAGGGTACTAAGAAATCCTACTGTTATGAATTAACCGAAAAGGGATTTGACCAAGAGAGAGTAGTAAGGAGAATGAAAAAGAAATTCCCTGATGCTAATGAGAAATCCATTCAACTCTGGTACAGGGCTGCAAAAAGGAAATTAAATGGTAAAACTAGCAAGGGATAATCGGAAAATATACCCAGACTTAATATATGTATGGACTTGGAGGCCTGATGAATATTGGGGATGGACCAAATATCAATATGCAACAGAAAGTAAATACCGAACCGAGAAGTTGTTATATAAAAAACATATATGTGGTTTAGGATTCTTTTCAAGATACCATGCTAGAAGAACCATAACTCTTTTATTAGGAGTAGATGCCAATTTATACATTCATACTATCAAGGGTAAGAATCTTATAAAACAAGGCATAACTGATTTACCCAAGAAAGGTCATCAATCGATATTCTTTAAGGGTAAGCCAACTAAAATACGAAGATTTATCTTTCCTGCTGAAGCAAGAATGGATAAACATAGGAGAAGGCATTTTGTAGTAAGAATGAATAAAATTTATAAGAAACATGGAAGAAGGGCATTCAACAGGGCATACCAAATTGCATTATACGGGTATAGGGATGAATTCTCACCTGAATATCGAAAGCAAAAGAGATTACAGGTCCATTCTGCTATCCTACAGGAGATACAACAAGCTGAGTCAAGGGGAAAAGAACCAATTTAACCTTGATTGCTTGAATCATCCTCCTAGGATTTGGCAAATAGCCCTGTTCCTTACCAAGGTATATCATATTAAGTTTAATCGTATCTTATTCAAAAAGGCCTACGATTTCTTAGATGACTTTGGAGAAGCTTCTTTGAAATTTCAGAATCAGATTATTATCCCAGATAAATATCTCATAAGAGAATTACAATGGGAACTATGGAAACCTCTATCTGGTTATAAAATAAGGAATAAGTATGCTTACTTCATGACCAATAGGAAACTAGATTCAGAAATTTGGGTCTACCCAATAAGATTTTCTGATAACTATGAAACTTCGAAAAAAGGAAAATATCAATCATACACAGAAATGATGGGTAAATTGGGTTTTCCAGGTTTAACTAAAATATCATATAGCGATGAACACTAAATTAGAACAACATGGACCATATAATCCATTTGAGGGCAAATCCTTTAAGATTATGACCTATAATCAAGTGGACCAAGTTATAAACTCTGAAGTAGTTGAAATAACTTCACAGGAACAGTTTAATACCGTTCTAGAAAACATAAAACAATTTAATAATGCACATGAATCTTTGGGACCATTCCTAAAGAAGTATAAAAAGCTTATAACTGAGTGATTAACTATATTCATTAACAAACCATTAAAATTAAACAATTATGGCTAAGAAAAAAGAAACTAAGAAAGTTGAACTTAAAGAAGTATCTAGAGTAGAAATCAACGGTAATATCATTATTACTTACGAAGATGGCTCTGTAAAAATTATCCCGGCTCCTATTATGTTGACTGCTGACCAGGCATCTGAAATCTTCGGTTCAGAAGAAGATGAAGAAGATGAAGAAGATGAAGAAGATGAGGAAGAAGAATCTGAAGAGGATGAGGAAGACGAAGAATCTGAAGAGGATGAGGAAGACGAAGAAGATGAGGACGAGGATGATTCCAATGAAAATGAAGAAGATGAGGAGGAAGAAGAGGAAGAACTGACTGGAGAAGCTCTTGCTGAAATGGACTTCGAAGAATTGGAAGATGTTTGCGATGACAAAGACCTTGATACTGATCCAGACGACTTCGATGAAGAAGACATCGAGAAACTTCGTAAGGCAATTGCCAAAGAATTAGGTATCAAATTGCCGGCTAAGAAGGAAGCTAAGGGTAAAGGTAAAAAGGGTAAAAAATAATCCATTTACCTAGCATAAAGGGTAGGGATCATCTCCTACCCTAAAAATTAACTACTATTAGGTTATGTAGAAGTCACAACTTATTTATAACACAACTTTTAAAAACTTATTAAGATTATGGCAAAGAAAAAAGAAGACACCAAGAAAAAGGGTGCTAAGGAAAAAGATCCTGAAAAAGAAGCTAAACGCAAAGCCCGTATGGAAGCTATCAAAAACCGTCCTGCAGGTCAAAGACCGAACGGTAAACAAATTGATGTTATCAAGATTTCTGATAACTCAGAAGTTCAGAACTTCGGTTATGCAATCAAAACAAAGAAAGGTGCTCAGGGAGTATTGGTAACTTCAGTATTGGTAGTAGATGGTGCTCCAGTAAACACATCGGTTGCTTTTGTTCCCGGAGAATTGGCAATTAAGTCAAAGAAAGGACATGGTATTATCACTACTCCGAAGTCAAAGAAAGAAAAAGACACTGACGAGGAAGTAGATGAAGAAGAAACTTCTGAAGAAAACGAAGATTAAACTCCATAACGATTATACATTATATCAATTATCCAAAGCCCATTGCCTCACAAAGGTGATGGGCTTTTTTATTTTCATAACCTATGGTAACCAAAGAAGAGATAAGAAAGAATATACAAATCATTGCACTTAATAATCTGATAGAAGATTATACTTCATTTCTAGAAGTATGCAAAAATCCCCAAGAAAGGGAATTAACAGAAAATATAATATCAGAAGCTAAGGAAATGATTTCAGAATATCAATCCCAAATAAAGAGGCCACAATGGAAAAAAGATCCTTCTCATCCTTAATTTCACAGATTGCTGAAATATACAAGGATATCAAATACTATAAATACCAAGCTCATATATCCTTGCAGCAGAATAGGATGGGTGAATATAGGAAACACCAAGCCCATATTATGTATCAGAAAAGAAAACTTTATTCTTTATCACAAAGAGTAAAAGATATTCTTAACAATCCAGTTCTAGAAGTGAAATATATATGGGGAAATGAAACTAAAACCAGTATTTTCTCAGGATTAACCCAAAGAGAGATATCTGATTATCTTCATACTTGTGCAATGGTAAAAGGAATTGAATTAAAAATCCTAGAAATCAAGGAAATCCCTACCTTTAATTCGGATTCAATTCTATAGGTAAATATAAACTCATAAATTAATAAGGATATGACAAAGAAAGTAAAACCTGCTAAAAAAGCAAAGAAACCGGCTGATAAGACTCCGGAAATCACAAAAGCTGCAAAGGCTTTGGAAAACTACCTGAAAGAAAATAACCTGGATCCTGCAAAGGATTGGTCAAAGGACAAAACTCATGGTAAGGCAGTAAAAGAACTTATGGCAAAACTTAACAAGGAAAGAGATAAAGTTGCTGCCCAATATCCTGAGAAAGACACTGCTAATCAGAAGAAGCTGGTAAAAATGAAAAAGGCTTCTGAAGATGAAAAGAAAGCTAAGAAGGAAGCTAAAGCAAAAGAGAAAAAGGAAAAAGCTAGTTCAGGTAGAACAGCAACTAAATACGATTATCCTTTGGTAGACGGAAGAGAAATGACTTCTGAAGAAAAGAAGAAATATCGTATGGCTCAGAGAAAATTGGCTGCAGGTAAGACTCCAAAAGAATCTAAGCCGAAGGAAGAACCTAAGAAGGAATCCAAAAAGGATAAGCCTTCTAAGAAAGATAAAAAGGCCAAAGATTCTAAGAAGAAAAAGGCCAAAGACGAGGATTAATTTCCATTCTTATATTTGTTTTGTTAGTTATTAGTAGTTTTGGGCCTGGCAATAATCTTTGTCCAGGCCTTTTTTATCTCTAAAGTTATGAAAGAAGAAAAAGAAATATTCAAACCCAAACTGCGTATCACTACACTTTCAGAAAATGGTAATCCTTTATCTGATAGATTAGTAGATGCTTGCACTGAGATGTATGCCGGTCCAAAGGTACAACATAAAGGTCCCATAAGAATAGAAGTAACCCTTGTTAATCAACAAGATATTTCTCAATTCAAAGAATACTTGGATAAATTATCTGGTAACTTACCAATCAAAGAATCTGCAGGTAGAGGAAGACCCTCTAATACTCAATCTAAAGAATTGGAATCCCCAAGAGAAGATATCCTTGCTGATGTAGAAAAGATGGTAAATGAAGGCAAAAGCCAACAGGATATTATTAAGTATCTTAGAGATCTTGGATTTGTATTCATCCTTACAGAGGATTTTCTTTATCATTTCCCGGAATTTAAATTCGATAAGAAAGATGTGGGAGAACCCACCAACAATGGCCAATATCTCGATTCTTATTCATGGATGGCAAGATGTATAAAGAGAGCAAAAGATCCTAAGACAGATAAATTTGACCCTATGATTCTATTTGGGTTCAGTATTCTGCAAGGTCCCTCAAAGAAGATCGTTCCCTATCTGTATAAGGAAAGGAAGAAACCCTTTAGGGCTCAGACTGGTAAAAATACTATCTCATTTTCTCAGGCAGAATTTACTAAGTTACCTAAGTATATGTTAGAGGCAGAACGAATTAAATTCTCTACAGAGCAACGACAATTGCTTATGACTCCCGAGAAGAAACCCTCTAAGTTCTTCTTAAGATGGGCATCGGATGCAATATTCCCCAATTCAATCAAGGAAAAGATGGCTGAGATCCTGAAGAGATAATCCACTACCCACCTCAGCAATATTTGCATATTATATATAAAATTTATATATTTGTATAACGAAATAAATAATAAGAAAAATGGATGCAGAAACCAAGACGGTTATTAAGAACATTGCCCAAATCCAAGTTGAGGCACTAACTCATATCTCTAAAAATTTAGAGGATACAGACCATTACCTTCTTAAAAAACTTCTTCAGATTGAAGAAGGAGAAATAAGAGGAGTATTAGATAATATGATAAAACTCTATTCAGATATGATAGAATATCCTCAACTTATAAAAACTCTTACAGAGTATCAATTATACGTCTGCTCTCATATTCTATGGAAAATGGAAGAAGAATGGATAACAGATAATTCTCAAGGAGTTTTGGGAGCATGGGCAATCATTCAAAAATATACCAACGTATTACATCCGGAGTTAACACTTTTAAAACTTTAAATTATGGACAGAGAAGAATATCTTGAATCAGTTACCATGAATACTGGTATTAAAATGAATCCAGTAGAATCTTCTAATATAGAAGGTATTGGGTATGACAACAAAAACAAACACTTATGGGTTGCTTTTAAGGGCAACAAAGTTTACCGGTATGATTTAGTTCCCAGAAAAACTTTCGAAGAACTAATGAATGCCGAATCTAAAGGGAGATATCTTAATTCTTATATCAAAGGACAATATGAAGCTACAGGATATGAACTCAAAAATTAAACATATTATTTTTCCGTTTTCCATTCTGGGAGTTACTCTTTTGGGATTCACTATTGCCAACACCAATAGTACCCGGAGGGTAACTCCTCCTTATGTAAAGGAGAGTAGAGAAGATTCTATTAGAAATGTAAAACGGTATGAGGAAAGCAAAAGAAGAGATTCTATATTCTTTGCTAAAGTAGATTCTATAAAGAAACTAAAGGATTCTCTTAGTAATCGGAGATTATACCAATATGCTTTCCTAGTAAGAGTTACTCCAGATAATATAATATTTACCGCAAGGAAATCTGGTTATCAACAAGTAACTTTAGATGCTCATTATACTAAACCCAGAGTATATTACCAAGTATTCACTTCCGATAAACCTTTATCACCAGAGGAAGCTTCTGCTTATGCTGAAAAATATGAACATGATCCCAGTAAGGTAACTATATTAACCGTAGAACAGTATAATCAGAGATATGGTAAATCATCATCTATTTCAGAATATGATATCTTTACTGAAGGCCTAGATTCCTACTATGATGATCCCGAAAACCTAGATGAGAACCCAGATGAAATCTTTGATTTCCTACTCGACTAGGGATCCTCAGCTATTGATAAAATAAAGTAGAATTATTTTTTTATTTAAAATATTGTTCTTATATTTGCATAGAGAAATTAATTAAGTAACATTTTTAATATAGACAATATGAAAAAAGTAAATTTGAACAAGGTAACCGAGTTAATTAACAACCAAGTATCTAACTCATTGAAGGAAGTTAAGGCTTCTAAAACACAAAAGCCAAAAGAAACTAAAGAATCTAAGGCTAAGGAAGAACCCAAAGCAAAATTGGTAAAAACTACTACCAAGAAAGCTTCTACTAAAAAGGAAGAAGTTGTCAAGGAAGTTGCCAAACAACAGAAACCCAATATCATCGAACAAGTAATCTCCAATCGGGAAGTGAAATACATTTACCCAGATGATATTACTGATACTCTTTCAAGAAAGAAATGGAGACAACAAACCCGTAATGAACTTCGTAAATTAGAAAGGGAAATGCTCCGAATCCAAGATCATAACTCTAAAGAATACAAGTCTGCCCAAAATAAATATATTACCTTCCAGAAAAAAGTACTGAAGGTAGATGAAGCAGTATAATTAATCCTTTGTTAACCCGGGACTGGGAACACATTAGTTTGCTATTTTCAAATTCCCAGTCCCATATTTATTTTGGTTATGGACTATCGAATATTCTCCGATAAGGAGATGGAAAAACAGGAAAAGGACATGGTAGAACTTCACAAGAGATGTGTAAAGAATTACCTTGTTCAAAGATCTCTCAAACACGGAAAGATTAAAAAATTCTTTATCGTATATGATTATTATCTAGGCACTGAGAATATAAGAAATTACTTTTTCAGGCCTATAGATATGTTCGTAAGGTTTTTATTGTTGGGTAAACTTGAAGAAATAGAAGACTATGTCAAAGCTGATTCTAGAAAGAAGAAAAGAAAACATAAGAGAAATAAAAGTATGGTATCTTCAGAGTCAAAAACTATACGAAGAAAAAATGGTAGAGATAAATAAGACCAGCAAGGTTTTATTCTCTGGGCCAGTATCTTCTATGGTTGCTTGTTGGAGAAATGCTTTACTCTTGGTAAGAAGATCTTATAGGATATCGAAAGAATCTAGAATTTCTTTAAGAAACCTTCAACATAATACTAGGGATATTAATGCAATAAATGACTTAGAATTAGGTCAAGGTGTCAAATTTATAATCATTGAATTATGTTTCGAGAAATAGTAAAAGATGTATATATCGGTAAATCACAACTGGGGATCTGGGTAAATGGGAAAAGGGTCCCCAAAGAAACTCTGGTAAAGGATATTGCCTTACCAACCTTACTGGGAAATAAATTGCCAGATTATGGTACCATAGGAAATTTTACCCAGTGGGAATTCGAAGTTAACCCAGGAGGCAATCACAAATTATTTATCACAGGTATACCCAAGAAAACTTATGACTTGGATTTATACCGATTAAAAGGAAGATTATGGTCATCCTATTACGAGGATGATAAAAGGGGATACTTATTTCAGGTATTACCCTATGATGTTAAACACTTAGAAACAGAGATATAATATAATGGAAACAAAAGATTACGTAAAGATATTTAGACTAGATCAAGAGAACTTCCAATTTAATAGAGGAGAGTTTATGAATAAAATGGGAGAAGATTTACTAGAAGTATGCCAAAGGCAACAAAAGATAAACCCAGCAACTGGTCACATATATTATTCAGATTTTAAAAAGGTAGTAAAACACTTCGAGGATAAATTTAATGAAATCAGTCGGCAAAGTATAAGACCTTTATCTCAGAATTTATGGAAGGCATTCTTTGCAACTCAGGTAGTGCCCCTAAGAAAACTCTGGTACCCAGAAACACAAAAAAGGATAGAGGAAATGAAAAATAACTCTAGTGAACAAGACAAAAAATCCTCGAGAGGTAAAAAAGGCAATTATGGCAAAGGAAATCGTTGACCTTCATGGCAATATTTTTAAAGTAATTAAAGGTTGGGAATTTTATAACAAGGTTCCCAACCTTGAAGGAAATTATACCTGGATATTTACTAGGGATAGGATTACCGATACTCAATTCATTTTGGCTTTAAATGAAGAACTCAATATAGCAGTTGGTTATTGGTATTCTAATATTTATCAACTATACGTAGCTCATCCTCTTAAAAGGATTGGATACGATGAATCTAAGGATATAAGAAAAGAATATTTGTATAATGGCAAAAGACAACATAAAAAGATTTCCTAGACCTATGGGAACTACTGCAATGGCAGCAGAATACCAAAAGAGTCAGAATCTTGAAGATTTACAAAAGGTATACAACTACATTATCAATCACTGGCTGATGGGTAATGGTATGCTATGTGGGATTATGTATGATATTAATACCTTCTCAACAAAGACAGGTATAGATATCAATTACATACGAGTATTTATGAGAGATAGATTATTGCAATCTAAGCTCTGGGATAAAGAAAGACAGGAAGAAATGCTACAAGCTCTATTGGGAGAACAAGTAGCATGGGCTTTAGAGGATAGAATGGAAATCTCCCATCAGGTAAACATCCTAAGGGAATCTCAGGGAGGGCATTACACTCCATTCATATCGGCTGAATTGAATAAAGCTCTTAAGATGAAACTAGATTCTTCTACTTCATTGCAATCCATCATACGTACATTTATGGGTGGAGGAACTACCAATATCTTTAATCAATTTGGAGATACTCAGAATAATCAATTGAATCAGAACCAAGGTATATCAATAGAGGAAGCCAGAAAGATTATCCTAGAATCTCAAAGAGTAATGGACAAGCCACAGGAAGCCAAATTATTAGCCGATCACTATGATTTATCTTCTTTACCCGAGGTAGTTGCTACTAAGCAAGAAGGAATTGATACTACCAAAGAGGGCCTTACTTTGAATACTGCAGAGATGAGGCAAATTACTGATGATTATAAGGGAGCTATGGAACTCTCTTCAAGAGAACATCATGAATTGAGAAGAGAGATAGAGGCTAACATAGATCCCGAGGATCCAGACCCAGAAATGGATATCTATTTAGATGAAGAGCAATATGAAGAAAAAGAGCCTACATCAATAGCCGAACAATTCCTCAACAGGTAATCGAGGTTTATTGCATAATTAATTTATTATTCTTAAATTTGCAGCATAATAAATTATAAGATTATGGATAAAATAAATTATAAGATTATGGATAAAACCACATTAAAACAGCTTAAACCAGGTACACTATTCAGATTAAAAGATTCTGAATCCAGTCCAGTATGGGTAAGAGATCATTATGATAGGTCTTCTAAAACTTATGCTTGCCATAAATACGAAGACTACAATCATAAAACTTTCTTCAAAGGAACCAGAACAGTATTCATTAATTTTACATATTAGACATTATGAACATTAAAAACCTATTCAACAGATTTCGTAAACGGGAACTAGAGTTAAGTTATTCCCTGAATCTAATCTACCTAGAAGATACTAAGGTAGTATTCAATCAGAATATACAATGTGCTAAAGACCTAGAGAATTACCTATCGGCTTATATGAGACTATTTGGCATGTATTCAGATAAGCCTTATGTACTAATCTATCAGGAATACAAAAGCAGATACTGGGTATATGACAAAGAACCTTACCTACTATACTACAAGGTACCACTCATAGTTAACCTCAGTAGAAAGCTATCAGGTAAATCAGACATGGTAATAACCAAAGAAAAATACCAAGCTGCTAAGGATTTAGTTCCAGCTCATGAAGTATCTGACAGATTTAAGATACCCGAATATATTACGGGAGTCTTTACAGATATCTGGTATAAATGCCAAGGATATATGGATACAGATCATGTCAGTTTAGAGGAGATACTAGAGCTGATGCAGCATAATTGGTTAAAGGAATTCGAATTATTAGTATTCAAAAGGAATTATGATACAGATATGTTATTCTTTACCCATTCCCTTACCTATATCTTAGATCAGACAGAAGAAGAGGGCAGAAGAATATGTATTCAAAATATCATAGAACGTAACATAAATCAAGAAAATCAAGATGAAAACGAAACAATTTAACGTAAGCCAGTCTAGAATATATCCAGATATCAGAGATAAATATCTGGATTATATGAGAGAACGATATAATATGTTCATTTCAGATGATACTCTAAAGAATGATCTCAGAGAAATCCTTCGAAAGGGTACTAATAAAACTATCCATTTCAATATCCTAGAAAAGAACTCAGATCTCTTGGTATTTGAAACCTCTGAATACAGTAAGCTATTAGAGTTCACTAACCATTATCTCTGGATATTCAGGCTAGTAAACGATAAATGGAATTTAATCCGATACAGAGTATAAATTCGAAAGGCAGACTAATCATCTGCCTTTCTTAGCGTTTACACACATCCTCAGCTTAGTATTCCAGAATTTGCATATATAATTTAAAGTAATTATATTTGCATCAGAAAAAGAAATTAATAACTATTTAAAAACTTTAGACTTATGAAAAATAATGAAACCTTCCAAACCACACAACATCTAGACAAGTTAGTTATTAACCTAGGTCTTCAAATCCAAGAATTATTTTCCTTAGACTTAGAGGAAATCCTAGATTACAGCAACAATCTAATGAATCTATTAGTTAATGCCTACGTTGAAAACCAATGCTTAGCATTATCTGCAATGATATCTAAACAGGACGGATTTGCAATATACTCTTTCTTATTTCAAACTCCTGATACTTCTAACGGTGCTGCAGATGCTCTGGTAAGCTTTGCCATGAACTTCACTGATGGAGAAGCTAATATCAAATCTATCAACAGAATATCTTCAAACATAATGCAAATTACCTTTACAGTATGACACCCATAAGAAGACTTTTAAATATCGTACAATTTGATCTAGCCGAGAAACTAAACTTGGCTAGATTAAGATGGTACCATCTTAATCATCAGGACCAATACCTTCAATCAGTAATTTATGGTAATCCTGATAATTGTACCTTGTTCAGACTAAGGGAAGTACTTACTAATTTGCTTAGAGCTAACTTCTTAAGTTACTACATATTAGCAGATACTCCTGAATCTCTATCTATTTCAATACAAGGTAATGCTATAATTACATTTGTGATAACTAAAGACAATTACATAACTTTTACAATAACGAAATTATGAGCACAACTCCATACCCAGGTCCAGATGAAGTAATTATACCTTCTCGTATATATTTCGATGATGGTAAGAGAATAGATGTTAAAGTATGGCCTAAGACCATTCAGTTAACAGGTCCAACTAAGGATTTAAACAAGGTATTCAAAACCCTTGAAGAATATGATGATTGGTGGCATCAGTTTAAGAAAAAGAATCCAGATGCTTTCCGTAAAGATGCGAAATATGTAAAATCCATTAATGGCCTCTTCCTTATCCAGAAAAGGCTCTATCAGATACCCAATAGAAGCCTCAGCTAAGTAATCAGGGATATTGCATATTTAAAAATAAAGTATTAAATTTGCATCAGAGAAAAGAAATATATTATTCATTTAAAATCTAGACAGTCATGAACTTGAACAACATTACAACAGCCCTTAAAACCGGTATCACAATTTACCAATACGAACAATGGCAAAATACTGGTTCAGTCAACCTAATGCAAAAGGAATCTCATATGCTTTCCAAGGTTTGGCTTAAGACAAATATCCATAACCCAGATTCTTTGGATAAACCATTTATCCAACTCTCTGCTACTTTTACTTCAGAATTCGATATCCAAGAATATAACGAATGGCTAAATGCTAACCAGTACAAGTTATATCCATTGCTATTGGATATTCTTAAGATATCACTAAAGGATAATTTCTACAATTACTCCAATGCTTCTAATATTCATTACGAAGGAGGGAAATTCCCAAGTATGCTTACCATTCAATTATTTAACTTAGAATTCTAATGTCATGAAACTAACAATAACAACCCTAGTAATCGTAGAAGGCTCTTATATCCAAGGAATTTTCCATTCCTTGGAAGAGCATCCAGGTAAAGCTTACCAAGAACTGGTAGACCAAGTGGAAAACGAATATGGTTATGATGCCGATAAAGATCATGTACCATTACATTTCAAAACTATCCAAGACATAAAGAATTACTTTGAACTTGTACACATAGAGACTCAAGAACTTACAGCAAACGGATTTAAAACAGCAATTTTAAAAGAACTATAATATGGAACCAATCATAACAATAAACGAATATCCCATCGGATGGGAATGGCTAGACAAAGTACCCTTAGAGGACTTTACCTGGCTAATCGAAATATTCTCTACTATGACCGATGATACAGATACTTATGACTTTGCTACTTTCGATAAGGAAGCAACCAATGGAGAACCTCCCTATCCTGTAATCGAAATCAATAGGAAAGGCTTAGCTAACTTCCTAAACGATGACCAAGGCTATGAATCAGGTATATCAATGTACGGTCACTACATAGTCTGTAAATCCCTGGATATATCCTCAGAAGAGGAATACATGAATCAATTAACTGACATAAAACTAATTTGTAACGAATTATGAGAACAGCATTATACTACATAGGACTAGGTTTTATCTTAGTCCTATGTCTTAATTCCTCTGGGCCTAACTTAGATACATTCATACCAGGTAATCCATGGGAACATTATTGCAAATATGAATTGCACAAGCATCCATTCCATACTAACGAGAAGGAATATAACTATTTCCTTGATACTTTTACTAGCACAGATAAATATGAACAAATAATAGAGATATATGCTAACCCAAAGTAAATTTCTAATTTCATATCAAATATTCGATAATATACAAGTAAATAATAACGGACAAACGCATGTACGTGAAATACTAAAGGATACTCAAGCCTTTACCATCAATTATCGAACAGAACAAATAAGAGATTACCTCAAATATCCTGGAGAAGAACTGATACCAGAACATCTACATATGATTAATGCCCTGAAGGAAATCCAGAACTATTGGAATCTTACTTCAGAAAAGGTTATCATAACAGATATCATACCCATTCCTTAGCCAGGATAACCATGGTTTGCATATATAAAATAAATATATTACTTTTGCAGAGTAAAATTTAATTAATAACTATTTAAAAACTTTAGACTTATGAAAAATAATGAATTATTAAAAAAGTATGCCAGTATCTCAACCCGTATCCGCAGAATCTTTGCTTATCATTACGACCAAATCCAACGGGAAGTACAAACAGAGATTTCAACCCTTAACCCAGAATTACAGGGACAATTCATGGACTTAGTCGTTGAATACATGGAAGAAACCATGAACTGGCCAGAACCTGATAACCAAGAAACATTCGAAAAACAATTACTCGAATAATACCATGAAAACAATTGCCTACATCATGAGTACCTATCACATAGGTACTTATGACTTAGATATCAGGGATGTACTCAAATCCTATATCATTGCCAGATACTATGGATGGGAACCAAAAGAGGAAGACCTAGAGGAAATCATTTCCCATACATCCTATTTCAATATTAACGTGGATGATGCTATCTATGAAGTCCTAACAATGCCAAGAGAAAAAATAACCATCTAAAACAAAGAACTTATGAAAACAACAAATCCTTCATCAAGAATCACAATCAGTCAGAATGGTAATCAAATACTAACCTGCAAAGTATACAAAGAGCCCAACTATATATTATCTATGTCCAATGAAGAAATATTAGAACTCATCTCTGGACTAGACTATATGGGTAACCTACCAACGGTACCAGACCTAGAGAAACCAATACAAATCCAAGTCTCAACCACCCGACAAATACCCTTAGAACAAAACAAAGAAGTCCAAACCAAAATCAAAGAGATAATATACAATAACCTCTATGATACTCTAATAGATGAACTAAAGGGTACCATCTCTAGGTTCCAAGCCCAATATAACATCCAAGAGATAAACCCATACCTACAGGATATACTTCAGAACCCAGAAGATCTAGTATCCCTCTCCCAACACGATAAATAAAAAGAATACCTAGAGCACAGAAATACCTAGGTATTTCTGTGTACACAAACCAAGTATATAATCAATCACCTCCCAAACAAAATAAAACCAAGTATACAGATACTAGGTACACAACCCACCCACCCCACTCCCAACAAAGAAATATACAATTAATATAGTATACAATTAACCTCATACACACCTAATCTGAATATACAGATATCACTAACTAAGATACAAATCCCCTATATCACAATCAATATATAATAATAATACCTATAACTAATACTAATATACACTTAGGATCTTGGTTTCCCTTCTTTTCTGTGTACCTAGGGGGTTTTTCGAAAAAGTCAGGAACATACTCATAGATAGGGTTCTGCTATACCAAACACTATAGCTCTCAAAATTTAAAGTACTAAATCCTTGAGGCCCCAGAGGCCATTTTAGGCAATAAAATCACCATACCTGGCCCCTAAATCACAGAAAAGCAAAAAGTACACTCTGGCAATAGTTTTTGAGATACGTATATGAGCCTTTTTGACACGTAGCTATTTTAGTAACGCCTATATATAATATACTAATATGGGTGGGATTTAGATACGTATGTATTTTAGCTTCACACGTGTAATTGAAAAGTGTTCTGTTTGGCTAGTTTGTGTAATCTAGGATTTAGGTTGTGATTTTGTGTACCTAGACTCGGATTTTAATTGCCAAGAGGCTAGGATTTATATTAAAATTGTGTACCTAGAGGAGCCATTTTAGGCTCGGATTTTATAAAACTGGGTACACAAAATATACCATAAATGGCCTCGGATTTTATAAATTTCTAGGCAATCAAGGGGCCAATTTTAATTGCCATCCTAGTAATATTGTTGTTAATTGCATAAGTATTTATATTATGGTTATTTTAGATAATTCTAGGACATTAGGGGCCTTCGAAAGGCAATCAAGGATATTGCATAATTAAAATATTGTTCTTATATTTGCATAGAGAAATTAATTAACTAATTAAAATTATTAACTAATAATTTTAGATTATGAAAACAAAAGAAGTAACTATCCAAAACATTAAATTTAACCTTAGTACCGAACCCTTAGTATCTGAACCCGAAGTATACCCAGATTATCCTTCAGTACAAGTAAACCAGATAACCAATAAGCTTATCACTAATCTTATTAATTACCTACCAGACTATCCCTGGTATGAATACATTTATAATTCAAATGACCAATTCGACGAAAACTTACCAGAGCTAATAAATGCTGGCAATCACTTTATCAGCCTTTACATTAATACCGACGATTACCTAATCGAATTTTCTACTGAGCAACCAGATTCTTCAGATAACCTTTACTACTCCTTCACTATTGCTTGTATAACCTTCACAATATACTTCAATTAAATAATTGCCCAGGCCTAACTAAGGTGCCTGGGCTTTTCTATGTACATACCTAAGAGGCCATCTATAGACTTCATATAATCACCTAAGAGGTACTAGAGCTTTACTACACATATACTTACTAGCATTATATAAGAACCCACTAGGCCTATCTATAGATCTTATAAGGCTTACCCAAGTACACTAACTATCGACTATATAGGGCCTTCAGGTATAGGCATGTAATATACAGATACTATATAGCCACTTAAAAGGCCCTCCGAAAATTCCCTAGAATCCTCTGACCTTGTGGATTTGTTACGAGGGATTGCCAAGAGGTTATAGTAGGAGAACCATAGATGGCCTTAACTTGTTATCATACAGGTATTATATAGCGGACAACGTGCGGGCAATTTAGGACCCCGCGGGGTTAATGAGTAGAAATTTGATAAAAATTTTTGATAATAAATAATGTACGTGTAAATAATAAAATTTTTGAGATATGCAAATATTTTCTGAAAATTATTCTTAAAATAATAAAACTCATTTTTAACAAAAAATTTTCTCGAATTATTTTGTAGATTAAAATAAAGTCCTTATCTTTGCAATACAGGAACAAAGAGAGGTCTAAAATTTAATGAGAAAAATTTTCAAAAAAAAAATCTTTGAAAATTTTGTAGATTAAAAAATATTTCTTATATTTGCATAGAGAACTAAAACAAAAAAAAACCTTTTCGAGTTTATAATAAGACTTGAATTTTTATCGAAAAGGTTATAATAAAATAAATTCAAAAGTTCAAGCATTTTATTATGGAAGAAAAAAAATTAAATTCAGTTGAGAATGTAAATGTAGTTGTTGAAAATTCTACAAAAGAAAAAGTAAACAAAGTTAGTGCTAAAAAAGCTAAAGCACAAGCAAAAGCAAACAATATTCTTTATAAGGATATTCTAACTAATTTAAATAAATCAACCGAGGGACTTTTAAAAACTTCTTTTGGAGTTAAAAAATCAGATATTTATAAAGAAGAAATTTTTTCAGAACTTTCGGACAAAGAAAAGAAAGTAGCTAGAAAAAAATTTAGAAATATAATTCTTTCTTTGTCTGAATCATTGATTCAAGAAAAAGATAAAACACGTTTAGAGAAGCTAAAAAAAGCGTTTTTAGACTTTTATAAGCAAGTTTACAAAGTAAATGATTTTTCACTTTCTTCTGTTTGTTCTGAAAATATGAAAGAAACAAACAAAGATATTTTGAAAAAGGCTTTACAGATTGTAAAAAAATAAATTATTTAATCAAAGTAGGGAATTAATTCCCTACTTATAAAATATAACTTATGAATTTTGTTTTAGGAATCTTATGTTGGATATTTATTTTCACTATATTAAGTTTTCTTGCTTATGCCTGGGATAAACAAGAAAATAAAAGAAAATAAAATTTTTTAAAAAGTAAGAGAATGTTTGTCCCTTACTTTTTTTTTGCTTCATTCTAAATAAGGGGTACCGTACCCCGCATTTAGTACCTGGTATTTTTAGGCCTTCGTATTAAGGGGTACCTTGAACACACACTAAAATTTTTCCTACACACGTTAAGGGCATACCAAGACACAACACACAAAAAAGCCAGAGAATAAAACATCCCTGGCATTCATACTACAGAATAATATCCAATATCTCCTTAATCTTATTCTTCCCAATAATCCTTCTATCATTCCTTACTTTATAAAAGAAAACATAATACTTCTGAATCTCAATACACCATAACCGATTACCTCCTTCTAATAAAGGTTCTATTCTCATCATATCTCTCGGATCAATCCAAATCTGATACCAAATACTCTTACCTTCAGAACATCTTAAGATTCTCTTTTCACTATCTTCTCTTAATCTATCAATCCTTACCATACTCTTCCTTAATCCTTTCCAAATCCTTTAAAGCTAATTTCAAAATCCTAATTCTATGTGGGATATACTTCTTATAGGTAGGAAACCAATACCCAAATATATAATCCTCTCTATTAATCCTATCTAGGGGAGTCTTCAACCATCTATTAATTCTTATGATATGATATTCTCCATAACCTATGTGACTAAACCCTGAAAAAACCAGAGATGGGTAATACCAAACCTTTCAGGTTGGAACCAGGGTTTAATTACACTATGCCAGAATTCATGATTCTGATTATCGAATATCCTACACATCCCTAGGTTAGTTTCTGCATGTCTTAGAAAATCAATTGCCTTGATTATCTCATACTTCACTTTCTCATAGTTTTCGAATATCCTCATCTCTATGATGAAGTTATTCTTTGCTTTTTCATCGATATTGCTCATGATACTAATCCATATAAGGATATTATAAACCAAGCCACTAGGATAAAGATATAAGGGATTGCATACTTCTTAAATGGGTATCCCTCTATCCCATCATTAAGGGCATATATAAATACTATTGGCCATAGCAACATCATTAATGCTACTCCCAGTAACTTAAACCAAGTAAAGCCAAGGCATACTAGAGCATCAAAATTCATTGAGCTACCCTTATAATTACCATGACTATCGAAGTGATAGTAGTTCTTAGGTTTTAATACTTGCTCAGCCCCTAGGTAGGGTGGTAGGTCCTTTTTAATGAACCTACCCTTGCTATCTCTTGCCCTTTCTCTTAGGAGTTTGGGAGCAGATAAATCTTCGTCGTAATCTTTAATTCTAGCCATTGTTTTTCTTTTTAAAGAATATTAGGTAAATAGGAAATAAAGGTAATACTAACCAGATTGTAAGGAATAATAGATGAGGTCTTATCATCCTGATTTCTTGACATAACATCTTGGTTAGAAGTATAGAGGGGATTAGGCATATCCCATAGATTATGCCTAATATTATCCAAGTACTATTCATTGAGCTTTTCGATTAATTTTTTAAGTTTCTTATCTAAGGTTATCACTTTCTCAGTGGTTTCATCATCCTTGTGTTTCCCATTATCATCCAACCATTTTTTGATTGCCTCCAAGGATTTCTTGGATTGGTGATATGCAACAAAGGAATTGTACTTCTGTTCATTCTCTGTAGTACAAGGTAGGATTATTGCATTACCTTTCCCATCTAATCGAGTAAATTGACCCTCTAGATTTGTTGTTCTAGTAATTATTACCTTATTAGATAATATTGCAGTACCATTCTTTTTATCGATAGATACTACGTTTGCCTTTTCCATTAGGGTTTTGTCTTGGTAAATTACCGAGTTACCCTCTTTGAGTTTTATTACTTCTTTTTTCATATAATAATGTATTTATTTCGTTATACAAATATACTATTTTATTTTTAAATATCAATCATTATTGAATAAATTCTGCAAATCTTCTGAGGTTATTCCATGCTGACGGTAGTAGTCGTATTCCCAAGGATTGAGGGGTTTGCAATTGACTGGGTATTCGTCTCTTAATTCGAAAGGCAAATAGCCAAGAAATTCTATACTGTTGAAATACTGTATCTTACCGTCAGTAAATAAGAAATATTTCAATGGTCTATCGATTGCCTTACCGAAATTACTTCCTATTAATCTGATATCCTTGTTGGCAATGTAAACATGATACTTATCAGTTATCAAATATACCTGGGTATTCCAGGGTTTCTTCGATTCATCTAAGGTTTTCCTAAACCAATCAACCATAATCTGTTGTTTCTTTCCTATATCCATAATTAAATTATTTATATTCATTGATAAATAGAACTCGATATACCTACCTAAGAAAGGCTACAAGCAATACTTTATACTCTTTAATGTAAACTCTAAGAATTTATATTATGGATAAACTTACTAACGAATTAATTGCTAAGGTTGCAAACAGATTAAACCTTGAACCAGCTCTGTTAAAGACAGTAACTGTAGTAGAATGTGGTAATCGAGACGGATTTTTACCCTCTGGTAGACCTCAAATTCTCTTTGAGGGTCATGTAATGTGGAAATATTTGAAGATAAAACTCGATGGAGAAGGCAAAAGAACCTATTTATACGATCTAGCCAAGAGAAATCCCAGTCTGGTTTATCAAAAATGGACCAAAGAATTCTACTTAGGAGGTGAAGGAGAGTGGAAAAGACTCGAAGCAGCTCGTAAAATTGATGAAAACTGTGCTAATTTAGCTACTTCTTGGGGATTGGGACAGATTATGGGCTTCAATTATCAGCTTTGTGGATGTCAATCAGTGGATGAAATGATCCAAAAGATGTCTGAATCTCATGAAATGCAGCTAGAATTGATGTATCATTTCCTCTATAACTCTGGTTTAGTGAAGCATTTGAAGGCAAAAGACTGGGATGCCTTCGCTAAAGGATATAATGGTCCTGGTTACAAAGACAATAACTACGACCAAAAGCTAAGAAATACCTACGAAAACTTTAAAGACAAGCTATGAAAGTAATCTACAACAACCTTATACCTTTCAAGGGATACAAAGCTATCAACATCTTTGGTTTAGTGTTTGTAAGAAAGGGGGCTAAGTTTACTGAGGTGGATTATAACCATGAACATATACATTCAAAGCAAATGGCTGAGATGTTATGGGTATTTTTCTACCTTTGGTATGGAATCGAGTACTTAATCATCCTTTGTTTTGCTAAATGGAACAAGCAGAATGAAAGGTATCATGATGTAAGTTTTGAGGAAGAAGCTCATAATAATGATTCGAACCTGGATTATATTTCAACTAGGAAGCATTATGCTTGGTTCAAGTACATAAAATTGAGAAGTTATAAGAAATGAAAGACTTAAAAGTACTGGGAGTATGTGGAGGGCAAGGAGCCCTCCTATTCCCTTTTAGAGATAAGCTTATTGGAAATATAGAACCTCGTGGAGTATTCCATACCGGTAGAGAAGAACAGTGGAAAGCTAATTTCAAAGGCATACCTTTCTTAAAAGGGTATGAATTACCAGAAGATTGGCATCCAGATATCATATTATCTAGCCCTGATTGTGGTAGTTGTTCAGTAATGAGATTATCCAAATCCAAGACCCTGGGAGATCCTAAAAGTAATAAAAGTATACAACTAGTATTCCAAGCAATTCAATATTACGAACCTGCTCTCTTTCTTATAGAAAACCTACCAAGATTGCTATCTCTCATTTCTAAAGAAATGTTAACGGACTTCTTTAAGAACTATAAACTTATTTTTCACGAAAGAAGCGTTTCTGACTTCGGAAACTCCCAAGTATCAAGAAAGAGATTAGTAATCGTTGGGGTTCATTTAGACAAGGGTAAGAAGTATTTGAATTCATTTAATGAAGTGTTTCAAGTAAACACTCCAAAACTTACTAGAGATTTATTAGTACCAGCTCCAGAGGATGCTTTTATCCCTTTCACTGATAAAGTTTTAGCCATGTATGATTATCGGAAATTACCTGAAAAGAAAAATCTTACAGTCAGACAAGTAAGACAACTTTGGACCCATGATTTCAAAGATGAAAAGAAATGGCCAATTAAAACTGCTAAGATGAGTACTCTCCCGGGAGTATACCGATTAGAAGAGGATAGACCACCCTTAACCTTGAGACCCTCTGATAGGCAATTTAGACCGGATGGATATCCTTTGGGAATAAAGGATTTCAAGGCAATTATGGGATTCCCTGAAAATTATCGAGTATTCATTCGGGGATTTGTAACTTGGGATCCTAAGACTTATCATTACTGGTTAAATAAGGCTAGATATACCTTGAGTAAAGGGTCAGTATATGAAGTAGGATTATGGTTTAAGAAATGCCTTAATTTCAAGTGAATCCCCCCTATATAAATCTAATAGGCTTTTAAAGGGTATTGGAATAAGGAATATTGGAATAAGGAATACTGATATAAGAATCAATCAGGAAAAGGGATTGTTAAGGGAAAAACAAAGCCAGTTTCGTAACTGATTGAATTTGAATTAGTTGGCTTATGCCAGACTTGGCAAATGAATGCCAAGCACCTGATATAGAGTGAATTGACTATTATGAATTGAAACCGAAAAACTCAAGTAACAATGAACAAAGAAATTTTATACAGAACAGAGATATTACCGAAAAATCTGAAGAGTATGTTTAATCTCTTAGCAACTCTTTATAATCGAGTTGTAAAGAGTCACAAGGGAAAAATCAGAATGAGTATTACTCAAGATTCAAAAGGGATTGATATTCGATTTAGAATTCCGACTACTGACTTCAGTAATAATTTCAAAGTAATTTTGGGAGTAATAATTGACAGATACAAAACAAAAGATGCCTATCTCAGATCAAAAGATGAAGAAGCTTAAGATTGCCATGGTAGTCCTTTTACTAGGATTTACTATTTACCTTTGCTTCAGGAATTACAAACTGAATCAACAACTCAGTATGTTACCTGATAAAGAGATCATTCAACATACTGATACAATTTATTTGAGGAAAGATTTCCTGCCAATTTCCTACGATAATTTACTTAACCCAAGTAGAATCCTTCTTTACAATTATCAGAATTGGGATAAGCCTATTCATACCGCTAATAATCCTGATTCTATAATCTCAGAGAAGGATTCTCTTGTTCAATTAGTAATCGATAAGAATCAACTTACACTGAGTTTCCTTAATCAAAATTCAGGAATTTATTCTAGTAGATTATTCAATATCGACACTAATAATTACAAGTATTCTTGGTATAACGGAAAACTTACCACACAAGAAATCAAATCTAGAATAAGATTAGTTCCTTATGTTTATGGTAAGTACCGACCCTTTAACAATCTATGGGATTTGGGAACAGGAATTTCAATCGAGACTAAGAGATTTAATTACAAACTGGGGATAAACAGTTTTTATTACCCAAGATATTTCTCAGGTATCAAAACTGATTTAGAACTGGTAGTAACTTATAAATTTTAGATTTTATGGCAAAGAAGATACAGGAAACACCCACTAACCTTACAAGAGAAGAATTATCTAATCTATCTAGGGTTACAACGGATGTTTTCTTTTTCAGTCTTTTTTGTTATGTGATACATCCAGTGAGAGGAAAGGTTCGATTTGAATTATATCCGTATCAAAAAGCCGTACTATACCAATTTATACTCCAGAGATTCAATATCTTGTTAAAGTTCAGGCAAGCGGGTATTACAGAACTTATATCTATGTACTGCTTATGGCTGGCATCATATCATCCTAATAAGAAGATAAACATTATCTCCATTAAGGATACAACAGCTAAGAAGGTACTTAAGAAGATTAAGTTCATGTATAAGAATCTTCCATGGTATATGCAAACCCCGATCATTAACGGAAGAACTGGGGAATTTGGTTCTGCCTCTATGATTGAATTCGATAATGGTTCATTCATAGAATCCATCCCAACATCTTCCGAAGCCGGTCGTTCAGAATCTCTTTCTCTCCTGGTAATTGATGAGGCTGCAATCGTTCGGTGGGCTTCAGCTATTTGGGCAGCTGCCTTCCCTACGCTTTCCACCGGAGGTTCAGCCATCATCAATTCTACTCCATACGGTATGGGTAATTTTTACCATTCAACATGGGTAGATGCTATAGCTGGAGGTAATCCTTTCAATGCTATTCGATTATATTGGCAGATGCACCCAGAACGGGATCAATCTTGGTATGACCAGATGGCTTCTGCATTGGGTCCAAAAAGAACTGCACAAGAAATCGATGGAGACTTTCTTTCTTCAGGTAATACAGTATTTGATATGGCAGATATCAAGGCTATCGAAGATTGCTTAAGTGATTATCCAGTTTTAAAATATCGTTTCAATCGTCAGTATAGACAATTCAACGAACCAGATCCAAATAAACAGTACTTTATCGGTGCAGACGTTGCAACAGGTAGAGGCTCAGACTATTCTTCTTTCACTTGTATGGACAAGCTGGGAGAAGAACAAGTTGTGTATAAGGGAAGAATGGCAGTAGATAAATATGCTAGGTTACTGGGAGATACTGGGCAATTATTTAATTTTGCTGTTGTAGCTCCAGAATCTAACGACGTTGGGTTAGCAGTAACTTCTGCTCTTCAGTCAGAAGGATACCCTAACCTATATTACTATCAAAAGCTTCTGAAAAAGAAAGGTAAGTCTAGACCTGAGGTTGATAAATCTCCTGGTTGGTTAACTACTCAAAAGAATCGTCCAGTAATCATAGAGGGTCTAGAACAAGATATTCGAGAAGAGAATATCATTGTGAAAGATCCTTTCTTTGTTCAAGAAGCTCCTACCTTTATATATGATGGTTTGGGTAGACCCGTAGCCATGGGTAAACACCGAAATAATACTTCTGCTGTAGATGTGGATTTGGAAGGAGATGTTTATTCTGATGATGATATATTTGGTAAAGCCATTTGTAATCACATACGAAAAGGAAAAACTAATGTAATAATACAACCGAAATGAAAATTCTTAAGTTTTTTGGATTCGATAGAAGGAATCGATCTCCAATACAAGAAAACAAGGCTAATCCTCCAAGTAAAAAAGAGGAGGTACCTATTTCACCCGGTAGAGTATCGGAACCGGATGATGACCCAGGTAACTTCATTCATACATTGAAAGGCTTAACTCAGATGGTTACGCCTTCTTTTCGTGTTGAAGTGATTCAGCTTTTAAGGGATTTATATAAAGTGAATCCAGATGTTAATATAGCTTTACAGGATATGTTTAAGCTTGCTAATACTGGTCACAACATAACCTTCCCTAATAATACCGATAAAGAGGCTGATAAGATGAGAGATCATCTTTCTAAGGTATCCTCTAAATGGTCTAACTATACTGCTGGTATGGATGGTTTGGTAAACAAGATGATAGTTCAATTGATGATTAGTGGAGCTATCTCAGTAGAAGCTGTACCAAATGAAAAGTTAGAGGGTCTAGCTACTGTATTATTCCTCAAACCAGATAGGATAGTATTCAAAAGAGAGAATAATGGTGTATACAGTCCATATCAGAGGAACACTCTTTGGAATGGCTCGAATAAGCAAGATTATATCAAACTTAATACAGAGACCTACTGTTATGTTGGTATGTATAATGATACTGATGAACCTTACGGAATACCTCCTTTTATGGCATCTTTGGATTCATTAAAGGGTCAGCATGATATGAAAACTAACTTTAAACATATCATGGAAATCTGTGGTATGGTTGGTTTTCTAGAGGCTTTGATGGAAAAACCACAACAGAAACCTAATGAAAATGTAGAAGCTTACACTAGAAGATTAAATAGGGAGCTAATACGTTTGAAACAGAATGTAAGGGAAGGTATGAAGGATGGAGTAGTAACTGGTTACATTGATGACCACCAGTTTAAACTTAACTCTACTTCAAAAGAGATGAGCAATATTGATAAACCCTGGAATATGAATCAGCAATCAGTTGCTAATGGTTTGGGAGTAAATGGCAACCTAATTGGAGTACAAGCTTCCATTGGAGAAGGAGCAACTGGTATTATGCTTTCTAAGCTTATAAGTCAGCTGAAGAATATCCAAATGATAGTTTCTTATGTTCTTAAGTTTATTTATGAACTAGAACTACGTCTGGCTGGATTTGATTGTAAGGGAATATCCATTACTTGGGGATCATCCACTATCTCTGATGAGGTTAAAATCCAACAGGGTAGACAGTATAAGATTCAGAACCTTGACTTACTTTACAAGGCAGGTATCATTTCTCAATATCAATATGCTTGGGAAATGGGTTATGATTCTCCTTCAGAAGAAGAACCAAGAGTTTCATTGGAAGACCAATTTGCTAAGGGAGGTAATTCAGACCCACAAGAGGGTACTAAGAAGAAACAGAGACAGGACGATAAGAATCAATCCGCTCGTAGATCAAGAGATAAAAATAACCCGGCTCCTTCACGAGGAGATCAAAATACTAAATCAAGATGAGTAAACCGATTACTAAAAAGAACAGAGAACATTTAGATTCTTTAGTGATAGGTAGTGGTCATACTATAATGGCTGGGTATATCCCAACATCCATAGAACCACAAACCTTCTCGGAGAATTTTTATAAATGGGCTCAAACTTCTAAGGAGTCAGTTAGTCAATTTGGTTTTTGGGGAGGAGAAATAGATTATAATACCTATTATCCTGACTTGAAGCCAGAAGAACTTACTCCTAAAGATGAGGAGTTTATTGAACCAATGTTCAGATTATTATCTGCAACTATTGTGTCTAAGAACTGGAATCCTACCGATTTTGGTCAAAATGGAGTATTAAAAGCTTCTATGAGAATGCTCTTAGGACAAACAGTAAACTGTGACCATGAGACTAATATTGGTAATGCTATTGGAGCTGTATCACAAGTTATCTGGCAAGATAAATACAAGGAGGGTTCTTTTGTTATTCCTGCAGGTATTAATGGTATATTAAAGATTGATGGTAAAGCAAATCCGAGAATTGCTAGAGGCATTCTTATGGATCCTCCATCTATCCATTCTAACTCAGTAACAGTACAGTTTAAGTGGGATAAGTCTCACCCAAATATGGAAGATAACGAATTCTACCAGAAACTGGGTACCTATGATTCTAAGGGAGTTATGGTACGAAGAATAGTTACTGAAGTAGTAAGATACTTAGAAACCTCTTTGGTATCTCATGGAGCTGATGCTTTTTCTCAGAAGATTGGGGATGATGGTAAAATCATTAATCCCGATTTTGCCAAGAGAACTTGGGCTTCATACGAAGAATATAGAGATGATAAGTCTAAACAGTATTTCTTCTATGATACGAAAACTGATCTAGCTTTGTTCAGTGAAAATAACGATACTTCCCAATCTTATGATGATAATCAAGGAAATCAAAATCCTAATAATAAAGATATGAATGAACTACAAAAATTTTTAGAAAGAATCTTTGGTAAAGATTGCCTTACTCTTGCCGAAGGTACAGAGATGAACGAGGAAACTGCATTTGCAGCCATTCAGGAATTGGTTAATTCTCGTAACACTCTTCAGACTACTGTGGATAACTTAACTACAGAAAAAACTTCTCTTACAGAACAGGTTACTAATCTGAATGCAGAAGTTGCAAATCTGAAGGAAATGGCTCAGGTAGGTAAAAACCACATTGCATCTCTCCGTGAAAATGCTGTTGCAACCTATAAAAGACTTATGGGTAACAAAGCTGATGAAACTATCGTTACAATGTTGAATGCCGAAACTACCGGCATGGTAACTTTGATCTCTCTTACTAAAGATTACCAAGCTCGATTGGAAGAAAAATTCCCAATGACCTGTGCTAAATGCGGTTCTCACGATGTAAGCCGTGCTTCTTCTGCAACTGAGGCAGAGGATAAATCCGATAACAAAGCTACTGCTCAGAATTCCGAAAAGAGTACTGAAGAGATTCTGAAAGGTATCTATTCAAACAAATTAAAATAATCTCTAAAATAAGAAGAATATGAATACACATCCTACTACTAAGCTGGTAAATCAGGATCAACCGATGACTCTGTTTGGTGAAAAAACTCCCAGAGCGGTGATCTATAAGAGCGAATCTAACAAGTTGCATCAGGCTTTCTGTGTAAAAGAAAACAAAGTTATTCATCAGGGTATGCCGGTAGCTTTGGATACCGATGGTAATATCGAACCGTATATCCCGGGTGGAGATGGCAGCCAGGTTTATCTGGGTATAGCTTTAACTGACAACATCAATCCTGCTTATCAGGCTCAAAGAAATTTCCCTGTAGAAGTAACCGTAGCTGTAGAAGCTTTCATGATTGTAAACTGGGTAGCTAAAAAGGCTATGGAATGTGGGTATGTAAAACCCACAAATACACTGCTGATTGACCGTTTTATAACTGCTGAAACTTCAGACGATGAAACAAAATTCATTAGCATAGTACCGGCTGATGAAGCTAACGATATTATCCAGGTATTGGTACGATAATCATTAACTGAACATTAAAAGAACAATGAATACAGAATTTACACAATTAAAAATGGAAGACCTTAGAAAGGAACTTCCGGAAATGGTAAGAAGTTTGGAAGCATACCGTCAGGGTTCCAACAATACATTGCCTATTGAAGTTACTCTGGAAGAACTGGTACAGGGCAAATATGGTGTATCACAGGATGCTTTCTTCGAAAAGTTGGGTATTAATCCGAAGATTGATACAATGCAGAACATCTTCACTATGCCTCAACAGAACATACGTTGGATTGTGCCGGAAATCATCCGTGCTGCTATTACAACTGGTATGCGCCAGGCACCTTTCTATCCGAACATCATTGCTTCAGACCAATCGATTAATGGTTTGCAGGTAACTATGCCGATGGTAAATATGTCGGATGCTGCTCCCGCTAAGGTAAATGAAGCAGAAACAATTCCTTTGGGAGATGTAAGCTTCGGACAGAAATCAGTTTCTCTGTTCAAAATCGGTAAAGGATTTAAACTTACTGACGAAGTTAAAAACTACGTTTCAATCGATGTATTGGGAATCTATCTCCGTGACTTTGGTATTCAGTTGGGTTATGCTATGGATACTTTGGCAATGGATGTTTTGATGAACGGTAACAAAGCTGATGGTTCTGAATCTGCTCCGGTTATTGGTGTATATGAAACAACCAACGGTATTACTTATAAAGACTTGTTGCATATCTGGGTTCGTGCTGCTCGTATGGGCCGTAACTTTACTACTATGATTGGTGGTGAAGACCAGGCTATCGAAATGTTGAACTTGCCTGAATTTAAAGAACGTCACTCAGGAACTACAGAAGCTACACTGAATATCAAGTCTCCGGTTCCCAACAAGGCTGATTTCTATATTCACCCGGGAACTCCTGACCAGCAGTTGTTGATGGTAGATACCAGTGCTGCCTTGATTAAGCTTACTGCTAAACAGTTGATGCTTGAATCAGAAAGAATCGTATCCAATCAGACTGAAGCTGTATATGCTTCTCTGACTACAGGTTTCTCTAAGATGTACCAGGATGCTGTTCTTCTGTTGGCAGCTCACAAGAAATTCTCTGAAGCTGGATTCCCGAGCTTCATGAACATTGACCCATACCTATTGGTTAACTTAGAATAATATCCGGGATTTCTTCATTGTATTTTTGTCTAATTTCTCCCCGAACAGTTTCAATCCATTCTGTTCGGGGTTTTATATTATAACCTAAAATAAAATAAAATAAAAGATTATGGCTACTACTTATATTGTAACAGTTGGAACTAATGCCTACAGTTTTAACGACCAGGTAACAGGTATTTCAATTGCAAAAGGCGAAGAGAGAGAACTTACTGCCCGTCAGTACAGAACAAAACGTATTCAGAAAGCTTTAGTTTCTGGCCACTTGGTTTTAGTTCCGGATAAGAACAAAACTGCCAAGTATACTGCTGAGGATATCGAAAAGCTTGACAAGAAGCTAGCTGCTCAGTTTGCAAAGGGTATGGAAATCAGTAAGATTGCCAAAGCTTATTCACTTGAAGAAGCTAAGCTGATTGCTAAGAAACATGAAATCGAAGCTGATCCGAAAGATACCGTAAAAGATATCCTTGAAGTTTTACTTGAAGATTTCGAAGAAAACAAAGAATAAACAAATCCGAATATAAATGAAAAAGAATCTAGACTTCACATATGTAACATCAGGTCTGGAAGTTTCATTTAGAGTATTAACCAAAGTCCCGGCCAAATCCATTTTTGACTGGGACTTTGGCGATGATAAGGGAGAGGTTTTCAATGGTGGAAGACATCAATCTTACTCTTATGAGAAGTCTGGATTTTATGATGTAACACTACATGTCACTAACTCTGATGGATTAGATTTGACTTGTACTCGAACCGTAGTTGTATGTAATTATGGGCATACTACTCTTCAGGATACCATCTACAATTTAATAGATAGGTATATTCCCAAAGAATTGCATGAGAGTATGACCATAGAAGATAAAACTGCATACATCACTAAATGGCAATTATATATCTTCCCACTAGTAAATCATACTATACCACCAGATAAATATAATGATGAATTATGGTATGAGGGACTAGAAAACCAATTAATTATGGAATTGGCAGTATGGGATTATCTCAATATACAAATACAAAATATACTGTTGGTTGCAGGAAATAGTTTTAGAGAAATTATCTCCACTGAATCTCATGGACCAGACCAAGATGGTGATTCACCTGGAGAACATGCTAGAGGAGATAGGATAAAACAAATTACTACGGGTCCTACTGAGGTACAGTATTATGATAAGATATCCGAAAGTATATCTAGCTTATGGAGTACTTATTCAAAGATGATCCAACCTGGAGGATATATGGATGAATTGAGAAAGAATCTATGTATGCTGGCATCTAGGTTGGAGATATACTTACCATTCTGTGATCAAATCGAACGGTTAGTAGTACCAAGAGTAGTAAATCATCGAAAACCAACTCCCTTGGGAGGACCTAATCCAACAGCTCCTCTCAATAAAGCAAGTAAACCTTCGTTAACCATAATAGATAAGAAATCATGACAAAAGAACCTTGGAGAATGGTTAAGAACCCTTCTTGGAATAGGTATAAAAAGATTATCACTGATTTCTTAGACTGGGATGCTGGAAGACAAACAATTACTTGGGCTAAACATGTTAATCAATATCTAAATCATGCTGAGGATGATAGCCCAAGATATTATAATATTCCCATAGAAGCTTTATGCTACTACAATGCTTTTAGGAACTGGCCAATAAATAAAGCCACAGTTTCTGGAGAATTAGATGATGAGAACCTTTCTATACTTATTTCAAAGAATTACATAGAACAAATCGGATATCTCAATCAGGAAGGTTATTGGAACTTTAACTGGTCCGAGGATAGATTTGTTATCAATGGGATATTGTATAAGCCTTCTGGAGATACTCAAGTATCTCAGGCTAAAGATGAAGCTTTGGTATTCTTGGTAATCCTCAAAAGGGATAGAGATACTAAAATCAAATTCGTAGAACAAAATCCATAAAGATATGAAAATGTTAATGTTACGTTTCACCAAGCTTAACAATGTAGAAGGCGATTGGTGGGACAGTAATCTTATAATCTTGAATGGACCTTCTGGAGTTCACATAGAAATGCCTGGTACTGGTAATTCGGCTACTACCATGCAATCTATGACTGGTATGAAGTTCGTATCAAATTACCAAGATTACTTTGGAGAGGTATGGGATAAAGATATACCTCATATAGGCTTTGGCCAAGTTATTAAGTTCAGAGTTAGGAAATTACCTGATTATGCCGTAGTAGTTGGGGATATAGAGGATGGAGGAGATGTTGACCCAGATAATCCAGATGATATCCCAAATGCTTTTGCTGGTAAAGAAAAAGAATACTTCCGTGGTAATAACTCAGAACTGTTATTGGGAAAGAATAAAGTAACACCTTAAAATATATACATATGTACGTTAGTAAATACTACACTTGCGAAGAGATTGACCAACGGCTATTACAGGGTTATTATGATGACTCTTTGGCTCATGGTTTTGTTGGAACTCTTAAAGAGTTCTGGGCATTCTTCTTATCAATTGCAAACAAGGTAGATAAGAAAGAAGGTTGGGATTTGTCAGAAAATAACTTCTCTGATGAATTGCTAGAAAAACTGAATGGAATTGAGGAACATGCTAACTACGTTACTAAAGTTTCTCAACTAGAAAACGATTTGAAATATCAGACTCAAGAACAAGTTGAGAAATATATACATGACTTAGTAGATGGTGCTGATGATGCTTTGGATACATTAAAGGAATTGGCTGAAGCATTAAACAATGACCCAAACTTTGCTACCAATATCACTAACCGATTAACTGAATTACGTACTCAATTAGAAGCTGAGGTAACTAGAGCTAAGAACCGTGAAAACGAATTAGCTTCTCAGATTAAGATTGTGAACGATAACTTGGTTAACTCGGTTAATACGTTGAATGCAACTATCATTAAAGTAGTACAAGATATTACTAGGATGATAGAAGCAATCAATGCTCGTATTCAAAAGGTAGAAGACCGGGTTGGTGATTTGGAAGTAGAAACTGACAATAACTTAACTGAAGCTAAAGAATATGCTAAGGAATTGGTAGATAAGGAAGCTGCTGAACGTAGAGCTGCTGATGAGAAACTGACCGAGGCTGTTCATCAAGTACAGTTAGACCATACTAGGGATATTGCCGACTTAAATAATAAGATTCTAACCGAGGCTTCAGAAAGAGCAAATGCAGATGTAGCATTAGAATCTAAACTGAACACCGAAATCAGTGATCGTAAAACTGCAGACCAAGAACTTGAATCCAAGATTAATGCTGAAGCTGCAGCTCGTACTGCTCAGGATGAAGTATTACACCAACAGATTGTAAAGGAAACTTCTGACCGTCAGAATGCAGATAATGGTTTACAGCAGAACATTACTCAAGAAGCTCAGAACCGTCAGAATGCAGATACTGTACTTCAGAACAATATTGATAACGAGAAAGAAACTCGAATTGCTCAAGATGAAATCCTTGATCATAAGATTGAGGATTTGAAAACTCAGGCCGGTACAGATAAAACCGAATTGCTTGAAAAACTAGAGCAAGAAAAGCAAGAACGTATTGCTGCCGATAAAGACTTAGATAATCGTAAGGTAGATAAAAGAGAAGGTTATTCTCTTACTAAAAATGACTTTACCGATATTCTCAAGGCTAAATTGGAGGGCATTGAAGAACATGCTAATTATATCACAAAAGTATCTCAGCTTATTAATGATGCTGGTTATCAAACTGAAGCAGATCTTCAAGCAGCTATTGAAAAGATTATTGGAGAAGCTCCAGAGGTTCTTGATACTTTGAAGGAGATTGCAGATGCTTTGGGTAATGACCCAAACTTTGCAACTACAATTACCAAGAAATTGGCTGCTATTACCGAACAGTTGAATCAAGAAATTACTAATCGTACAGAAGCTGATGCCCAGGTACAGGCTAATGTAGATAAGGAAGTTTCTGACCGTAAGGAAGCTGATACTGCTCTTGAGGCTAAGTTGAAAGAATACGTTGATAACGAAGTAGATAAAATTACGGGTAACACTGACGGTATTCAAGCTAGTCTGAATAAGGAAATCCAAGATAGAAAAGATGCCGATGCTGCATTACAAGCTGCTATCACTAAGGAAGAAACGGATCGTAAGGCTGCAGATACTGCTTTAGATACTCGAGTAACAGCAAATGCTACCAAGATACAAGAATTGGCATTATCTATTCAGGATGCTGTAAATACTGTTAAGAATGAACTCCAGGCTAAGATAGATGCTTTGCAAACAGAAGTAAATGCTAACAAGGCAAATATCCAACGTAATACTGACAGATTAAATGACCAGATTACTAAGGAAGCTGAAGATTATGCTGAATTAAAAGGCATGGTTAATGCAGAAGCTGAAGCAAGAGCCAATGCTGATACTAATCTTAAGTCTCAGGTAGATAAGGTAAATATCGACTTGAACACTGAGGTTTCAAAGAGAGAAGCTGGTGATACTGGTTTACAGCAGAATATCGATAAGGAGATCTCTGATAGAACTTCAGCAGATACTTTATTAGATAATAAGTTCACTGGCTTGATAAATACTGAATCTACTGCCCGGGCAAATGAAGATGAGAAAATCAATGCTCGAATCGACCAGGAGATTAAAGATCGTAAGGCAGGTGATGATGCTTTAAGCACCAGAATAGATAGCCTCAATAGTGGAGTAACTGGTTCTTTAGATGAGCTCAGGGAGAAAGTAACTAATAACACTACTGCTATTCAAACCGAAGTAGAAAGAGCTAAGGCTGCTGAACAAGCTCTTAAGGATTCTCTGACTACAGCTATGGAAAATCACAAAGATGATTTGGTAGCTATATCTAAAGATATCAATGATGAGGCTCAAAGTAGACTACAAGAAGATACCAAGCTTCAGAATAATATTGATACCGAAACCCTTAATCGTACTCAGGCAGACACTCTGTTAGAGAATAAGATTACTCAGGAAGTATCAGATAGAGTTCAGGCTGTTGAAAACTTGAATGACCGAAAGGTTGATAAAGTAGATGGCAAAGAGCTTTCTTCAAATGACTTTACCGACTTATTAAAAGCTAAGTTAGATAATATCCAGGAATTTGCTAACTACATTACTAAGGTATCTCAATTGGAAAACGATTCTAACTATCAGAATGCCGAACAAGTAGAAGCTGCAATCCAAAAGGTTATTGGTTCTGCTCCTGGAGTATTAGATACTCTAGAAGAGATTGCAAAAGCATTAGGAGATGATCCTAACTTTGCAACTACAATTACTAATAAGCTGACTGAACTTAAGGGTATTATAGATAAGGAAATCTCCGATAGAACTGCAGCTGATGAACAAGTTACTCAGAAGTTTACTGAATTAAGTACTACTCTTAATGCTACAGTAAGTGAACTGAGAACTTTCGTAACAGAAACTCGTTCTGAATTATTAACAAAGGCTCAGGCTCAGGATGAATTAATTGCTAAGAATACTGCTAATATTCAACGTAACCTAGAATTAATTCAGGGATTACAAAGTAATCAGAATACTGGCTACCTTGAAATCAAGGAACTGTTGAATACAGAGATTGAGGCTAGAAAGGCTGAGGATATTCGTATTGAAGCTAAAGTAGATAAGAATACTCAGGACCTTACTACAGAACGTAATGAGCGTATTGCTGCAGATAAAGTTCTCCAGGATAATATTGATGCTGAAGAGGCTGCAAGAATTGCTGCTGATAATGCTCTGGGTAAACGTATAGATAAAGAAATCGAGGATAGAAAAGCAGCTGATACCGCACTTGAGAATAAATTTAATGGTATCACTAACGGCTTAGATGAGCGTATAGATAAAGAAATCGAGGATAGAAAAGCAGCTGATACCGCACTTGAGAATAAATTTAATGGTATCACTAACGGCTTAGATGAGCGTCTTCAGAAAGAAGAAGCAACTTCAAATGCTTTACCCTTAACTATGGTTACGGAAATTGATCCGAACTTGGTTATCAATGGTACTTCTGCTGAAGTAAACTTTAAGAGTTCTGTAAAAGGAGAAGGTAATCTCTATGGAGAACCTATGCCTCGTAAGTTTGCTATCCCTGCTTCTACAGATGCTAAAGCAGGTCTTCAGTCGGCAGCCGATAAGAAGAGATGGAATTCTATGCCCAATGATTATATCACTGGAGCTAGTTATACACCTAAGGCTAGTGTGGTTACTACTAACATAAGTAGAAGTACATATAACTCCGATGAAGGTATACAGAAATCTAATGATTTCACTGTAGATATCCCCGCTTCTACTGCTGAGAAAGCTGGTGTACAAACTGCAGCAGATAAGAAGTTATTTAACTCTATTCCTCAGACTGTAGTAGTTGGAGAAGGAGCAACTTCAGATGCTAATAAAGTTACAGTATCAGTAAACAGAAAAACTGTAAACGAAGGAATATATAAAGATGATAATACTACTTTTGATTTACCAGTAGCTTCAATTACTAAAGCTGGTACTATGTCTGCTGCTGATAAGGTTAAGTTGGATGAAACTTTACCCCAGCAGATTGCTAAGGAAATCCAAGATAGAAAAGATGCAATTGAAGCCTTGAAGAATTCTTCCGAAGCTTCTCTTGCTCAAGAAATCAAGGATAGAAAAGCAGCTGACCAGGCATTAGACACCAAATTTACTCAGGCTATCAAAGAAGAGGCAGATGCTCGTGCTGAATACGACCAGGTTCAGATGCAAAAGATTCAGGAAGAAGAAGAAGCCAGAGCTGCTGCAGATACTGCTCTTGAGAATAAGTTACAAACTAATATCAATAACTTAGAAAAGAAACATGATGCCTTTGTTGCTACGAAAGGTAAAGCTAATGGATTTGCTTCTCTCGATGCAAATGGTACAGTACCGGCTAACCAATTACCTTCATATGTAGATGACATCATCGATGTATATGCTACCTATGATAAATCCGCTACTGGTGAACTTACGAATATCAAATTGTATTCAGATGCAGTTCATCAAAATGCCATCACTGGAGAAGCTGGTAAGATTTATATCAATATCACCAATGGTGAACCTCCTTACCAATTCCGTTGGACAGGTACTATCTTTGCAAGAGCAGATGCTCAGGTACTTATTCTTGGGCAAATTACTGGTACTGCTTTTGATGGTGGTAGAGGTAAAGAATTAGAAAACCAGATTGCTTCTTTGAAGACTAATGGTGCATCCCATTTTTATAACAACACTTACCAAGCAAGTACTGTACGATTGAATTTCAAATGTTGGTTTGGCAACGGTAATGTTCAAGATCATTATTCTCAGATTACTGCTGCTACAGCATCCCAGGCTGGAGTTATGTCTGCTACCGATAAAGTTAAGCTTGACACTACTTTACCTAATCAGATAACTACAGAAACTACAAATCGTACCAATGCAGATAATGCTCTTCTTGCTAAGATTAACAGTTTGCCTGACCATATCTTGGGTAGAGATTTGGAGAACTCGGGTAACATAATTGATCTGATTACTTCTGCTACTAAGTTGTCTATAGCTTACTGGTGGGCAAAAAGAAAAGAGGATGGTAGTTTTGCAGTAAACGAATCTAGACATGCTCTCAATATCCCTGCAGCAACCAAAACTGCTGCTGGTGTAATGACTGCATCCGATAAGACTAACCTTGATAATACAGTACAAGGCCTGGCAAATGAGATTACCGATAGAACTAATGCTATCAATGCTCTTCGTACAGAATTAAAAACTTACGTAGATGGATTGATTGCCGATAATGGTTCAGATATAACTGCCCTGGAAACTAAGGTAAATAACCATATTGCCAATAAATCTAATCCTCATACAGTTACTAAGGCTCAAGTTGATTTGGGTAATGTTAACAATACATCGGATGCAAATAAGCCAGTATCTACTGCTCAGGCTGCTGCTATTGCCGATGCTAAGGCTGCAGGTACTGCTGCTCAAACCTCTATCAATAACCATGCAGGTAGAAAGGATAATCCTCATACAGTAACTAGAGCTCAATTGGGATTGGCAACTACCGACCAGGTAGTATTTGCTAAGACCACGGCTCCTTCTGGTTTCTTCAAAGAATCTTCAGATGTTCGACTCAAATCTAACATTAAGGATTTGAATCATACTCTGGAACAGATTTGCCAGATACCTACTAAGTCCTTTACTATGCTTGGTAAGGAGGATGAGGGAACTATTGCTCAGAACCTCGAAGGCTTAGGATTTGGTAAATATGTGGAAGAAGTTCCAGTAGAGAAATCTACGGTACCTAATCCAGAGGAATTCGAAACCTTGGAAATCAACGGAGAAGAATACGTACTCGTAAAACAAGTTAAATATCACAAGATGTCAACCTTGGCAATCGAGGGTGTTAAACTTCTCTATGATGAAATCAAGGCTTTGAAGGCAGAGATTCAGGAACTTAAAAACAAATAAATCTTATGGGAGAGATAGCAACCTGGAGTGCTGTCAAAAGTAAAGTAGGCCTTGGTAAGACAGGTAATGACTGTCCTACCAAGGCTGAATTGTTAGCACTCGCCTCTACAGGAACGGGGGAAAGTTACGTTGGCTTGGAAATCTCCAATGCTAGTTCCTATGGTAATAACGAAGCTGTTAAACTCGAAGATATTCATAAGGTAACTTATAAGTATACATTCACTTTGAGATACTCCAGTATAAGTTTTGATGCTTTAGGTAACCCCAGTAGTTCTAATTTTGGTTTTGGGTTTACCAGTACGAAGCAGAAATATTGGGATAATGTAGCTAATGGGTCTGCTGTTAGTGTTAATTACGTAATAAACAGTAAACCAAGTTGGATTACTAACTATAGTAATCCGGCAGATGGAAAGCCTTGGAAAGCTTCAGAGAATCTAGATCTAACCTCAAGGTCTGGTAAGGGGTTGGCTACTCAATCTGAATCTGGTAAAACCGTGGAATTCACATTTACCCAGGCAGCAGCATCTCAATCTTGGAGTTATGTTTGGAGTTTATCACCTACCTCTATATTATTTGGGGCTACAGGAGATACTAAAACCTTTACCGTTGCTTCTTACAAGCAAGAATTGAGAAATGGTCATAATTATGGTAACCAAATTGCTTTAACTTATACTAGAGCCAACTCTGGTAGTGTATCTGGAAGTGGTACTTCTGTAACTATGGGTAATAATACTTCTACCAGTACACGAAGTGGTACGGTAACCTTAACCCAAGCTGAAACAGAGAAGAAGTTAACCCTATCTTGTTCTCAGTCGGCAGGTTATAGGACTTACAGTGAGATTACAGCAAGTGGAGGAAGTGTACCCGATATACCTGCAAGTGGAGGAAGTAGAAGTTCATTCTCAAGTATGCCATCATATTCTCAGACTTGGGGATGGAATGGTTCTACAACTGGAGGTGGCACAATTACAAGCGGTGCTAGCATTAGTTATGGTACTGCAGTTAGTGCAGGTTCTTTGGGAACCACGGTTAAATCTAGAACCCTGGTAGGAGCCCTTATTGGTACCTTATCACTAAATGGTAAAACCAAATCTGTAAGTGTACCAGTATACCAGGCAGCGAATTCAATTACCAGTACTACTGATGGTACACCAGTAATAAGCTTATCGGCAAATTCATATTCTATCTCTAATTCAGGAGGTAGTGTTAATATTTATGCCAGTGTAAGTATACCTATTACCAACCATTGGAGTTCAGGGTCAATAAGTGCAGGTTCTTCGAAGAGTGCTACACCTACGGTTAGTGCAAGTGGTACTGGATTTAGTTTGAATTCAGCTAAGACGGTACTTACTGCTACAGAGAACACAGGTACTTCAAGTAGAAGTTGTACAGTAACTGCATCCTATAGTGGGGCAACTACTAAGACCATTAAAGTTACACAGAGTGCTGCTTCAGTATCTTATAAGTATTACTTGGCATTTACTTCCCCTACTGGTTCTAGAAGTAGTTCTAGAACTGGATTATCGGCTTTGGGAGGTAATAACTTTACAGTTGATGTAGCTTATTCTTTTAAGACTAAGGTAATAAACGGTTCTGAAATAAGTACAAGATACCCATTAGCTTTAACTGTAACCTCAAAACCAAGTTGGGTTACAAATGTAGCAATCACAACGTTATCAAGTGATAATGGAAACTATGGGTTAACCTTAACCTTAACAGAGAATACCGTAGAATCAACAAGGTCAGGTACCATTAAATTAAGGCAAGCAGAGAATGATGATAATGGTTGGGAGCTTACAGTCAATATAACTCAGAATGCTGCTACTATAACCTATGATTATGTATTTAGTATATCATAGGTTATATACAACACCAGTATTTATTATATGAGAGACCCTAAAAACTTAATTATTGATTTCCTAAAACCAATAAAATTATGGGAGTAGAAGTAAAAGGTGCTGGCGATGGCGTTGTAATCGCGGACAGAGGCTGTAATGATTGTTATAACCGGAATTCCGGTTGGGGCTCCGTCGGGGGTGCATTGGTAGGTGGTGGCTTTGGTGCTGCTGCAGTTTCCGTATGGGACAAAATCAATGATACCAAAGCTGACATTCAGAAAGTAGAATCTACGGTTCAAGAAGCAAAGGCAGGTATCTACAAAGATATCTCTGATGCTGCTCGTGGAGTTACTCAAGAAATCAGTGGGGTAGCAAAAGATGTTGCCGGTGTTGGTAGAGAAATCCTTAACAACCGTTTCACTACGGAAAGAGGTCTTTGTGATTTGGGCTACAAAACGAATTCGGATATCCGAGATTCTCGTGACCAAATGGGCGCAGGCTTCAACCGTGTTATGGACCGTCTCTGCAACATGGAACACCAACAGTCAGATTGCTGCTGCGAAACCAAAGGTTTGATTAAAGAAGTAAAATCTGACTTGGCTCTTCAGTTGGAACGTTGCTGCTGTGACATCAAGAAGGGCCAACAGGAAATCAAGTGTCTCATCGAGAATACTGCAAAAGACCAGGAGATTGCCCGCCTTAATCGAGTAGTAGATGCTCAGAGAGACCAGAACATTATCAATCAAGTTGTGGCTGCCTTAAAAGGTACAACTACACCGGCTCAGTAATTTTTAATTTGCTGGGATGACTAAAAAGGAGTGCATCTATTTTAGGTGTACTCCTTTTTCGTTTTAACACATTAACTAAGGAATTATGGAACAACAAGAACAACTCACCGAATTTAAGATACAACTAGCATTACCTGCCCCAAATATAGAGGTTGCTCAAGAAGTAGCAAACAAAGCTCAGGTACTCATTAATCAATTTGGATACTATCAATTTCTAAAACTGGTAGACTTCATGCAGAAGAATCCAGGTGCAGTATCATTCGGTTTAAACTTAATGATTATGGAAGAATTGATTTTTCAGAAAGTACAAAAGGGTGATATGATTTTCACCTTAGAGAAAGATCGTCGGTCTGGTTATCCAATCTTTGACCAAGCAAGAGTTTTAAAAGTTGGCGAAAGTAAACCAATGGCCTCAAATGGTAAAGAAGGTTTTGTTAACAGTATCGAATTAGTGATACAAGATTCAATATCTCAAATTACCATTTATTTACCAACTAATGTAAATGAAGGTATTTATAATGGTACCTATTATACGACCAATCTCGATAATATCATTAATGAGGTATCAATGCAGAAACAGAATGCTTTAAATATTTTAAATAACAAAGCCAAATTTGAGGCCGTTGTTTCTGAATGCGATAATATTCTTGGTCTAATTAATAATCGTTCAGAATCACCTCGTAATCCTGCTCCAGATTTCGAAGAATTTAAGTTATCCATGAATGAGAGGTTAACTAACCAAGAAACCCTTTTATTAAGGATTGCTCAGGAGCTGGGATTGGATAAACCTAAACAACAGTAAGAATTATGCCAAGTAAGTCGGTTAATATTACACTATCGACTCCAGTTGGCCCTCTAGAAATATACGTAGATAAACGAGAACAAGCTCGTGCAGAAAGGTTGATTGCTAAAACTCCCAGTATCTTAACCGAAGGCTATGCGAAAGGTACAGAAAAGTTTGGTAATCAACTTCTTCGTATAGTAAGACGAAGTTTGAATACGGGTGTTCCACCACCCGGTACCCATACTTCTTGGCCAAAACATGCTCCAGGTACTGTAAAGAAATATGGGGAGCATACTCTATTACGACTCACGGGTCAATATGCTAAATCCGTTACTGTAGTAAAGACCAAGAATAGAACTTTCGTTGGTTTACCAATTGGAATCAAGAAGATTACCTATACTGGTAAGACTTCAAGAAAGACTTTGAATCAGATAGCTATCATGTTAGAGTATGGTAGCAGAGATGGTAATTTACCACCTCGTCCTCTTTGGAATCCCGCATTTAAGGCTGCTGGTGGAAAAGCTGCCTTACAAAAGGAAATACGAAATGAAGTTAGAAAAGAAATAAGGAAAGTTAAAAATGGCAGCAGACTTTGAAATATCTTCATTATCCGGAACTGGTACTGCAACTATTAGGGTAAAGCCTAAGGCAGTAAACGAAGACATGAATAATATAAAAGAGCAGGTTCTCAAGGTAGTAGTTCAGGGTGTAGAAAGGGAAGTAACTCTGGTACAAAAGGCCGCTCCTAAAATAGTAGAGACCTGGGCAACTTATTTTAGTATCACTCCAGAAACTACTTCCTATACTTTCGATGGTACTAAAAGGGGTGAGACCCTAGAAATAGGTGTATACAGTTACCAACAGAAGTTTATCGATAATAATCCTCAAGATGAATATCGTGCTGTAGATTGGAAAGTTGAAAGCTCCTCAGATTGGTTAGAGGTAACCCAAGAAATTGGAGAAGCTAATGCCGCAGGTAAGCTTACTATCAAAACTAAATCTACTAATCAAGAACATAACCCCAGTAACTATGACCCCTTGGAAAGAACTGCTATAGTTAAGATTATCTCACAGCAAGAACCTAACACTGAGATAGTTTTAAATATAACTCAATCTCCAGGTACTAGAACTACTAAGTATGGCTTTGAACCAACCCCGAATATACCATTCCCAAATCTTGGTCAAAATACTAGTACTGCTCAGATTAGTAATGTAAAGGGTTATCAGTACTACCTTATCAACGGTATTCAAGTTGCTAAATTTATAAAACAATTTAAGATAACCGATATAAGTAAGACAATAGAGGGTCAATTCCCTGGAGGTATTGGTTCTGAACCAATACCCTTTAAAGTATGGCTTACCGATTATCCTTCAAATATTGCTACTCAATGGGTTAGTGAATTAAATTGTGTTGGTCATTTACAAACCATAATAAGTGGTTTTGGAGGTATTCAGGTAACTTATAATGGGTATATTAATGACAATGGCAATCAAAGTGTTCAATTAAATATTAAATTAGGACTTTAATGGTAAACTCAGAAGAAATAGTAGAAAGAACTTTTTATATCTCTCTACTTAGTACAATGTTGGAAATGGGTCTTACCTTAAACCCAGAAGACTTCTTACCTTTGTCTCAAGAAAACGAAAAAAGATTTCAAGAGGCAATCAAAGGTATGAAGAAGTTTATACCACTTTTTGGTATAGGGAATAATCAAGTAAAAGGCCCAAAGACTCTCCCAAGAATAACCATAGAACTACAGGGTTATTATGCTGGAGATATTGGTGTGAATAAATACATCATTGGTGATAAACTTGAGGATGGTAATTACCAAGCTTCAGAGTTTCCTTATGAAACTAAGGATATCACCATAGATGTACATCTAGTTTCTCAAACACAAGCCGATATGAGATTGCTACATACAATCCTATATACTGGCTTACCTGCTAGAGGATATGTGAGACCATACTTCAATGACTTAGAAGAATGGGAAAAGGGCAGGCTTGCTCCCACTGGAAACCTATTCATTGAGATTGGTAATTATTATGACCATCCAGATGTAGAACATGGAATACTTGAGAAGGTATACACTTATGTATGTAAAGACGGTATTCTTCCAGAAAAAGCTTTGGAAGAAGGTACACTTACACCTATCAAGGACATATCAGTTCTCATTGGATTGTTAGAACAAAAAGAAAACGAAATGTTAGAGTTAAAAGTACCTAAGGTATAGGTACAATACTCTAGGGTATAAATTAAACAAGTAATTAACTTTAATCACAATAGAATTATGCCAACTTCACCTCACATTGACTTTAAGTTTAAGAACAACAATGTTCTTCAAACTACTCCCATGTTAGGAGTTTCTTGTGTATTGGCTAGAACTACTAAGGGCCCATACGATGACCCATCAGAAACCATTTCTACTTTCTCTCAGTTCCAAAGAATCTATGGTTCTGAAATTGTACCAGATGGTTCTGTATCAAATATCGAAAAGGCTTTGCAGGGTGGTTCTAAGCTTCGTGTTATTCGAGTACTCGGCAAGGGAGCTGCTCAAGGTACAGTAACTGCTTCTCAGGCTGCGGCAAGAAAAGCTAAAGATTCAGAAGATGGGATTTCAGTTGCTTCTGCTGTACCCGACTCGGCTAAACCCTCTGCTCTGATTACTTTCAAATCAGGTAGTACTACCTATAGTTTTGGATTAGTAACCAAGGGATATGGAGATCCCATTGGTAGTGCAGATACTTTCCAGGTTGGTTTTTATAAGCAAGCTAATACCTTGTATTATAAAATCTATTCGGCTAATGGGCAAGTACTTGAACAGGGTCCAGTAATAACCTACAAAACTGCCGATGATAACAATAATACTTCGGTAGATTACCTTGCTCTTAGTGCATTTGCTAAGAACTCGGAATATATTAAGCCGGTAATTACTGCAGGTTCCTCTTTTGAAAACCTAATTAAGTGGCTTACCGATGATATCGACGGTACTAGGAATGCTATCACTATTACCGTGGGAGATGCTGCACCTTCCGAAACAGAGAAACTGTTTAATGGTACTATCGGTAGTGCAGGTTCCACTCCAACTGCCGAAGAATGGATTGCTTCACTGGACTTGGTAAGAGACTACACGGACTTCTACCAATTGTTTATTTCACATATCTCTCAACACTTGGAACAAGATTCAGAGGTACTCAAAGTATACAAGGCTGCTGCTGATATGGCAAAAGAACTGATGGAATGGGTACTGTATATCGAAGTTCCCAAACACTTAACCCATTATACTCAAGGTACTCAGGCAAGAGATTACAAAGCTCAGGTTACTTGGGTACAGACTTGCCTTGGTACTGTAGGTAACTCTAAGTACATTGCCTACTTTGGTGGTGGACTTAAGTACTACAACGAAAATGGTAATCTTCAGGATTCCGATGTAGTGGGTACTATTGTTGGTTTGGGAGATGCCTCTGCTACTCAATATGGTCCTTGGAAATCCTTTGCAGGTATGAACCGAGGAGTTATTGGGGATGCAGTTGGTCCAGTATGCCCTAACTATGGTTCTCCTTCTCGATATAACGAACTGAACACCCTTGCTCAGAATTATATCAATGAGATGGTAATCAAAGATACCCCAGATGCAGGTAAGCAAACCATGCTATGGCATTGCTTCTCTTCTCAAGTGAAACAGGATTCTGAAAGATTCCTTTCAATTGTAAGATTGAATCTCTATCTGAAGAAGTTCCTTCGCCCGGTACTCAACAAGTATATCGAAGAACCAAACGTTTGGAGTACTTGGAAGAGAATCTGGTTGGAGGTTAAACCTACCTTGGATTCTTTGGTAGACGAAGATGCTATGACCGAGTATACCTGGATGGGTGACCAAGATGCAACTTCTTGGGATGACCTTTCGGTTAATAACGAAGCAGATGCTCGTCAGGGTAAGTACCGTGCTATCCTTAAGTATAAGGATGTAGTTCCTATGCAAGAGGTAACTATGGAGATTGTAATCGATGCAGCTTCTAAGGCAGTATCAATCGTAGAAACAAGTAATAACTTATAAACTCATAACACAATGGGAGCAAAAGTAAAAAACCCACGGAAGAAATTCTTGTGGAGCATCATGTTCCCCAAACACCCTATCAATACTTATCTATTCCAAAGTTGTACTTTGCCAGATATTGAAATTGACCAGGTTGCTCATGGGGACGTCAATAGAGACGTTAAAACTGCAGGTAGGGTTACTATAGGTAATCTTATTGTAGAGAAACTTATGACTACTGCAGGTTCAGACACATGGCTTCATGATTGGCTTTATGCTTGCCAAGACCACATAGTTGGTGGAGGTTTGGTACCAAGCCAATATTGGGAAACGGCTATTGTAAATGAACTTGCCGAAGATGGAGTCTCGGTTCTTAATACCCACGTCTTCGAAGAGGTATGGCCATGTAAGATTACCGGCTTAGACTTGGACAGAATGGCTTCAGAGAATACCATTGAGTCCATAGAGTTCTCAGTTGGTACTGCAGATAAATACTAATTCCTTAGTCTATTTTCACTAAGATTCGGTGGAGGGGTGGGATTCCTGTGATAGGAGCTCACCCCTTTCTTGTTGTTATACGGAGTACTATGAACATTTGTAAACATTAAATATATCAAATTATGGAATTTAGAACATTTAGATTTACCGGACCTTCTGGTTTCGAATATGAAATCAGAGAACAGAATGGTGCTGATGAAGATATCCTCAGTAACCTTTCAGACATGAAGACTTTGATGAACCTTACCAAGTTCATTGCATCAATTGTAATTAGAACTACTGCTACCCCTAATGGGAAATTAACCATAGATGATGCCCTTAACTTACCAGTCAATGACCGTTATGCTATTATCTTCAATTCTCGTATCTTCTCTTTGGGAGAGGAAGTAGAATTCGAATATGATTGGGGCAAAGAGAATGGTGGTAAGATTACTTATGGCCAAGACCTTCATGAGTTCCTTTTCGATTACGGTACTACTCCAACTGTAGAGGATTTAAATCAGAAGCCAGATGCTATCCCTTATTATCCAGAGGGAGTTAGATTGGTAGACCATGAATACACTCTTTCATCTGGCAAGAGAATTAAATTCGATTGTATGACAGGTAAGGGAGAACAAGAGTTCATGAAGTTGCCTTTGGATAAACAAACTAAGAATGCTCCCCTTCTTTGTCGGAACCTTTACTTAGAGGTTGATGGTAGTTGGGAGAAGGTAGAAAACTTTACTCCGTTTACTGCAAAGGATATGGCTGAGATGAGAAAGCATATCTTATCTATGGACCCTATCTTCAAAGGTGAATCCCATATCACTAATCCAACCACCGGAGAAGAAAGAACTTATCCTATAGTTTGGGCACCGAATTTTTTCTACCTGACGGAAGAGTAATGTTAGAGAGTGATTTTGTTTATATCACCAGAGCCGAGATAGCCTTAGACTATTTCGGCTTTTTACGTCTTCCGTACCGAATAAGGAAAATATTCAAGGAAATGGCCGAGCAATATTATAAACAATTAAAGAAAAGAAAGTAAATTATGAATACCAGTAGGAGTATAGTAGAGGTCGGTGTTGCCATGGTTTTAAAAGACCGATTCTCTCAAGAGGCTGGCAAGATATCTGGGTCATTCAGAACAATGATGAATGATATGAATACCTGGAATAGAGGTATACAGATGTCAGCTTCCAATACAATGGACTTCGGAATGCAGCTCGTAGGGGGAATGGCAAGGGCCTATAAATACTCTGCGGGTGTTCAGAATGAAGTTTGGACTGCTTCGAAAATTGCTGGTGCTACCATTGCAGAACAAAGAGAAATGTTACAATTGGCAAAAGATGTCAATGAGATAACTCCTCTTACTGCTTCGGATGTTGCATCAGGACAAAGATACCTGGCTATGGCGGGTAATAAATTCGATGCTATTAAAGAAATGATTGGGCCAGCATCTAAGCTGGCTTCAATCTTTACAATGCCAGTGGGACAGAAAGGTGGTGTAGCTGACTTGATGACCAATATCATGTCAATGTACCAAATCCCAATGGGAGAAGCCGCTAGAGTAACCGATGATTTATATACTGCAGTTACTAATGCAAATATATCTTTAACAGACTTAGCCCAGTCCATATCTTATGCAGGAGCAGATATGGCAACTGCTGGAGTAGACCTTCGGCAAACGGCTGCTGCTATTGGTGTATTGGGTGATATGGGTATACAGGGTTCTATGGCAGGTACCTCACTGGCCAATATGATTCGTTACTTACAGCTCTCTCTTGTTAATCAAAAAAAGAAAGGCTATAACGCTTTAGCAGACTTGGGCTTAAGTCCCGATGAATTCTTCGATGCTCAAGGTAACCTTATAGACCTTTACACTATCTATCAGAAGTTTGCTAAGGCCGCAGTAGATTTACCTTCACGAATCGAAACACCAACCTTCTTCAATATATTCGGAGTTCGAGGTAATCGTGGTATGCTTCCAGTACTTCGAGATATTGCTTCTGGTAGAGATAAGATGGGTAAGATACTTGCTACCTATGACCAAAACATGGGAGCAGTAAACCGACTTAATGAAGAACGTCTTAAAACCGATGCAGGTGTAATTGACCAATTCGAATCAAGTATAGAGAACTTAACCGTTACCGCAGGTGCAGCTTTGGGTAGAATCTTTACCCCAGTACTAAATGTGGGTAACTCTATAATCAAAGTAATTAATTCTATCTCAGAAACTTGGGTTGGAGGTTTTGGTCTTAGAGTAGGAGCTACTGCAGTAGTAGTAGGTACTATTGTTGCAGGATTTAATACTGTAAGAGGTATTATTAGGTCTGTTGGGTATTTACAGACTATTGCTACTGCTTCTACTGAAGGTATGTCTGCTGCAGCAATAAAAACTAATACTCAGTTTGCCATTATGGAAGCACACATGGTAAGGATGGTTAACCTTATGAGAACCATGGTTCAACTCCAAATGATGTCAAGCGGTATCGGTATGAATTCTGCTGGTAGATTTTATAACACTAAAACCGGAAGATATGTTAAGACACCAAATCCTGGAGTACCATTAGCAACTACTATGGCGGGTAATTTAGCTGGAGGGGCTTTAGCTGGAGCAGGTGCCCAAGTTGGTAGTCAAGTGGCTAGGCAAGGTGCTATAAAAGGTTTAACCTCTATAGGTGGTAGACTTATGGGATTACTCGGTGGACCCTGGGGATTAGCAATTACTGTAGGTCTTCCTTTATTAATTGAGGGTATTAGTTACCTTAGTAATTCAGTAGATAGGAATACTGAAGCTCAGAATAAAGAGAAAGAAGACCCAACTACCATTAGAGCCCAGAATGAAGAGAGATTTATTAATGCTGTTAGGTTAGCTATTAAAGAAGGTATGAGAGATTCTCGTATCAATATCTCAGTAGATGGTCAAGCAGTTGGAGATTATGCTCCAGGTTCTCAACAAGATTTTACTGGAGCTGCATTTGTAATGGGAATATAAAACTAAAACACTATGGCTAGAGTATTAAATAAAGCAGCAGGTAAAATTGTTGAAAAGTACAATGACCTTACAAGAGATACGGCAGGTGTTCTTACTGGTCCCCTAAATAAATTATGGAGAGCTCGGATATTACTCAATCGAACTATCTCTACTCTTCCAAAGGATGATTCTCAAAAGGGTAAACTCTATAACCCAAATGGGGTAATCGGAGAAGCTCAAATATCGTCTAAGAATCCTATTCTAAATAAACAACTCCAGGCTAAATGGAGAATGGAATTACAATTCCCAAGGTTAGAAGAAGGTGAAGGAGTAGACCCAGCAAAGGGGAATAAGAATACTACTAATTACAGAAACTTTGAGGCTAAAGCAGAGGTTATATATCAGAATGAAGTAAGGATATATAACATGACTGTTAACCCCACTCAATACATTACCTTACAGAATAGACCTCCAGAAATAGACTTTAGAGGAGAAACCACATGGGCCACCATTAAATCAATGGGTCGCAATGTACCCATGTATCACTTTACTGGAGCTGAAGACATTATTCAATTCAATGTGTCTTGGTACTGTAATGACCCAGAAAATCCAGAAGAGGTAATCAATAAATGTAGGTTATTAGAGGCATGGTCTAAATCTAATGGCTACCAGGCTGCTCCCCCGATTGTTAAGATTGAGTGGGGGGATTCTGGTATATTCGATAACCACAATTATATCCTTACCTCAGCAACTTATACTCTGAAGAACTTTCAGAACGGTTATCGAATAAGGGTACCCGGAAAGCCAGCTACTTTTGGTAATGGTAGGTTATTGCCTGCAGCAGCAACTCAAGAATTGATTTTCAAGAGAGTAAGTGCATATAACTTATCCTATGGAGATTTTATAAATTCCGATTCACTTAAAAAGACAGGAGGTATTAAATATGATTGATGTTAACCAATACCTAAAGGGAGCTAGCCCATATAATAATGCCTATGCTCTGAAATACAACGATGGGGATTATTCCTTAGAAGCTAAACCTCCAGTAGTACCGGAATACTCTAACGATATTCAACATACCGTTAAAGATGGGGAAACCTTGCAGAACATTGCTTTCAGGTACTATGGTGATTCTGGTAAGTGGTACATTATAGCTGAAGCTAATAAGATACTGAATCCTTTTAAGGAATTAGAAATGGGAACTCTAATAAGAATACCGACTTATGGCAGCTAAACAGAAACCTATATTATATAATGGAATGGGTCAACCTTATTTGGCCCTTTTCAATTTTGGAGGTATGCCTATAATGAATCCCATTACAGGTATACCCCTTGGAGCGTATATAAGTACCTGGAGTTATAGATATGATGAAGAAAAAGAAAACTTGGCTACCATTACTTTCGATACGGGTAATCCTGATACTGTAGATATTGCCGAGATTCAAGAGAACCAAAACATTTGTCTTCAATGGGGATATATATACCCTGATGGCCAATTTATATCTGGGCCCATAAAAATAATTAAAGTAAGGGAGTTCGAGGCAGTATTTGATTCTACAGGTACTCATGTAACTATTAAGTGCATTGATTCTTCAGGGGATTTAAGATATCAGCCTGCTTATGTTCATTCGGACATGGAAGGTTATAAATTATCTACCTATTTAGACAATGGTTGTGGGAATGCTACTGGTGTAATCATAGAAATATTTCAGTAATGGAACAACAGATAATAAGTAATAAAGTATACGAGTCACTACAGGTACCCACAGAGAGTACCCGTACTACTACTGGTAAAGTACTCTATGCTAACAAATACAGTGGAGTAGCAGAAGTAGCTATGCCAGAAGACTTGAAAGCTTTAATTGATAGTGACTTTGGATTAGTGGGCAAGAACGTCTTAGTTCAATTAGAACAGAAGATGAAAGGGTATACTAATGGGCCATGGTATGTGGATTCAAGGGATGGTGTTATCTATATACATAATCGGAAATTCCATGAAGAACCGGTATGTACTTATACATATCAAGGAGAGAATGGGGAAGTACTTAGAGTATCTTTTGCTACTCAGAAAATAACTAAAAGAGTTAAAGCAGTATTAGCTCCATCTCTAGACCCAGATAGTAAAGATTTATCGGTATTATCAACTAATATAAATGAGCCAGAGGATAAACCTCCATTAGCTTTAAGACCTCCTGTGGCTCAGGTAGATAACCTTATGGTGTCTAATATTACTGGCAATGGGTTTGAAGATTATAGAAGTCATCCTACTACTCCTACAGAGGTAATGGATGCTTGGGACACTCAGCTTCAGTATAACATGGAAAAAACTGCAGAATATAAAAAGAGAGTAGAAGAGTATGAAGCAGTGGGTCCAGTAGGTGCTTATGAAGCAGGTAAGCAAAGGAGATTTGATGAAATGTCTACCGAAGAAGTACGAGCTACCATTAATCAAGCAGCCAACGAGTTACCTGATGATAAGAAGAATGCCCTTAAACAAGTGCTAAGAAATTCTAAGAATGGTAAAGAATTAGAAGCTAATCTTAAGAAATTATTAGAGTATGAAAGATACCTTTTCGAAGACGAAGATGGTATGGAGTTTATGGTAGAGGAATATGTAGACCCATTAGACTATGACCCAGAAGGCTATGCTTCTAAACAGGCCGGAGCAGGTATAGCTTCTGGTATCAATTTCCAAATGGGAGTACTACCTGCATCAGAAAGAGGGTTCGAAGCTTTAAATAAAGACCCATATACTGAAGTATTATCCGATATGGAAGTTGATACTACTAAGGGTTATGGTCAAGGTCAATATGGTAAGAGGGTTAAGGTAAGACATATGAAAAGGGTAAATCTCAAGGTACCCCTTTATAAACTTTACCATAATTTATTTAGTAGATACGGTGGTGCCGATAAGTATGCTTGGGCAGCTAATGCTAATGCCAATGGTGGTTTAAAGCAAACTGAGAAAAGGTTAGTATGCCAACTTCAGGTAGTAGGTAGACCTATGCTAGCAACTTCTCAAATAATCCGTATAGATAACGTAGGAAAACGTTGGTCAGGGCTTTGGTATATAAAACAATGTACTCATTCTATGGACGCTGGTCAAGGGTATATAACTAATATGGAATTAGTAAAGAACAATTCCAAGTCTGGCTCTGTAACTTCTAAAACTGATTTATCTACTCAAAACATCGTAGCTAATGATGCTAAAGCTAATGCTAAAACTAAAAAGGGGCAAGATAAAAAAGCCCTAAGTACTTCTCAGAATCTTAATCTTAACTTTACTTATAATGAGAAGGTATATTACAATGAGCATTTCTTGAATGATAAGGGAGACATAATTAATATCAAGGGTCAAGCTGAGTTCATTAGAAAGAAAGCTTATTATACTGAAGTAAATGCCGATAATCCCCAAGCCTTGGCAGAGGGTATAGTGTTATCTACAGGTAATACAGTTACCTCTAAGGGTAAGTTAATTCCTGGTAAGATATCGGTTAAACAAATCCAAGTGCCTGAAGATTATGGGGTTAAGTTTAATTATATGGCCATAGCTAATCGGGTATACCGAGACATAGCTAAAAGGCATAAGCGAATTGCAAGTCAAATCTATGTAGAAAAATAAGGGTATGAGTTACGAAACAGCAAAGATAATAACCGACGAAGGCTTAGAGGGTCTTGGTCGGTATTACTCTGTTTATCGGGGCATTGTTATTGATAATGACGATGTAGAGAAACATATGAACAGAGTAAAGGTGTGTGTTCCAGAGGTAATGGGGGGAGTATTTGCTTGGGCATATCCTAAAGGGCAACATGGTTCAATTAGTTCTGGTTTTAAATTCCTAGCTCCTAAAGTGGGGGATACGGTATTTGTTACTTTTGAATTTGGGGACCCAACTAAACCTCTCTGGGAATATCATGGTTGGGGAATGAGTCAAATACCACAACCTCTGGATGGTCCAAATAAAATGGGGATAGTTACTCCCGAAGGAAACCTAATAGTCATAGATGATGATAACGGAGAACTCAATTTACATTTCAATGGGCCTGTAAATGTTCGTTCGGAGAAAGAGATAGTAATAAATGCCGATGGAGATATAAACATATCTTCTGGTGATTCCGTGATACTTAATACTGGAGAAAATGGTGGAGTAATCAATATTTTTCAATTAACCGAAAAATTAAACCAAACCATTAAAGAACTAGAACAACTTCGTAGTATGTTCAATTCTCATGTACACTCAGGTGTAACTACTGGACCCGGTTCTTCAGGTCCTACAGTAACTCAAGTAATTAAACCTTTCTCACAATTCGTTGTAGACGATTATGAAGATAAAACCTGCATACACTAATGGAAAAGAATTACTTTACAGACTTAGTTGGTATAGGTGTAACTTATCCTATCCAACTTACAACTAATGAAAAGGGTGAAAGAGGTTGGTACCCAGTAAATGGAGATTTCAAACTTATCAGAGATAATCTAAGTTCAATATTATACTACATGATAGGTCAGAGATTTCGACAGGAAAACTTTGGTAGTAAATTATGGCAATGTATTGAGGAGCCAAACTCACAAGCCCTGAGTTTTATAATTAAAGAGTTTTTAAAACAAGCCATAGGTGCTTGGGAACAAAGGATAACCTTCCAAAATATCACAGTTACTAGAGTTGATGCAAAAATACACATAGAAGTAACCTATGTAGTAAATGGAACAAATTCTAGTCAGTACCTCGATATCACCTATGACCGGTCAGATAATTCATTAAATACACAATAAATATGGGAATCACAAATAAATGGCTTAACCCATACCAGAGGTCTTATCAACAGATTAAGGCCAAGCTGGTTGAATCCCTTATGGGACTCAAAGACCCTCAAGGTCAGAAACTCATAACGGATTATTCGGAGGGGAACATCTTAATTATCATCCTCTCATTGTTTGCGGCAATTGCCGAAGTACTTCATTACTACGTAGATAACATGGCAAGGGAAACTTTCCTATCTACGGCAAGAAGGTATGATTCGGTAGTTAAACATGGGGCTTTGGTAGATTATCATGCTCGAGCAGCAATTGCTGCTACAGTAGATGTAATCTTATCCAGAAGTATTACTGGTAATTCTATCGGAGCTAAATTAACTATACCTCAAGGTACTCTGTTTACAGATTCTAGTGGTAATTCCTGGTTATCTGCTAGAGACGTAACTTGGTATTCAAATGTAACTACTTGTAAAGTACCTATAGTTCAACACGAGAAGTATACTGCAAGTGCTTTAAATAATATGGTAATACCTACTGGAGATAGAGTTATAATTCATCTGGGTACTCTACCCAATGGTAAGTATTATGAACAAGGTTCTATGTCATTGCAGATAGGTGGGGAAACTTGGGTATTAGTAGATACATTTGCAAAATCCAAACCTACAGACAAACACTTTATGGTTTCAGTAGATGAGGCACTTAATCCTTATATAATGTTTGGGGATGGTACCTTTGGTAAGAAGCCTGCAGCAGGAGCAAAAATAACCAATGTGGTATTCTACTTAACCAATGGTACTCAGGGTAATGTAAAGAGTAATACTATTACTTCTGTACCTTCAGTAATCTCTTCTTCAATTACTGATGCTACCGTAAGTAATGCTTACGATGCCGGAGGTGGTTCAAACTATGAAAACTTTACAATGCTCAAAGAACATATACCTTTGAGTGTAAAGACTTTGGGAGTAGCAATTACCAAAGAGGATTTCGAAAGTTTGGCCATGTTGGTTGATGGGGTAAACAAAGCTAAAGCCGATTATGAATGCGGTAGAAAGCTTACAGTATATATTAGCCCCGATGGTGGAGCTGTTGCTTCTTCTGAATTAATCAATAGGGTATACAATCTATTATCTCAAAGAGCTCCTATGACCACATGGTTGAAGGTTAAATCTGCAGGCAAGGTTCAGATTATTCTAGAGATGGATGTTACCGGTAAGAAGTCTTATAAGACTGCAGAGATACAAACTCAAATTCTTACATCATTATACAATGCCTATTCTCCAGAGCAAGCTCAGATAGGTGGAAGCGTAAGGTTATCAGATATCTATGCCTTAATAGATAACTTATCAACAGTAGATTACCTTCACCTTACTAAATTCTATATTAAACCTTGGCCTACTACCATTTATGGTAATAAGGAACTAAACCTGGGCCAGTTTAAATTAAACAAGGCAAAGGGTTCTATGACCTACTACATAACCTTCAATTCCTCAACTACCTTTACAGTACGTTCGGTATCAAATGGTTATGTAACTACTGGCTCAGTTGGTAGCTCTATCCAGATTATCGATAAAGCTAATGGTTTTGATTTCTCTTTGGACATTCAGAACAACAGCTATCAATCGGGCTATCGGTATTCTATTACGGTATCAGAACCTAACCATGATTATGAAGACCCCGGTTTTAACTTACCAGTATTCGAAAATGCTTCACAATTGACTTTAACCGTAAAAGAAATTGTATAATGATAAACCTCAAAAATCTAATCGACTTTTTGCCATTCGAGTATAAAGCTCAAGATACATATAAGGTAAATGGCAAAGGCATCTTAGAGAGGTTTCTAGAAATTTGTGGAGAGCATTTTGAAGATTACATTACAAAGGATATTGAGAATATCTTGGACATTATCGATATAGATAAGGCTCCGGATATGTATCTCAATTTCCTTTGGCAATTCCTCGGAGAAATGCCCTTTGCTTATGGGAACACTATAGATGCACAGAAATGGGCAGAGTACTTTAATGGGTTCTACTCCGATGCTAAACTCCAAGAGTTATCTAAGCTTTGGATAATACCAAAGGAGGGACCCTTTACTTTAACCAGTACTCAAGTAAGAAACATCCTGAAGTATTCGATATCTCTTTTTAAAATAAGAGGTACCTCTGAGTTCTTCGAAATAATGATGAGGCTGTATGGGTTAACCTGCGTAGTAACTGACCCTGCAAAGGCTGATAGTTATGATGGTTGGGTAAAAGGTAATCCGCACTTTGACCAGTATTACCATTATGACGATAAGTATACCTATGATAATACTTTCGATTGTTCTCAATGTATACCGGTAACCTTTAGACTTACCGGTCATGGATATACTTCGAACTCGGTAGCTTTCAGAAAATTTAGAGAAGCCGTAGAGGCTTTCTTTAAAAGATTCATACCCTATCATGTATCTTTCGATATTCAATATGGGTTTACCGTAAATGATGGGTATACAATTAAAGCTGAGTTAGTAAATCCAGACCAACCCAATCTTATTACTTCAGAGGTATATGAAGTACCGGTAAAGGTAACTGTAACTTCAGATTGGATAAATGCCGACCTAAGATATCAGATATCCAGTGATAATATAAATTGGGGTTACACTAAACACGAAAGTGGTTCCATTTTTAATATACCCAGAGCAGGTACTTATTATTTTAGAAGTGTGGGAGACCCTACTAAGGTAACTCAAATCACGGTTAATCAAGAATCTTATAATCGAGTATATTCTATTACTTGTGACCCTATTACTGGAAAGATAACTCCTACTAACCTAAAAGTAAGTACAGTAGTAAGGGCAAACGTATCCTATAAGGGTACCCTGAAAACCTGTAATGTACGATTATCCGGTACTGATATGGTGAAAGTCTCTGGCTCAACTTGGGAATTTTCAGAGCCTGGTACCTACATCTTTGAGATTGTAGAGTTCCCAGTAAAGCAAACTTCCTTTGTTGTAACTCGAGAAGAGATTACATATAAGGTAAGATGTACACCTTCTGAATTTAGAGTTGGGGATAAGCAAAGTATCAAGGATGCTACTACCACTCTTACCATCGAATCGAATTACCCAGAATCATTTACTGGTGAACTATATTGTAGGCTAATTGGTGATACTAAGTTGTTTAAGAACGGTGATAAGTTTACTGCTAATAGTTATGGTACTTATAAGTTTAAATGTACACTGGATAAAAGGGAAACCGATGAAGGTGTAGGTATATTCGAAGTAGTATCTGATAAGACTGCAGTATATCGAATTACGGTTAGCCCACCAACAGTTACATTATTCAATGGCTCTGCCAAGACTACCGTAAAGATACAACGTATCTCTGGTAATGGTGATGATTATAGAGTAAGGGTAATTGAAACTGGAGAAACCTTTGATGCTCAGAATGGATATGTATATACTGCAAATAGGGCAGGGACTTATACCTTCCAGTCAGTAGCTTATCCTACTGCTAAGACTACTCTGGTAGTTAATAACTCTCCAGTAGTATATCAGAACAAGTTAAAGATAGTACCTTCGGATGCTACAGACAGTCATTGGAAAGAACCCAACTGGGCATTACCAGAAGATCAGATAGATGATACTTATGCAGTATACCAATTACTGGATGAGAAGTCTGCTTGTAAGTTCCATCTTGAGGAAATGAAAAATGGGGTCAATGTAAGTGGTACTGCTACTTGTGATGAGAATGGGGAAACCTATAACCTTGATGAAGAGATTACTCTTACCAAGGCTGGGACTTATACCTTTGTAGCGGATGATGGTTCTTCTTTAAGATGCCAAGTAATATTGGAAGATTATCCTACAATCATCGAGATTTCTTGTACTCCCCCTTATGCAGAATTAAAGGGGAATGTTAAACAGGTATCTACTTTAATCAAGTGTACTTCTAATAAACCTGACTTCGATAGTCGAATAAGGGAAGTTGGTAAAGTAACTACTTATGACGCAGGTGGTGCTGGTTATGAATTTGTAACTGCACAAGCTGGAGAGTATATATTCGAATCAGTGGTAGATACTTCGAAGAGAACTAAGTTCACCGTAGTAGATGCAGACCTTTTAAGTGTTAGTCCTCAAAAGTTAGAATGGGAACATGATGACCTCTCAGAGAAAACATTTACCATTACAACTTACAGTAATCAATCTTGGCAAATAGTAGAACAATGATAAATTCAACAATCGATAGAATAACAGAGACCACAACTCAGTCTTTATTCAAGACATTCACTGTGGGGATATTGGGAGAGTGTACACAAATCTTGTATGATTTGAGATGGATGATAATTCTTGCAATAATTCTAATCCTATCAGATTTATGGTTTGGGTTATCGGCAAGTAGGTTACAGAAAATCGAAATTCGAAAATCTAGAGCTGGAAGAAGAACTCTAAACAAAATAGTAGATTATATCTGTTATGTTCTACTTGGTGCTGTACTTGGTAAAGCTATTGGGGAACCCTATGGGATGAACCCAATAGTGGTATCAATAACGGTTATGGTAATATGCTACTGTTTCGAAGTGGATAGTATATATGGACACATCTGTGAAATACATGGTATTAAGAAACGGTACAGTATATGGAGAATACTCTTTAAATTGTTAACCTTAAAGTTCAAGGATGTAGGTGAAGCATTTAAGGATATGTCAGAACAAAAGAATCAATTTAAAAATACTAAGGACAATGAAGACGTACTTTAAGTATGAAGGTATTATTAAATCAAAGGAAGCAGCAGAAGCAATTGCTGCTCCTTCTGGTTTAGGACCATTCTGTGGATTTGGCTCAGCTACCATAAATGGTAACAAGTTAGTGGTATCTCCTCAGGGAGTTGCTGGAAGTAAGTATGCCAATGTAATCAAGGATAGGATTATGGCAAGGTATATGGCAAAGGCTTCAGAAGATGGAGAATTGCCAGACGTGAACTTTGGGTGTATTTCAAGAGATGGGTATGTATTTATATCCGATGAACAAACGATTACTATTGAGAACATACAAGGTACCCAAGGTTCAACAGAAGAAGTATTACTCTTTGCAGTACATACTACTATTTCTGAACCAGTAGATAATCCAGTAGACTTCGTAGCTTATTGGAATGAATCTTCCGAAAGCTTTTACACATTGTTCAAAAAGTCTCTGGATATTTATTATCCGATTGCCGAAGAAAATCGTACACCGGATATCATTAATAATGATATATATTCTAATTATGATATGACCTATAGCAATCTTCTAGAGATGGTAGAGAGTGCTTGCCCTTATTACTCTAATAATAAAACTTCCGTTGTTCTTATCGGAGTATATGGTAAGGGTACTGATGCAATGACCAAACGAAATGAGAACTTTGCTATCGTACCCTATCAGGGTAAGTTCCAAGAAATCCCTTATACTACTGCTGCCCAGAGTATGATGAAAGAATCAGTGAAAAGAGTAGAACAGATAAATTCAGGCTTTCCAGTAGTAGATGAATCGGGTACTAAGTTAAATATCAAGCAATACATTGATAGTCAAATTGAGGCTATCAGAAAAGAATTCTCTGAATCTCTGAGTACTGCTAACTTACCAATAGGTTCTATCATCCTTTGGGAAACCGATGTAATACCGGATGGCTGGGCAGAATATACTAAGGCAGCTGGTAGAATAGTTATTGGTTACCAAGCTGGAGGAGTTCAGATTGGAGATGAAGTAATGCTACAGAATGTCGGAGATTACTATACTCCAACTAAAGGCAACTTCCTAATCTCAATTAAAGGCGATGACCTTCCTAAGCATAGGCATGCTCTTGGTGTATCTAAAGGTAAACAAGATAATGCCAATGACTGGGAGAATGTTCGTCCTCAATCTTTCTTTAATAGGGAGACGGGATTGAATGGAGATTTCGGTAGAGGAACTCCTACCAAGGGTATTCAAAATGGTGCTATCGTAGTAAGCTGGAACCTATTAGGGGAATCTTTCTTACAAGAAACTTCGGTAGAAACTTTGGATATTGAGAAATTGCCACCGACTATTACATTACGATATATCCAAAAAATATCATCATAAAGTTGTTATTAGTTATTTAGTAGTATTAAAACTCATGTGTATTATTTGTATTGTTTAAGAGTAAACATTTGTTTACAATCTGTGTTTTGCGTAGTTAAAATCAATTAGGGAGGGGCGTTGGGAAACGCCCCTTTTCTTTTGTGTTAATACTTAAGTTCTTCTTTAGCTCGGTCTTCCCAATATTGTATATCTTGTCTAAGTTCTGATATATATCTCATAGATTCATTAGTCTTAGGCATTTCGAAAAATTCGATAAGCATTATATTAGTTATTCGAGTACTATTTTCAAGCCTTTCCTTGATAAAAGGGGGAGGAGTAATTAATACCTCAAACAAAAGATAGGCATCTGGAGAAAGCTTATCCTTCATATAAGTATACATCATATCAAGCATTTCTGATTTAGCTTTCTCTTCTTCGGTATCATCCTCTAATTCTTTATCATTATCGAATAAGTCATCGAGTTTAAAGAGGCTTTGATTATACTCTGCCTGTTCTCCGTATGCAGAACGAAGCAATTTATTTTTGAATGTACTAAGTGATGCAAGGATTCTTGCTTTAAGATGTTCTTCAGTACATTTACCATAGTATTTGTTGAAAACAAATAACATCTTATCCCAGAAATAAGATTGGATAATATCCGGTGTAAGATTAAACCGTTTATAATCAATCTGTCTGGTAAGGTTTCTAATTACTGGTTTACAGACTTTATAAAGTCTGTTGAAAGTAGCTTCATCATATTCTTGCATAGGTTTTAATCGATGAAGCTCTGAACCGTTATTTCCTTTACTTTTTCCCATGTTTTTAAATATTCGTTATGCAAATATAAGTATTTTTTCTTATATAAAATAATAATATTAAATATTCGGGAGCTTAAGGTAGTGGATTAGTAGTTTCTAGATAGATGTCAACATACTTAGAACTATCTCGGTACTATCAAAATCTATTAGTTTATATAATATTGCAATATAGATATGAAGAAATTTAAAGACAACATCAAGTTCAGTTTTTCTCCTGAGTTTCAGTTCGAGATACTCAGGTTTGTTTTAAAAGATAAGGAAGGAGGATTAGTACTCAAAAGGATTAAATCCAATTACCTGGTTCTCATAGAACACTCCCTTATCTTCGAGGGTATATCAAAATATTTTAAGAAGCAAGGCAGAATGCCCTCCGAGAATATCTTAAAGGAAGTATTAAAAGAGTTACTAGAATCTAAAACCTATGTGGATTTGGTAACTAAAGACGATATACCCAATATCAATAAACTAATAAGTAATCTCTATCATATACCCCTATCGGATTCTGATTACATAAAAGAAAAGATATATCAGTTCTCTACTTATGTTGAGATGAAGAACTTAAATGATTCCTTCGATTTGGATAACTTCGAACAATATGAAGAATACTCAAGGAAAATTGAAAAGGTACTTCAGGAAAGTAAACCTAAGAAAGAGGATGAACCCTTATACATGATTCGGGATATTACCAAGAGACAATTTAGAAGGCAATCAGAGCCCTCAGTTATACCTTGCCCATTTAGGCAGTTGAATGAACTAACTAATGCAGGAGGTTATCCAGAGCATTCGGTTAATGTGATATTGGATAAACCCAAAGCAAAGAAAACATTTTTCATGGTAAACCTTGCAAGAGGTTATCTCAGAATGAAGAAATCAGTATTATATATTGATACAGAAAATGGTCAAGAACAAATCATGGACCGTTTCATTCAATCCAGTATTAATAAAACTAAGAAGGAATTATATTCTGGTGAATATGATAAACTTGAGGCAAAGCACTTAAGGAAACTTGCAAGGTTTGGGGTTGAATTAGTAGTTGAGCGTGTACCAGCAATGATTACTAATACCACCTATATAAGGGAAAAGATAATTCAATCCCGTAATCAAGGGATCGATATTAAAGTTCTTATGGTTGACTACGCTGGTAAGCTTGCATCAATAGCTGGTGATAGAGAAGATTTTGAAAGAATATCTAATGTATATGTAGACCTTCAGAACTTGGCAGAAGAATTACATTTAGACATTATATGGACTGCTCATCACATTACCCGTGAAGGTAAAAAGCATAGGCTTACTCGATATGACGAAAATGATATCTCTGGTTCAATTGCAATTGTTCGTAATGCCCAAGTTATCATGGGTCTTAACTCTACTGAGCAAGAAGAAAAAGATAATATTCTTCGAGCTGAGATAGTAGTACAAAGGGATGGTCTTCCTTCCGGTAGAGCATTATTCAAATGCGATGTCGAAAGGCAAAGATGTACGGAATTTACAAGGGAACAACGTAAACAATATGATGAAGTATATGGTAGTAAGTTGGATGAACAATTTAAAAAGAATACTAACCCGGATGCGGATTCTAAGAAAAGGGAAAGAACTACTGGAGACATTTAGATGTAAGTTGGGTTATCATGAATGGGTAGCTGTTCACTGGACCCGATATAAACAGAGGCCTCGTAAGGCAATCTTTTCTAAGAAAGGTGGGAGAAGAAAAGCCCAGTATTATGAGAAACATTATACGGAATATTGTTGTAATATATGCGGGAAGAAAAGATATGAAAATAACAAACCAGTTTAAATCTAGACTAAGGACATACTTTATTAAACGATTGGGAGCATTCGATTATAAGCACGGATGGTTACGCATTCCCACTTGCCCATATTGCGGGAGAGAACAGAAGTTGGGAGTTAACCTTTCTATGTATAGAACCAATTGTTTTAGATGTAATGCCCATCCTTCTCCTGCTCAACTAATAATGGACATAGAAGGATTTACTGAGTACCATGAACTAATTAATTTTTTGAACAATGGACAATTTGATGAACTACAGTTTAAGGAAGAGAAAATCGAACTTGCCGAAAGTAAGCCAGTATATCTCCCAGATGGATTTAGAAATATTTCGCTCGGAGACAGCCAACTTGCAAAAAGCATTCGTGGATATATCAAGAAACGCGGCTTTAACCTCGAGAAGTTTTCAAGATGTGGTATCGGATATGGAACAATGGGTACGACATATGGGTACCTTATCATCCCGTTTTATTATCGAGGACAACTTAGGTATTACAATGCTCGAAATGTTATCGGAAAAGGACCCAGGTATAATAACCCAGACAAAGACATCACCGGTTTGGGAAAACAGTTTATCATCTTTAATCATGACGCATTGGAGATGTATCGGTCGGTATTCATTTGCGAAGGAGCACTTAATGCTCTCACAATTGGGGATAGAGCAATTGCCACAATGGGCAAAGCTATTAGTCAGTACCAAGTCAATGAACTACTTAAATCCCAATGCCAAAGATATATTATCCTTTTAGACCCCGATGCCAGGTCTTATGCTGTTAATCTCGCACTTAAATTAGTAGCTTATAAAAAAGTCAAGGTAGTATTTCTTCCAGAGGGTTTTGATGTAAATGATTTGGGGAAGAAACAAACACTTAAGCTAGTATATCAAACAAGGTACCAAAGTTATCAAGAACTGATTCAAATCAGAAACTCTTTGGAGTAAGGAGTTCCTATTATATTATAAAATAATATATTTATGCGTGAACCATCTATCCATATAACTAAGTCTAAATTTGAGGAAATATTAAATACACTAGAGGTAGATAATTTCCCAGTTGAGGCTTTTTTTGTTATTGCTCGAAAGGAGGCAATAAATCATAGAGCAGTCTTAGTTTCTAACAATAAGAATACTAAGCGAGTTAATAACATATTACTAGCATCTAAAGGGGACGCTGCCCTCGTTGCTGATATTTTATATGCAACTCGTATAAAATTAAAGCATAGAGGAGTTCGGAAAATAAACGAAAGTAATTCCCGAGAATGGGCAAATTGTAAAAAGCTTGCAGAGATATGTAATACCTTTTGTGAGGATTTTAAACTTGATACCAGAGAAGGTTTTATCAAGTATATAGAGACTGGACTAAAAAGGATGACTGATTATCGTAATGTTATGCAAAGGTTATTATCTATGCAAGAAAACATCACTAATCGAGTAGATGCTGAGATAGAGTTACAAAATTCAGATTTAAAACTTACCAAAGAGATACATGATTACTTTATAGGTAAGATTGCTAAGGCAACTGGTATATATGAATCTTATGAAAATCAACCAGAGAAGTATGTACACTTTGCAAAGGTTGGTGACTTCTTAAAAGAAGAAGGTTGGGATTATAAGACCTTCATCGATGCTCAGTTTGAATCTCTTGCATGGTGCAATGGGTTACCAGATATTGCACAAATGTATACGGATAAATCAATTGAAAGATACAATAAGTATTTATATAAATATAAGAATAAACAACTACTTGAAGGTGAACCAGAAGTTGAAGGTTCCCTTTGGGATAAAATAAGAAAATGATATGAAAGGTTTACAATTTTTCGGAAACAGAGTAGAGGATGCAGCTAATGCTTTTATAGATGTCCTCAAGTATTCAGACCAATCCGTGGATTATCCAGATTTTAAGGATATCGAACCATGGCCTGATGAGATAATTAATATGTTCTATGTGATTTGGAAGAATGCCAAGTTCTCAGAACTAAGTGCCATCATTATGTATACCCAACAGTCTTCTAGATTTGAAGAAATATCAGAATTGATGTTGGGTATTGGTTTGGTAGAGATGAGGCATCTTGACAAGATATCTGATTTCTTACAAAGGGCAGACCCATACGAGGATTACTCTACCATGAATATTAATCCTACAATTGAGATTGGTTCTACTTGGGAACAAGCTTTAAAGATTGCTTTGAATTCTGAAATAGAAACTATTGGTCATTATAAAATGATTCAAAGGGCAATTACTCAATACGAGGAACGTTCTGATTATAATGACGTGAATTATTTCCTTGAGAAATTGATTGCGGATGAGGAGCATCATATGAAACTTCTCAAGGAAGCAATGGGCATGGATAAAGCTACTAAGGGTGTAACTGTAATTATCAAATGAGTAAGCTAATTATTCAGAATGGAAATATGTGCGAACTTGACTTACCTCTTAAGTTCGCACAGAAACTTTATAATGAGTTTGCCATTCGACATCCAAATGCTTTCTACTTACGTACAAGGCAAAGAGGTATGCAGAATTGGGATGGTAAAATTCACTACATTACCAAGACTGGGCAATTTAAAATAGGTTTACTTCCTAAGGTATACGATATGTGTATTGAAATGGGGATTAAACCTAAAGTTGTAGATATGAGACAACCCTTACCTAAAGTCAGTAAAGTAGTTACGAATATAGGTAAATATAAATTAAGACCAGAGCAAGAGAAAGCAGTTAAGTCTGTGATTAATAATCGAGTAGGTGATACACCTTTCCATATTGGTGTATTAGATTACACGGTTAATGCCGGTAAAACTCTTATCATGTCGTCTTTATATTTAACCTATAAGAAGCAGTTAAAGACTTTGCTAATAACTAATGACTCAGATTGGTTAAATCAAGCTAGAGAAGAATTTAAGCAATATCTTCCGGGAGAAGATATCACTTTTGTTCAAGGCAAGGTTTTAAACTGGAGTAACTTTACTATAGGTATGGTTCAATCCATCTCAAGGAATATGAGGTTCTATCAAAAGGAATTATCTCAAATAGATATGGTACTTGTGGATGAGGCTGACCAGGGAGGTAGTAAGCAATATCAGAATGTAATCACCCGACTGTTTAATACCAGAATTCGTATAGGGTTATCTGGTACCATTTATATGAGTAAACTTGCTAAGGATAAGATCAAGAACATGAACCTAGAATGTTTCTTTGGTAAAGTGATTGCTGAGTTTAAACTTAAGGATTCCATCAAGAAGGGTTACTCAACTAAAACTATCGTAAAGATGGTACCCGGTAAACCTTGGTATGGTAATTGGGAATCTGATTGTATATCCTATAAGGAGATATATGATGATTCTATTACTAACAGTTATACTGCTTGGTTAATGGCATATTCCAGATTACGATGGAATATTAATCAAGGCAGATATCCTGCTCTCGTAGTTTGCAAGCATATTGCACATTGTGAAAATCTATATAAATTCTTTAAAAAGAAACTGGGCGATGCCTATAATATTGCCTATGTGCATGTTAATACCAAATCTAAATTAAGACAACAAATAATGAAAGATTTTAGGGACGGCAAAATTGATATCTTGGTATCAACTACAATCATTGCTCGGGGCAAAAACTTTCCTAAGCTAAGGTATTTGCTTAACGCAGCAAGTATGGATAGTCAAGAAAAATCTATTCAGTTCCTTGGTCGTTTGGTAAGAACCGATAAATCGAAAAAGAAAGTGTACCTTGATGACCTTCACTATCCTGGTAATTATTTAGATAGGCATGGAAAACATAGGAAGCAATATTATCAGAGACAAGAATTGAAAGTAATCTTATTAGACAAACTATGGAAGAAACATCCTAACCATAGCCTTATTCAGAGTTAACTAGAAGTACTATGAGTAATTACTTTTCTCCGTAGGAGGAAATAATTACATCCTAATAAGCATACGGGCATTATGAATAAAGATAAAATTATATGTATCAGGGAAGATACTGATGAACGATTAATACAATTACAATCGGAAGGATATAGAATAATACAAATATCCGCATCAGGTATCTACTGCTGGATATTATTAAGGAAACCAAATAACAATAAAAAATTTTATAATGAAACTGATAGACCGAATATTAAATTGGATGAACCCACCTGCCAGTAATCCCAAACATGTATTCAATTGCAGGGATTTGGCATGGGTAACCCCTATTAAACACTGGAGATATACCTCGGATGTTTATACCCATTCATTTAGTTTATATTGGGGATCTGGATTAGAGATCAAATTACAACAAGATACTACTGACCCAGAATCTTGCCCAGAATTATCTAAACTCAGGGAACTATTTATTAATAACATTGGTTATTCATATGTAACCCTAGATGATATTACTAACATATACATTTATAAAGAAAAATGAAATGGCAAAGAAAAAGAAACAACTCCCTGATTTATCAAAACATGATGTACTTACACCAATAGATGTTAGTCAATTGGGTACTAACGGAGATCCATGCTTTGGTATTGGGTATGATTTATCCACTAAAGAATGTAAATTATGCGGAGACTCAGAACTATGTGCGTTCAAGATGTCCCAGAACTTGAACATTACAAGGAAAGAATTAGAACAGAAGAATCAATACAAAGATTTGGATGTATTAGAAGACACGGTTGGTATCAAGAAATACATCCGAGGCTTGATTCGGAAAGGGAAAGACAGAAAAGAGGTTATTACCAAAACCGTTGAGAAATTTGAAGTACCTAGAAAACGTATTAGAGAACTTTATAAAGAGTGTACTAAATAATGAAACCAATAGAGATGATATGGGCTATGTTCAAGGTATACCTTAACAACCCAAACTATTTTGTAAAGCAAGAAGATGTACTTGCTAACATTTGTATGGAAGGTTCTACCGATGTAATCAGAATGTGTAATTCATTGGGAGTACATGTTTCTAGACCCGAGAAATTAACCTTTGGACAACTTTTACGTAAATGTAATATATTATGAACAGATTTAGATTTATCAAAGTAAGGGAGGTAATATCTCCCAACAGAGCAAACCCAAATGATGCTGGGTTAGATTTTTATGTACCAACCAACCTGACTTCAGAGGATATCCATTCTAAGAATGAATTAGATTCAGGAGGGTATGATTTGGATATCCCCTTTAGTGAACATTTCGTACATTTCGTAAGGCATATAGCTTTACAACCTGGGCATAGGATACTTATCCCATCGGGTATCAAAGGTTTGCTAGAACCTCCTGCATCTATGTTAATGGCAGCAAACAAATCTGGTATAGCTACTAAGAAAGGGTTAATCTTTACTGCCGAGATAGTGGATTCCCCTTATGTTGGAGAGATACATATTGGGATATATAACACTTCTCAAGAAATTCAGGTTATCGAGGCTGGTCAAAAGCTGGTACAATTTATTCATGTACCCATTTATATTACCGAGCCAGAGGAGATTCAGCAAGAGGAGTTTTATACTGAATCACAAATGTGGGGAAGCAGAGGAGATAAAGGATTTGGTTCATCTCAAAACATAAGATAGTGGAAGATAATATATTAGGATTCCCAGGATATCATATTACTCGGGAGGGTAAGCTTTATAATAAGGGACATCCCGTAAAGACTTTCTTCCATAAAGGATACGAACGTACTAAACTTAGAAATAATAAGGTATCTAAGAATGTAAAAATACATAGATTAGTAGCAGAAGCCTATATACCTAATCCGAATAATTTACCAGTAGTAATGCACTTAGATGACAACCCTTTGAATAATCGTTTAGAGAACCTTAAATGGGGTACTCAAAAAGATAATGTATATGATGCCATTAATAAGGGTAGGTTGAAATTAAAAGGTATAAATAATCCTATGTATGGAGTAAGTAGAAGAGGTCTATTTGCTCCTCATACTTCATTAACAGTACGTAGTATTCGAAGATTAGAGAGATTGAAATTAAAAGGTAATACTAACAAGTACATAGCTAAAAGGTTGAAGGTTAGTAATGCTACTGTTGGTAATTATCTTAATGGTAAACATTATAAAAGTTAACATTTTGGACATAAGAAATATAAGTGAACCAGTACCTAAAGTAGAAACTAATGGGGTACTATTAAAGATGTATGAATTGGGGTTAGAACAATTGCAGGGATATAGGCAAATAGAACAGTTACCTGATTACCCATTTGATATCAATAATGCAAAGAACCAGGTAATACTCAAGGACTTTATAGGTAGGGTAATTGAAGAACTTACCGAGGGTTTTGAATCTACCGAAGAAGTATTTGAATTATGTCAGAAGAATGGTTGGAATATCGAGATGTTCAATGAAAATGAATGTCAATTGATATTGAATTCTCTTGCTAATGCAAATGAAGAACAAGCAGATGCTTTAGGCTTTTTCTTTACTCTTCTAGTATATTCAAATATACTTCCTGAAGATATTCTTAGCTATAATAAGGCAAAGAACTTATTTGATGTGATGGCTATGGGTGTTAAAGAGTTAGTGGTAAAATATTCCGACTACCAGAATTTATTGAAATTCGATATTATTTGTGAAGAGGATTTTTTTGATGAAGATGGTAAATGGGAACAAATCATCTCTTACATTCCTGGTTTTCATAAGATGAATGAGTTATCACATGAGGCAGAGAAGTTATACTTATGGGAAGTGATATATGAATTGAACAAGGCAAGGAATTTCCTTAAGTCTAGACCTTGGAAACAAACCCAAGTAATGACTAAAGAGATAGACTTCCAGGAATCACTGGTAAAAGCTTTCTACCTATATATGGGATTCCTTGCATTGAATGGGTTCACAGACCAAGGGTTATTCAGTTTATTCTTTAAAAAACAACGTCTCAATAGATGGAGGCAACAAACTAATTATTAACATGTCAGGATGGAACCATAAATTAGAGGGACTTCAACTTAATCCGGAGGAGTCCCTCCATTCGTTAGAATTTGCTACCTCACAAGAAGCATGGGAAAAACTCAATGAGGGATTCCTAAGATTAGAGCCTGCTTTATTTGCAAAGGGGGCTATTGCCAATAGTGGGGTAGCAGTAGTGTATAACGTATTTATAAAGATACGCAATGCCTGGGTAGACCCAGAATTTGATTATGGGAGATGTTTCAATTATAAAGAAACTAAGTGGACTAGCTTATTGAACAATTACATAGATTTTAATAAGCTTGACTTGTTGCGTAGTAAACTGAGAGTACTGAGAAATAAGTACAATCAGAATTACAATATAACTTATATGTTCAATAATCATCATGATAATGGTAAACAATGTCTAATAGCTGCGACTTTTTCAAAACGATTCGGGGAGGACATCCCAGTTATTACAATGGTAGTTCGGGCTTCGGAGATTACCAAGAGGTTAATATTCGATTTCCTATTAATTCAACGAATGTCAGAGTACGTATATGGTCCGGATCAGTCAGTACAAATCAACCTATTCGCGACTCAAATGTACGGAAATGTGGAGACACTTCTAATGTATCATACCCATAAGCCATTGAAGAAGGTACTTAAGGGGGCAGAAGAGAATGCTTGGAATAAGAGAATAAAAGAGATATGGAAGAAATTCCAAAAGGGTACAGAGAAGGAATTCTCTTCATTCAAGGTATTCTTTAGAAGTTTTAAAGTACTCAGACCAGATTTATATGAGGAAACATATAAATCAATGAAAGCAAAAGAATTACTTCTTGAATATGAGGATATAGAATATCCCGAGAATGTAATTTCTTACTCTCAACGTAAAGCCTATAAGAAGAAACTTTTAAAACAAAAGAACAACAATGGAAGTTAGGGAATTTTTAAATCAGAAGCGGATAGGATTAGTAAACAAATTCTATTACCAAGTTTTAGAGATTAAAAAGAACGGTGCAGAACCAGATATACCCTTGTTAATGAAAGAGGTAGAGGATTTTGATAATTTTGTATTTCGCTACTGGCATATGACCTGGGTTAATTCTACAATGTCATATAATTAAATATTTATATAATATGAGGATATATTCTAACAGTTTTGAGTTAATGTCTGAAATGGGCAGAGAACTCAACAGTTATGGTCAAACTGTAAAACCAAAGACCTATCAAAATAAAGTGATTGAAGGTAATGAGGATTTTATTACAAAAGAACTCATTTGCCAACAATATTGTTTAACTTCACTTGGAGACCCAGTATGGTTATTCATATTCTCTCATTCAAAGGAATGGGCAGATGCCGAGTTTAAAGAAAGAATTGGTTGGTATGATTTAAATCCAGGTAAAGCTTGGGAATTGAGAAAAGATTTATGGGAACAGTTTTTGGTGAATGGTAAGTTTGATTACACCTACCCAGAGCGTATTTGGAACTCGTTAGACATTTATGGTAGTACTTCTTTTAACTGTGATTCAGCAATGCAATCAGTTATTGAACTTCTTAAGAGGGATAATGATACTCGTAAAGCAGTACTCCCTATATTCCATGGTACAGATTTAAGATTCCTTGATGGAAGTAAACGTATACCTTGCTCAATGTATTATGATTTCCTTATCCGTCAGAATGGTAAAGGAGAGAAGGTATTACATATTTGCTATCATCAAAGAAGTTCGGACTTTGTACAACATTTCGGTAATGATGTATATCTTGCATGGAGACTCATGCAATATGTAGCTAAAGAGGTAGGAGTAAAACCGGGTTATCTGTATCACACAATCGATTCTCTTCATGCTTATAAGAAAGATTGGACATCATTAGCATCTAATCTGGAAGACTTACAAGAGAAATACTAATAATGAGGGATGTATCTACTACTGGTGGGTATGTCCCTTTTTCTATTTTAAAATATGGAGACACGGTATACAATAATAAAAAACAAGAGAGAGCTTAAGAAACTTATTGATTGTTGTAAAGCTACAGGTTATGCTTGCTGTGACTACGAAACAAATGCAGAACCAATATATAATAAGGGTTTTAAGCCAACTATACTCTCAGTATCCTGGATGCCAGGGTTTGGTGCTTCCATTCCTTTAGACCATTTCGAAACAAAAGATTATACTTCACCGGGTTGGAATTGGAAAAAGATGCTAAAGAAATTTGGGGAAGAGGTAATCGAGAATTATGACATTGTAAAGGTTGCATGGAACTGGAAGTTTGATGACCAGATAAACCAAAAGTATAAAATATTCTATAGGGGTACTTGTTTAGATGGTATGCTTGCAAAATATGTTCTTAATGAGGAAAAACCCCATGACCTAAAATCAATGGTAAGAAGGTATTTGCCTGAGCATGGTAATTATGAGAAACAAGATGCTTTTGATAAAATACCTTGGGATAAAAAAGAATTAGACCCACTTTGCCATTATGGGTGTCAAGATACAGATTATACTCTTAGGTTAATGATATTCTTTGAGAAGAAGTTGGTGGATTTAGGTATGTATTCGGTATTCCGTAATTTATTCATGTGTAATTCACGAGTACTAACATCGGTAGAAAAGGAGGGTTTATATCTAGATACTGAGTTCAATAAAAAGCTTTTGGAAGAATATAAACCAAAAATAGATGCTGCTAGAGACGTAATATACGCTTTGCCAAGAGTAAAGAAATTCGAAAAGAAGTATAACCAAGAAAAGATTGATAAATATATTCAGTCTATTGAAGACGAACTTGAAGAGTTAGATTATAATGACCCAAAAGATAAACGGAAGATTGCATCAAGGGAACAGAAAATCTCAAATATCAAAGCAGGTATATTCACAACTAAAAAGGAACAAGAATTAATAAGGCCCATTAATTTGGGTAGCCCAGTTGATTTACCTGCATTGATGTATTCAGAAGATGGCTTTCATTTTGATGTGATTAAGGATAATGAATCTGGTAAACCAAGTACTGATGAAGAAACTCTTACTAACCTTAGGTTAACGATTAAAAAGCCAGATTCACCAAAGGCAATATTCCTTGATAAGCTTCTTGAATTACGAGGGTTAGAGAAAATGTATAAGACCTATATTTATGGATGGTGGGAAAAGGTACAAGATGATTCTAGATTACACGGTAGGTATAATATACATGGTACAGACTCTAATCGGTTTAGTTCTGCAGACCCAAATATGCAGCAGATACCAAAGACATCGGTAGACCCCAATATCAAGAAACAATTAGTTGCTCCTCCGGGATATTTATATATGGCATTTGACTACTCACAGGCAGAGTTAAGAATGATGGCTCATCTATCTGGTGATGAAACATATCTTGATGCTTTTGCAAAGGGGGCTGACCCTCACTTGGGTATAGCAGCAGCAAAATATGGAGTATCAATTGAGGAAGCCTCTAAAATATACGAAGATGAAAATCATCCTGACCATAAATTATGGAAGACTAGAAGAAAACAAGCTAAGCAAATTGCATTCGGTTTGATTTATGGTATTGGAGAAGCTTTACTTGCAGTAAAATTATCCGACCCAAAAGCTGGTATTATAGTTACTAAAGAAGAAGCCCATAAAGAAATGGCGGAGTTCTTTGAGAAACACCCAAAGATACTTAAGTTCAAAGAGAAGCAAGAGAAATTTCTTCGTAAGCATGGGTATTATACCCAGTTATTTGGTACTAAGAGAAGATTACCCCAGATATACTCAAACGACAAACAAGAAGTTGCTTATGCTATTCGTTTGGGACTCAATTTCCCATGTCAAGGTGCTGCAGCAAATATGACCAACTTCGGAGCTATTCTTGTTTATTGGTTAATGCGACAAGGTAAATTACCCCGTATGCTTGAAGTAGCAACTGTTCATGATGCAGCCTATTTTTACTCAAAGCCTGAATATATTAATACTTGGACTGTTTTTAAAATATGGGATATATTGAGAAACCCCAGTACTAAGAAATATTTTGGTTTTCAAGTGGATGATGTAGATATGTCAATGGACTTTACTATTGGTAGGTCAATGGCAGAAGAATTACCTTTTATTCCTGGGTATGATTATAGAAAGATGCTTCAACCAGATTTCTCAGTAGAGGAGTATATGGAAGAACATAAGAAGTATAAGAATGTAATCATTAAGGATTATCCTAAATTGTTTAGTAAAGAGATAAAGCAGTATGAGGAAGATTTTAAAGGGAAACTTAGATTGCATTGGTTGCCCTAATTACCATGTTACCAAGAATGGTAAGGTATATTCTAATTATAAGGGTAAAGGTTGGGTAAAATTATCCCTTAATCGAATTAAAAATAACGGATACGTTATAGTTTCTATTAGGGATACGAATGGATATAGGTATACTTATAACATTCATCAATTAGTAGCATTAGTATATGTACCAAACCCAAATAATCATAAGTATGTATGTCATAAGGATAATATAAGAACTCATAATCATTATAAGAACTTATATTGGGGTACTGCTAAGGAAAATACTCAACAATGTATTAGAGATGGTAGGTTTAAATTTTCAGATACAAAGTTAAGTAGACCCGATATACTTCAATTACTTTATGAGTATGATACTGGTATGATAAAAGCAAAACTTGCTAGGAAGTATGGGATATCACCAATGTTAGTATATAAATATATTAAGAAAAGAAAACGTTATGAAAAAGATTTTGAACGGACCCACAGTATGGAGGGCTAAATGCCCAGTATGTGATTGCGAATTTGAATATGATACCAGTGAAACTTTTGGGGTTTATAATAAATCTGGAGATTATTTTAGGATAGTACAATGTCCTAATTGTAAAACTAATATAAAGTATTCAGATTCAGTATCTACCATTACAGGAGTGAAAAGAGAAGATACTATGTTTACATAAATAATATAAATTTATGGAATTATGGCAACACAGAAAGAGATTGATAATGCAAGTAAGTTAACTGCCCTTACTTATATGGTTGCAGGGTGTTTAGGTTATTCTATCGAAAACTTACTTAAGTACTTAGATGTAGTTAATCTAAGGTTGAGTGGACAAGAAAAAATGTTACTTAACCGATTAAAGACTCAGTTATCTCAAGTACAAACTAATCTTACTACTTTAGAGGGATTAGCTTTTAAAGTAATGGCTACAGATGAGGATGGTAAACTTGCTTATGAAGATGCCACCCATATTTATTGGGCTGCATTTTTAGCATTACTAGATAGAGGTGGTACTGATAACTTATGCGACTTAAGATTAATGGCTTTGGTAGATAAGATAAGCATCTATAAATCTCTTCTTAATTTGCCGGGTATGAAACTCTCTTATCAAATGGCTTTTGCTCAAGTAACTAAAGCAATAAGTAAGGGGGAATTTAGTAAAGAAGACTTTAAAAACCTATTAGAAGTTTATGAAGACGGAACTGAAAAAACTAAAGGTTAAATTTGAAGGTAAACTTATTGAGATTGATATTCAAAAAGAATTATCTATCAATGAGAATATCATTAATTCTCAGCTACGAGAATCTCCTTCTAGTTATTATGTACTTGCTTCCCTGAGAGATAAGTATATAAAAGAAAGAGATGCTCTAGCAAGGGAAAAAGAAGAAGCTTATTCGAATGCCTGGTTATATTATAAGGATGCTAATGAGAGATGGAATAATGAATACGTATCTCATAAGGCAAACCTTAACAAGAAATACTCTTCTATCAATGAAAGGTATTTGAAAGCTGTAGAAAAAGCAAATAAGTTCATAACTATATGTAAAGCCTATGAGAGTCGGGAGAATATACTAAGAACTATTAATGCGAATCTAAGAAAGGGTTAACCCATTGAACTATAAACAATTACTAACTTTTAAAAACAGTATTAGAATATGAATTATTTAATGACATTTATCTCATCTCTTGTAGCTGAGAAATTTAATCAAGAATTACCCGGATGCCCAACAGAAAACCGGGTACTTATTTTATCTCCCAAGGAGGTAAACCAAACTAAATCTGGTTTGATTATCCCTGAACAAGTAAAAGAGGGAGTTCCTCGTAAAGGGGTTGTAGTAAAGAGTGGGGAAATTACTGAAGAATACAAAACCTACCGAGAATTGGTTGCTGTAGGTAGAATAGTTACCTATGGTTTGTATGCAGGTAAAGAACTTGAATTCGAAACGGACAAACTATCCCCTGCTCTCAAACAGCTTTTAGAGAAAAACGTTCTTACCGTATTGAGTATGAACGAAGTAGTTTACTCAGAACCGAATAATTAAAACTAATAATTATGATAAAAGACAAGAAGAAAAAGAAAGTTTCATCAGAGGGTCTTTCTACAAAAGAAAAGATGCTAGCTAGAAAGAAACAGCTAGAATCTAAGGGAAATGGAAGTGGGTTGGTATATCCAAAAGAAGGAACCCTGAGAATGAGAATTAAATCTCCAGGTGATGACCAAGAATTGGGTATCGAAATTATTCAATTCTATCTGGGGGGCAATTTGGGAGGAGTTATATCTCCGGCTACTTTTGATGAACCTTGCCCATTCATGGAGAAATACCAAGAATTGAAAAACTCCAAGGATGAAGATGACAAGAAACTTGCCAAGAACCTGGTACCAAGAAGAAGATATGTTATCGGTGGTATCATTTACTCAGATGAAAAGGGTAGTAAGGTAGATTACGAAGGCAAAGATAAGGGAGTTTTAGTTCCTCGCTCAGTATACCAGGATATCATTGACCTTTACCTTGATGAAGATGAGGCAGGTGATATGACCGACCCAAAAACTGGTTACGATATTAAGGTAATTCGTTCTGGGTCTGGTAAACTAGACACTACCTATTCTGCCCGTGCTTGCAAACCAACCAAGTTGGATAAGAAATACCAAGGTACAATTGACCTTGAGGGAATAGTTCGTTCTCAAATCAAATCCTATGATGAGTTGGAAGATTTACTTTCACAGTATCTAAATGAAGACCATGGGGATGACGATGATGATGATAAATCCAAGAAGAAAAAGAAAAAGGGAGTTCACAAAGACCATTATATGGAAGATGATGAACCCAAGAAAAAGAAAAGAAAATACAAATCGGATATTTAAGGGTTAGTAATATGGTTTCATTCGAAGGTGGTAATTAGATTCGTTCTGTTATCACCTTCTTTAGTTTAAAGACATTACATTATGGCAAAGAAATCTAAGGTTGGTTTAAAAGTACCAACAGCAAATGAGATGGCAAAGAAATATGGAAGTATGATTAAATTAGCTTCAGAAGTTACTGATACCGATTTATATATACCATCTACTTTCTTTGCTCTGAACTACTTATTTGGTAAGGGTATTCCTTATGGTAAAATCGTAGAGATTGCTGGAGAAGAATCCTCTGGTAAATCTTTGGTGGCTTATAACTTTGCTTATGCTACTCAACAACTTGGAGGTCATGTGATATGGGTAGATGCTGAACAATCCTGGATGAATTCATGGGCTGAAATTAATGGAGTAGACCCTGCAAGAGTAACCATTGTTAATGATACCCGTATTGAGTATATTGCAGACGTAGTAGCAGACTTAGCAATTTATTTACGTTCTCAATTAACTCACAATGAACCGATACTCTTAGTAATCGATTCCATTGCAGCTACTGACTGTACTGATAATATAGATGCTAAGATGGTTGATGGTAAGGCAGAGATGGGAGGTAGAGCAAAGGCTCTTTATAAATACTTCCGTATCAGAAGTGAATTATTCTACAAACTGGGAGTATCTCAGATATATATTAACCAATTAAGAACTGCTTTGAATGTCGGATTTGGAAAAGATAATACAACAACTACAGGAGGTGCAGCACTTAAGTTCTACGCTTCAATCAGAGCTGCTTTCTATTCAGGAAGGTCTGTTACCATTAAACAAAATGGGAAAGAAAGGAAAGCTGGGAAACTTGTCACTATCAGACTTATTAAAAATAAAGTTGCGCCTCCTCGACCTACAATCAGCAAATGCCCTGTATATTTCAATCCTAAATTCCACGAAGTCGGGTTTGACAGATGCTATGCTTTGGAAGATGTATTGGTAGATACCGATGTAATCGAAAAAACTACTGGTGGGTATAAATTGAAAGGTAAAACTCTTGCAAGAGGGGAAGAGAAATTCCAAAAGCTTTTGGAAGAAGACGATGAACTTCGTAGAAAACTTTTACGGAAAGCCGGAGTAAATACCATAGGTACTACTAAAAAGCAACTGGAGAAAATAGAAACAAATCTATTCCCAGTCGATGGTGTAGAATATGAAAACTATTCAGATTCAGAAGAGGAGGAGGAAGACGATGAATAAGAAAGAGGTAGAAGGTATAGAGAAAGTAATTAAAGAGTATCTTAAGAAAAATTTGAGAATGGAATCTAGGGTTAGGTATCTAGATGCTTATAGCCAACCCGAGAATTATTTAGATGTATATCTTGGAGAGGAAAAGATTCAAGAAGTTTCACTTTATGAATTAGATTTTGGACGATGAGCAAGAAAACAATATTACTGATTGATGGAGAGAATATTCTCCATCAGTCTTTTCATAAGTTCGAAAAACTTAAATCTACCGATGGCAAACCGAGTGGGGCAATATTCGGATTTTTCAAATCTCTACATATGTATCTTACAAGGTTCGAACCGGATGAGGTTTATATTTCATTCGATAATGGTCATTCACCAGTAAGGACGAAGTTATTGCCCAATTACAAGGGACATAGAAAAAATATATCTGTAGATTACGAATCATTGCAAAAGCAAAAGGCAATTATAATGAAAATGCTGGGTATGCTAAGAATTAATTATATCTTCGATAAAAAGAAATCTACAGTATATGAAGGAGATGACTTCTTAGCATACCTTGCAATTAAAAAATTCCAATCCGAGAAAATGATACTTATATCATCAGATAAAGACTTTAACCAGTTGCTATCAAATAACCTGAGGATATATAATCCCAGAAAAGATGAGATGATAAGAATGGATAACTGCAAAGAATTATTCGGTTATCATTCTCATGAAACGGTAGAGTACCTTGCAATGGTTGGAGATACTTCCGATGATATACCAGGGTTCCCGGGTATAGGCCCAGTAAAAGCAAGGAAAATCCTTGATGAGGGTAGAATTGAGAAGTTTATTGCCCAGAGTAAGAACAAAGAATATCTTCAAATATGGAAAAGGAATGAACAGTTAATCGACCTTTTCTGGTTTGTAAGACATAATCCATTGGATAAGTTACCAATTAAGTCAAAGAAGAAGTTTAAGTATGAGAAATTCAAAGAACTTTGTATCGAATACTCTTTAGCATCATTTTTGACAAATGAATTTATAAAACCATTTAAATCATTACATCATGAGTAAGAGAATTATGTTTGTGGGTCCCTCTGGTATAGGGAAAACTACTTTAGCTAAGTATGTAGCTAAGAGAGAAGATCTACCTTTTATTTCTGGTAGTATGTCAGATTTATTACCTGCTACTGAAGGGGTATCACATAATGAAATATTATCCCTCGGTTCGGAGGCAATGTATAAAGCAGATTTTCAACTTCTGAACAAAAGGAATAGGTTATTCAAGGATAGAGAATACTTCGTAACTGATAGGAGTTATGCAGATTTGGCTGCTTATTTTTGGTATAAGCAATCAAGAACTTTACCAGAATGTGAAATGGAACATTTTTTCTGTCAATGTAAGACTTTAATGGAAGATCAATGTGATGTAGCAATCTTCTTACCATTAAATCTAGATACTTATAAGCATTGGTCAATGGAAGATAATGGTAAGAGAATACTTAACAGATTCTTCCAAGTTCAGATATCATCTCTTATGGGGGAATTGCTTGCAAATTGGGAAATACCCACTATTTGTATATCTGAGCTCGATTTAGGTATGAGAACGGAACAAATCAATTACCATTTAGATAGGATATGGGGAAAGAAGTAATAGCAATAGCCTTTTCAGATTTACATATAAATCTATGGGCTAAGTTTAATGAGAACAATCACAGGACCCTGAATAGTTTCAGGGTTTTGTCGATTATACGGAAATTATGTAGAAGGTTTAACTGTCCTGCATTATTTTGTGGAGACTTATTTCATAAGGCCGAAACAATGGACCAAGAATTGGCAGAGATATGTTATAACGAACTAATCGAAGGATTTTGGATATATGCCATATCTGGAAATCATGATATTAAGAAAATAAGTAAGGTTGGTACTAAACCCTTTAGCTGGCTTTATCAAGTAGAGAAGTATGGTATCATGATATTAGATTATGAAAAAACCCAACTATCTTCTACACATAAAGATATTATGGTATATGGGGTTCCTTATATTGATAATAATGTGGGTCTAAGTGAATACTTAAAGAAGTTAGAATTAGATAAAAGTAAAAAGAATATTCTTTTACTACACACCGATTATCCTGGTGCAAAAGATACAGATGGTAGGGAAATAGATTCCGTAGAAAACTTAAATGTGAATGTTCTCAATAAGTTCGATTTAGTATTATGTGGGCATATACACAAACCACAAAGACTATCAAAGAAGGTTTATATGATTGGAGCCCCTAACCATCAGAGGAGAACCGATAGGGGATGTGAATTGGGGTATTGGAAAATCTATGAAGATTTGTCTCTGAAGTTTGTACCTTTGAAAAATTTCCCAAAGTTCATCGATGTAGAAAGGGAAGAGGATATTAATGATGATGGCAATTATTATACGGTAATCCCTCAAAAAGCTAGTACTCCAGTTAATAACAAACATAAGATTACTAAGCAACTTTCTAAGAAGTCTCTAGCAAAGAGATACCTAAGAGAGAAAGGTATTAAAGATGAGGTTAAAACTAATCTATTAATTGAAACACTTAAAAAGGCTGAGTCATGTTAACGTTCTTAAACTTAGAGGCAGAAGGATTTTGTTCAATAGAATCCTTACATCTACAATTAAACCCAACTTGTACCATACTTATCAAGGCCCCAAATGGGAAAGGGAAATCAACTATTCTCTCTGCCTTGGTATGGGCAATATATGGGAAAAACCTAAAGGGTGTTTCTGAGGTAAATACTTGGAAGCAAGTAAGGCCTAAAGATTACAAGGGTACTAAGGTACAAGTATATTTTCAGAAAGATTCTCATACATATAAGATAGTTAGATGTCAAAAGTATGATGAAGTACTTGAGGATGGTGCTAAAGGTAAAGACAGACTTATCTTCATGAAAGATGGGGATATAGTTGATATCAAAGGGAAGGGGAAGATACAGGATTTTATAAACAGAGAGATAGGTTTATCATATACTCTGTTTATGAACTCAATCATGTTTGGTCAGGGTATAAAGAGACTTATACAAGAATCTAATTCGGATAAGAAAAAGATATTCGAAGAAGTATTTGACTTAGAGTTCTTAAACCTTGCTAAAGGCATTGCATTACAAGATAAAAATAACTTGATATCTCAAATAAATGAGGTAGAGCATGAGTCTCAAATGCTTAAGAAAGAATTAGAGGCTAACAAGGAAGCTTACTTCGATATGAGAGATAGAGAAAAATCCTTCAAGCAAAAAATCAAAGAAGAAAGAAGAGAGTTAAGGAAAGATAGAGAAAAGCTAACTAAGCTACTAATTGAAAAACAAAAACAAATCAAGGATGAAGTAGATGCTTCGCTTCAGATAAAGATTAAAAAACAAAATGAACTAATCCTTGATTTGAGGAGTAAGATAAAAGATGCAAAGAATTTATCGAATGTACCCCTTAAGAAAGTAATCAAAGAATTGGTAATACAGTTAGAAGCCGGTCACTACAAACGTGCGTTACGTGATGCTAAATCAATATATAAAGCGTTTTCTGACCTTGACAAATATGATAAAGAGTATCAAGAGGCTTTAGAAAGGTTGGAAGAACTTAGTAGTGTAAATGATAGGTATAATAAATTAAAATCAGACTGTGATGATATTGCTTCTGATATTGCTTCTATTGACGAAGACCTGGCTAAGCTCAAGCAAGAAAAGCTTAAGGTCATGTCTCCAAAGTATAAACAAAAACTTAAGGAGATTAGGAAGAATTTACGGAAGGTTGATGAAGACTTTCACAATAAAGAGTTAGAGTTAGAGAATTATAACTGGTTAATTAATGACCCATTGGGTAATAATGGGATTAAGGCTTACCTATTTGATTCATCACTTGAGTTCTTAAATAAATGCCTCGATAAGTATTCAGAGGTATTGGGATTTAGGATTGAATTTAATATTGATTTGGGTACTGCTAGAAAAGAATTTGTTACTCTTATTGAAAGAGATGGGATGATTATAGATTACGATGAACTATCAGGTGGCGAGAAACAATTGGTCTGTGTAGCAATGGCTTTTGCAATGAATGAGGCTTTAACTGCCTCTAAGGGTATTAACTTAGCATTCCTTGATGAGGTATTTGAATCACTAAGTTCAGATAACATAGAAATAGTTACTTCCTTAATACGTTACATATTCAAAGAAAAAACTTTATTCTTGATAACCCACTTAGATTCTCTTCCTCTAGGTAATACTAAAATTTTGCAAGTGGAAAAGACTCAAGGCCTGAGTAGGTACCAATTACTATAATGGTATATAAAAATACAATACATCATTATATTATGAACTCTAAGAATAAAGGAAATCGATTCGAAAGAAAGATAGGTGCTTGGTTTACAAAATGGACCGGGTACAAATTTGAAAGGAATAGAGCGGGGAGTGGAGCTTGGCATTCAAACAAGGACTCCACTTCCGATTTAACCTGTACTGATGAAAGGCATGCTCATAGATGTAAGATATCCATCGAATGCAAGAATTATAAAGAGATTAAGTTTGAACATCTACTCTTAGGTAATAAGGGATGCGATATATTGAAATTCTGGGAACAAGCTTCTAAGGATGCAAAAAGAGCAAATAAAGTTCCTATACTCTGTATGAGATATAATTCAATGCCCTCAGAAGAATTTTTCTTTGTAGTTGGAAAGAATTTATCTTCAGTATTCTATAAACCCCTATTCGATAAAGCCAATATTATGGTAATTGATGTACCAAAGATAGATGAGATTCTTTATGTATTCATGGCTAGTGACATATTGAAGAATGTAAACTATAAGTTAGTACATAAACAAGCTAAGTTAATTATTAAAAACCGGTAACCTATGAAGAAGCATACCCCATACTCATATTGTATATTTTACCTTGAAAGGAAGTACTGTGATAAAATCAATAAAGAACTCAAAGAAAAGGGGTATGACCAAATCAAGGCAATTATTCCTATGGTAAACGTATTAAGAAAAACCACAAAGGGTAAGATGGTATTCGAAGAAGTACCAGTATTATTCAATTATGGTTTTATGAGAATGCCTACTAAATTAGCATTCTCAAGGCCATTTCTTAATAAGTTACGTAGGAATATATCGGGTATCAGAACTTGGTTACGTAATACTGAGACAATGCACCCAAGAAAGAAAAAGGTAAGGATTGACAATGCCGAAGACTTTGATGATTTTTCTTTAGTGGCTACTTGTAGTAGAAAAGAAGTAAGGCGATTTAAACGTATTGCTAGAGAGAATAAGAAGTTTTCAGTGGATGATTTAGTCAATGTAAAGCCTGGAGATTACTTAGTATTACGGGGTTATCCCTATGAGGGAGTAGATGCTACAGTATTAGAGGTTGACCATCTTTGTAAAAGAGTAAAAGTTCTTATATACCCTGAAATGGGAAGAATGGAAGTATGGTTACCTTTTGACAACGTTATCTATAGTGTATATTTAAATCATGACCCAGATAAGCTTTATGCTAATTCTGGGGAATATGACCCTAATCAGATAACCAATGAAGCAATTGATAGTATAATGAGATATAGGGGAATTTAATGTTATGAACGAAGCTCAACAAAAAGCCTGGAGTTGTTTAATTGATAAAGAACAACAATCATTATTCCTTCAACTATCAGAAAGTAAATCTTCATGGGAAGCTGGTGAAATTTTAAAGTTATCTCATTACAAGTATCTTGAAATCCGGGAACGGTCAGAGAAATTCTTTAGGCTATTCTCGGATTTTTTTGAGAAACACACTTCTATTTTTCGACCAGATTGCCCCTGTGAGAGGAATTTCCAAGATTATATGGAGGGATGTTTAGAGAAACGATTAAAAAGAAAAGAAGCAAGCTTATTCACAGGAGACTCGGCTCAATTACTCCCAAAGGTAAACTCTAAAAATATAGAGAGAAACATGAAGAGGTTAAAGGAGTCTGATGATGAATGGGACATAGATACTCTAAGATTAATTCTTGAATTTGATAGGTGGAATAACTTTAGAATACTTCCAAGGATGCTACAACAGCCATCTGCATTTAAAAGGCGGTCGAATAAGAAGGATAAGATATATATCAAATACCTACTTAATAGGGTACCAGATTGGATGCACACTAAACTCAAGGAAAGGTTTAGGTATAAAGTAAAACCAGGAAAGAAAAAGTATTGGGTAGCTTTAATATCTGAGGACCTATATACCGATGGTTATCTATTGTTACCAGTAAGACCTTTGGATGAAGTAGTAGATGAATTCAGTAGATTTTACATGTATGTATTCAAAACTAAAGATGATGCTGATACCTTTGGTTTTATGGTATCTAAGTTTATGATTAAAACCGAATCTGTTAAGCTTGGACAAAAATTCTGGCCAGAGTACCGTTGCTGTGTGGAAAGAGCAGTAAACTATAATCAAGTGAACAACATAGAATTCAATATTAAGAAATTGGATATGGCTTATAACACACATATCAAGAGAAAGCCTAAAAAACCTAAATCCACTGCTGCGAACCGAGCAAAAACCTCGGATTTTTATAAAAATAAATAGAGAAATAAGATAAGATTAAATTATTTATTCTTATATTTGCAAAGAAAATAAATGAATACTTTAAAATATTAATGATATGGCAAAAAAGAGTAGAAAAGACATGAAAGTTCCATCCAAGGAGAAATCAAATTTCCTTGGTGCTTCTGGGAGAAACATGACTTATAAGGATTTAAAGAGAAAGGCTATCATATTAGGGATGCCTTTCCCTGATGCTTGTTCTGCTGGGGTATTTGACTTATTACATTATATCAATGTATCAGAAGAAAAGCCCGATAAATCGTTAATTGATAAATATGACGATTGGATGGATAAGCAATTAGAAAATATTGGGTATTCGAAAGATGACCCATTAAGAAATTCCAGATTAAGGCTTGGGTTTCTCGGAGAAGAAGGGGAAAATGGGCAAAGAAGAACCAAACGAGTTCCTGGGATAAAGAAACCTCGAGAAAAGAAACCACCAAGAGAGAGGGATGAATTTAATCTTATCAAGGGTACAAAGAAATCTTATGTATTTGAATTAACTGCAAAAGGTTTTGAACTTGATAGAGTTATTCGGAGAATGAAAAAGAAATTCCCCGAAGCAAATGAGAAATCTATCAATCTTTGGTATAGAATGGCAAAGAGGAATATAAATGGTAAAACTAAAGGAAAGTAACAACGGACCCATACGACCAGATAGATATTATATATGGACTTGGAGACCAGATACTACCAATAAGATTGTTACTGAAAAGAAATTATATAGGAAACATCTAACCGGTATACCATACTTTACTAGACACCAAGTAAAGGTTACCTTAGTTTATCTTTATGGTGTAGATGTTCTTAAATATATCCATATAATATCTGGGAGGAAACTTATAAAACAAGGCATTAGAGAATTATCCGATATGAATGGTAAACTTCTTAAAAAGGGTAGTACTAAATTCTGGTTTAAGGGTAAATTCGTAAAAGCAAGGAAGTTCATAATGCCAGATGAATATCACATAGATAAACACCGACGAAGAAGATTTATGGTACAAATGCACCGAGTCTTTAAGTCTAAAGGAAAAAAGGAATTCAATGAAAGGTACTCAATCAAACTCTATGGACAACGGCAAGGCATATCTCCCAAGTATACAAGGCAAAAGAGATTACAAATCAATCTTGCTATCCTACAGGATTTACAACAGGCTGAGTCAAGAGGAGAAACATAAATTCAATCTGTTATTCATGCAGTATCCCCCATTGGTAAGTTCATTGGCTTTATATTTAAGAAAGAAGATGAACATCCCAATACAAAAGGTACTATTTATCAAAGCACAAAGGGATATGCTTGAAATATTCGATGAGGCATCACTTAAATTTTTAGGGTATTTGCCTAAAGAAAGGTTTATTAAGAAGTCTCTATTATTTCAAGGGTTTGTTCCATTAGAGAGTATTAAACTTAGAAGGTCTTATGCTTATATAATGACAAATAGGATGATAGAAAATAAAATATGGGTCTACCCAATTCGATTATCCGATAACTATAAAACAATGATAAAAGGGAAATACAAATCCCATACCGAAGTATTTGGGAAGGTGGGTATTCCTGGGATAACTAAAATTAAATATAGCAATGAATAATAACGAAGGTTTTAAAATCACAGCACATCAACCAGCAAACCTATTTGCAGGTAAGAAGTTTAAGATAGTCACTTATCAAGGTGACAAGGAACTTGCCTCTCAGGCAATAACAATTGAATCTCAATTAGAATTAAAGACAACTCTAGATGAGATAAAACAATTCAATATTGCTCAGGAGGAATTAGTAAAATCTGGGTATACTCAGAAATCCATACTGGTAAAGAAACTTATAACAGAGTGATATAAATAAATTATTAACCAACTTAAACATTACGAAAATGGCTAAGAAGAAAAAAGAAGTGGAACTGAAAGAAGTTTCCAGAACAGAAATCAATGGTGCAATCATCATTAAGTACGAAGACGGCTCAGTAAAGATTATCCCTGTTCCTATCATGCTTTCTGCCGAAGAAGCCGAAGACCTTTTTGGTTCTGAATCCGATGACGAGGAAGAAGAAGAAGAAGAGGAAGAATCAGACGATGATGATGATTCCGAAGAGGAAGAAGAAGAGGAATCGGATGATGACGATGAGGAAGATGATGATGATGATGATGATTCCGAAGAGGAAGAAGAAGAGGAAGAACTGACCGGTGAAGAACTTGCCGAAATGGACTTCGAAGAACTTGAGGATGTCTGCGACGACAAAGACCTTGAAACTGACCCAGACGATTACGATGAAGACGACGTCGAAAAACTCCGTAAAGCAATTGCTAAAGAACTCGGTCTCAAATTGCCGGCAAAGAAAGAAACCAAAGGTAAAGGCAAGAAAGGGAAAAAGTAATCTGGTAACTGTATTCAAGATTTAAAAGAAGGTAGGGAAATTTCCCTACCTTTACTATCAACTATTAATAAACGTAGAAGTTTACTTATAATAACCATTAACTTATAAAACATTAAAAATTATGGCAACAAAGAAATCAGACTCCAAGAAGAAAGGGGATAAGGAAAAAGACCCAGAAAAAGAAGCTAAACGTAAAGCTCGTCAAGAGGCACTAAAGAATCGGCCGGCTGAACAACGCCCTAACAGCAAGCAAATCGACGTTATTTCCATTAACGACAAATCCAAGGTAATGAACTTTGGTTATGCCGTTAAGAACAAGGAAGGCTATCAGGGTGTAGTGGTTACTTCTGTATTGGTTACGGATGGCAAACCGGTATCAACTTCAGTTTCATTCGTTCCGGGAACTCTTACCGTTAAGTCTAAGAAAGGACATGGCGTTATTTGTTCTCCGAAAAACAAAAAGGCTAAGGAAGAAGAAGAGGAAGAATCAGAAGATTAATCTAGGCACATCCTAAAATAGCGATTACATATCGTCTGCAATAGTTTAAATTTCATAGAGTAACAACCCCACACTTAGAACGTTGTTCAGCCAAAAGCTCATTGCCTGCGAAGGTAGTGGGCTTTAATTTTTTTATACCCATGGAAGAAGAGAAATTAGCAATTCGAAAGAACATTCGAATACTTGCATTGGATAATCTAATAAATACTTATACTGATGTACTAGAAGATAAAGAATTAAACCTGGGACCAGACGAAAGGGAACTTGCCATCAATATAATAAATGAGGCAAGAGAAATGCTATCAGAAGAAACTCAGGAAGTATCTAACCAAGTAATGCAAAGACCCAAATGGAAAAAGACTTAAGATTATTAGTGGGAAACATTAATCAAACTCTCAGAGAATTAGATTATGTTTCGTACCTTAAAAAGGTAGCTCTTAGTAAGGGTAAGAAAGGAGAATACCAATCCCATAGGTTGAAGAGTAATTATCTGAAAAGAAAACTCATATCTCTTAAAGGAGCCCTGAATAAAAAACTTCATGGGACTTATATTGTTGCCCAATTTAATTTTATAAGGGGGGAACAGAAAGAAACTTTTGAACAAACTTTTACGGACTTATCTCAGAAAGAGGTAGAAGATATACTTCAACTCGAGGCAGTTTTAAAACAATGCAGTTTAGAAATCCTAGAAATTAAAGAAATCCCAACCCAAATTAGGAAGGTATAACTATGGTATTATGTAAATAGGAAATTCAATTATTCACCTAATATAAATGAAAATGGCTAAGAAAACAGAAAAGAAGAGTAAATCGGAATCCAAGACTCTGGAACTCACAAAGGCTAAGAAAGCTTTGGATGCTTACCTTAAAGAGAACAAGTTGGACCCTACTAAGGATTGGACCAAAGACAAGAAACATGGTAAAAAGGTTACCGAACTTGTAAACAAGCTCAATAAGGAAAGAGACAAAGTTGCTGCTGCCTATCCTGAAGCTGACCAAGAGAACAACAAGAAATTGGTAAAACTCCAGGAAAAAGAGAAAAAGGAAAAAGCTGAGAAGAAGGCTGCCAAAGAGAAAAAGGAAAAGAAAGGAAATGGTGGTAAAACAGCTACCAAATACGATTATCCTCTCATCGATGGAAGAGAAATGACTTCGGCTGAGAAGAAAAAATATCGTATGGAGCAAAGAAAACTTGCTTCAGGTAAGGCTCCCAAGGAGGAAAAGGAAACTAAGGAAAAGAAGGAAGAAAAGGTAAAAGAAAAACCGGCTTCCGATAAGAAAGATAAGAAGGCCAAAGACAAGAAGAAAAAGAAGGCCGCTAAAGAAGAAGATTAATAAGAGCACTTTTTACTTTTACTTATCATATTTTTGAGTATTCGTTAATAATGGTAGAAGGCCTGGCAATATAAAAATTGTTCAGGCCTTTTATTTTCTAATTAAGTCGAAAATGGAACAAGAAGTATATAAACCAAAACTTAGAATCACTACACTATCAGAGAATGGTACCCCATTATCCGATAGGTTGGTAGATGCCTATACCGAGATGAATTCAGGTCCAAAGGTACAGCATAACGGTCCCATAAGAGTAGAAGTAACTCTTACTAATAAACAAGATATTGATAACTTCAAAGAATACTTAGATAGGTTATCTGGTACATTGCCTGCTAAGGCACCTAATGTTGGCAGAGGAAGACCTGCAGGGTCTACAACTAAGGAATTGGAATCACCAAGGGAGGACATTCTTGCAGATGTAGAGAAAATGATTGAAGAGGGTAAAAGCCAACAAGATATTATTAAATATCTTAGGGGATTGGGATTTGTATTTATCCTTACTGAGGACTTTCTATTTCACTTTCCTGGATTTGAGTTCAATAAAAAGGATGTGGGAGAAGCAACCGACAATAAGCAATATCCAAATTCATTCTCTTGGATGGCAAGATGTATCAAACGAGCTAAGGACCCAAAAGCAGATAAATTTGACCCAATGGTAATCTTTGGTTTTAGCATTCTTGGGGGACCCTCGAAAAAGATTATCCCATATCTCTATAAGGAAAGGAAGAAACCATTAAGGGCCCAAGTTGGTAAGAACGTAATCTCCTTCTCTCAAGCAGAATTCACTAAACTTCCAAAGTATATGTTAGAATCCGAAAGGATTAAGTTCTCTACTGAACAGAGACAATTGCTTTTAAGTCCCGAAAAGAAGCCTTCTAAATTCTTCCTAAGATGGGTAAACGATGCTATATTTCCAGACTCCATAAAGGAAAAGATGGAAGAAATCAAGAACCGCTAACACTTACCTCCGTATTTATTAAAAGAGTATTTTATATAAAATAATTTTAGTATATTTGCATAAAGAAAATTTAATTATGGACAAGGAAACAAAAGACATCGTAAAGCTCATTGCTGGTATTCAGATTGAATCACTCAACTCAATCAAAGAGGATGTTAAAAATGGGAATGATATTGCCCAAGACTTAATCAAAAAACTCCTTCAGATTGAGGATGACGAAATAATTCGAGCACTAGATGAGCACATTAAATTATACGTAGAAATGGAGAATACTCCTCAACTGATAAATATGCTAAGTGAATACCAAATGCTGGTATGCTCACATATATTATTCAGAATGGAAGATGAATGGGTACACACTAATTCTCAGGGAGTACTTGGTACTTGGGCAATCTTTCAAAGGGCAAATCTCAAATTCCACCCAGAACTAACACTTTTAAAATTAATATAGACATGGAAAAGAACGAATACTTAGAATCAGTAAAAATGAACACTGGAGTCGAAATGATTCCTTGCGAATCCTCTAATATTGAGGGCTTTGGTTATGACTCAAAGAAACAACAACTTTGGGTTGCTTTTAAGGGAAATAGGGTATATCGATATGATAAGGTACCTTACGAGGTTTGCAATGAATTACACCAAGCAGAATCAAAAGGTAAATACCTTGCAAAGAACATTAAAAATAAATTCGAAACTACAGGTTATGAACTCAGAAACTAAATTCATATTGGGCCTGGTAACCATGGGGGCAGTGATTTACTTTATTGGTGAGAATAGAACTCATCAAGTAGAAGTGAGCACTGCTCCTTCTCGTTTTGAAAATCCAATAACCAAGTTAATCTCTCTTCAAGATAGCATGGGTATTAAACCAAAAGAAAGGGAGCAAAAGAAACAATGGTATAAGTATAGGGTAGAAATAGAAACTATTCCAGAAAATCAAATCTATAAGATTGAGAAATCTGGATACCAGCAATATGAAGTTTCTAGATTGGGTGAAACTTATTCCTATGTAACCTACGAATTTACCTCAGACAAGGTAATGACTACTCAAGAAGCCTATGACTTCGTAAAGAAATATCCTGAAAGATGTACAAGGGTACCCAATACATCACAAGATAACATTTACGATAAATATAACGAGGATTATGAAGATTACATAAATGACCCAGAGGATGAAATTAACTATCCTCCAGAAATCTTCGACTTCTTAGCCGATTAACCCGAGCAAATAGAAAATAATTCAAGTAAAATTTTTCTATTTAAAATAAAGTTCTTATATTTGTATCAGAAAAAGAAATTAATCATTTTACTAACATTTTAAATATAGACGTTATGAAAAAGAATGAAACAAAGGTTACTAACCTGGTTGCAACTAAGGTTGCCGAACAACTTGAAGGAATTAAAAATTCTAAGACTGCTAAGGCTTCTGCTCCTAAGGCCAAAAAGACTAAAAAGGAATTGGTACAAGATGCTCAAGAAGCTGCCACTAAGTTTGCCAATGCTAAATTGGTAGAACTCTCTCCTAAAACCAAAACTTCAAAAAAGGAACAGGTTGTCAAGGAAGTTAAGGAACAACAAAAACCCTCCATCATCGAACAGGTAATTTCTAATCGGGAAGTTAAATACGTATACCCTGCCGATGTAGTTGATACACTTGCTCGGAAGAAATGGAGACAACAAACTCGAAACGAACTCCATCGATTGGAACTTGCAATGGCTCGTATCAAAGATACAAACTCTAAGGAATTCAAGGCTGCTGCTAAAGCATACGAGGACTTTAGAAAGAAAGTCCTCAAACCAGAACAAGTTGCATAAACCTTTAATTAACCAGGTGCCCGGGATAATTACCTGGGCATCTCAATTCATACAAAATGGATTACACTATCTTCTCTGATAAAGAGATGCTTAAGCAGGACAAAGAATTGGTAGAATTACATAAACGATGTTGTAAGTCCTATCTAATCCAACATTCACTTAAGCACTCCAAGATTAAGAAGTTCTTTATCGTTTACGATTGGTATATAAATACTGATAATGTAAGGAATTTCTTTTTCAGGCCTATAAATCTTTTCATTCAGGCATTGCTTTTAGGGCAACTTGATGAAATATCCGATTACATTAATCCTAACAAAAATGGAAAACGAAAAAAGAAACGAACCAGAAAAGTATAACGTACTTTATTGCAAAGGCAAATATCAGTATAAATCTAAGTATCCCCAAATAGAAACTAAACATAAGGTTATCTATGCAGGGCCAGTAGAACCAATGGCACCCATCTGGGATAATGTATCAGATATATTAAGGAAATCTGATAGAATTTGTACTGAATCTCGAAGAGAATTAAAGAAGTTAGAGGAACGTTCACAGAATAACCTTTACTTCAAGAAAAATGGTATTACCCATATAATCGTATACAAATGTTTAGAGAAATAGTTAAAGACCTATATATAGGCAAATCGAAGTTAACCATAGAATGTAACCAAAAGGAAATACCCCAAACTACTCTGGTTCAAGACATATTACAGAATACTGGATTTACGGGTAATATGCCCGACTATGGTACCTATGGTAATTTCAAGGATGGGAAATTTGAGATTACTCCAATGATGCCTAAGCATTGCTTATTTATTACTGGAGTACCCAAAGGGGCAATCCTTGATAATTTCAGAGTTAGAAGAACATATTGGTCCTCTTATTATGAAGATGATGTAAGAGGGTACTTATTTCAAATTACAGATGAAAGTATACCTCGTTTAATAATCACAAATTAAATCTATATGGAAGCAATCGATTACGTAAAATTATTTAAGCTCGACCAAGAGAATTATGATTTTAAAAGGGAAGAGTTTATATCCGAATTAGGTAAAGAATTTCTAGATTATTGCCAAACCACTACAATTGGGATAGATAAAAAGACTGGCAATATATACTACTACCGATTTAGGGAAATAGTTAAGAATTTCGAAACTAAATTCTGGGCAATCTCAGAACTTAAAATAGGAGAACCATTAACTCAGAAATTATGGAATGCCTTTTTCGCTACTCAGGTAGTTCCTTTAAGGCAAAGATTATTCCCAAAGGTTCAGAAATTAATCGAAGAGCAAAAGGGGATAACCAATAACCGTAGTAAACAAGACAAAAAACTTACGAACCATAAAAAGGCAAACTATGGCAAGGGAAATCACAGACCTGCATGGGAATAAATTTAAGGTAGGGGATTATAAACTTTGCCTTGATATCCCCATCACTGGGAAAGGTAATTTAGTATTCACCAGGGACCTAATCTCTGGTGAAGCTTTTAATTTATCAGTAAGTAAGAAAAAGTATAAGGGATATTTCTATAACCTATCTTTGAATCTGTATATAAGGTTCGATTTAGAATATATGGGTTATGATGAAAGTTCCGATATCAGAAAATCTAATTTGTATGTCAGAAAAAAGAAATAAGATAGTAAGATTCCCAAGACCTATGGGGACTACTGCAATGGCATTAGAGTATCAGAAACATCCTGATGATACTTTATTGATGAAAATACATAATTATATCATCAATCAATGGCTAATTGGGAATGGTGTATTATGTGGTATCACATACGACATAAATACATTCTCATATCGTATGGGTATAGATATCAATTACATACGTGTATTTATGAGAGATAGGCTATTAAGCTCTAGAATATGGGATAAAGAAAAGGCAGAAGATTTACTACAAGCATTAATGGGAGAACAACTAGCATGGGCTTTGGAAGACCGTATGGAAATAGCCCATCAGGTTAATATCCTAAGAGAATCTCAGGGAGGGAAATACGTACCGTTTATATCTGCCGAGCTGGGAAAGGCCCTTAAATTAAAGCTTGAATCCTCTACATCTCTGCAATCAATAGTACGTAATCTTACTGGAGGAAGTACTACAAATATCTTTGCCCAATTTAATCAACAGAACAACGTAACACAGCAAAATGCAATCACCGTTGAAGAGGCACGTCAAATCGTATTGGAATCACAAAGGGTATTAGATAAACCAGAAGAGGCTAAACTATTGGAGGATAGGTATGACATTAAGTCATTACCCGAAGTAGTTGCTACTAAACAAGAAGGAGTAGATACCAGTAAAGAGGGTCTTAATCTTAATAAAGCAGAGCTAATGCAAATTACTGATGATTATAAGGGAGCTATGTCTTCATTCTCTAAAGAACATCATGAACTACGTAGAGAAATCGAAATGCGTATAGACCCAGACGAAGAAGACCCAGAGTTATATCAATATGAAGACTTTGAGAAAGAAGAAAAAGAGGATGGCTCATTTGCATCTCAATTCCTCCGAAATAGTAAGCTCCCATAGTTATATCCGGATATTGCATATTTAAAAAGAAAGAATTATATTTGCATATCAATTTTAAAATAGACAAAAATATGGAACTACCAAAGACATCTTACAAAGAGACTCGGGTTAACAAGGTTAATCAGGGTACATACTTTAAATTAAAACCAACTGATACTGCTCCAGTATGGGTAAGAGACCATTATGATAAATCATCTAAGACTTATGCTTGCCATAAGTATGATGACTCAAATCACGAAAATTTCTCAAGGGAACAAGGAAAATATACATTATACATTGACTTTACATTTTAATCACATGAACTTATTTAAACGAAAGAGATGCTGTAGTGAACTCATTGCCCTTAAAAATGGCAACTTAATATTCAAATTGAGTAATACTCATATCAATGCTGCTTATAATACTTTACAGGCAATAATGAGGAAATCTGGTATATTCGATGAGAATCTATATTTCGATGTCTATCAGGAATATCGGAAACATTATGCTATATACGACGTAGTACCATCGTTGCTAAGGTATAAGATACCCTTGATATTTTCAGGTAAATACCCAAAGAAACTATTCGATAATCAGTTTACTTTTGAGGAATTAATACCGAATAATTTGGTATATCATAGTTTACCCGAAAATTTTAGATTACCAGAAAGCTTAGAGAAAATTCTTTTAGAAGTAAGAAAAAGGGTATCTGCTTATATAGACCAAGAAGATATATCAGACCAGGGTTATAGGGATTTGGTTCGAATGAATTTCGTAAAACAATGGGATGTATTTAGAAAGGACCCATCTCTTATAGATTGCTATATGGATGCTCAATTAGGCATGCTATATATGTGGGCTAGAGTAGAAAATAAAACAATCGTAAAGAATATAATCGAAAGAACTCAAGATGAACTAGCTCAAGAGTTCTTATCTAAATATCAACAAAATGGAGAATAAAGAGAAATTTGCTTTCCGAAAGGTTAAAATGTCGGAAGGTGTAAAGGTAGAATTTATTAAATTACTTACCTCAGTAGAGACTAAAAATGATGAAGATGTAATTAAAGCTTTTAAAGTTCAATTATCCTCTGGAGTATTAACTTGCCATGCAGAAATGTTATCTAGAACACCAAGCCAGATAATATTTCAAACATCCCAGTTCAGTAAACCCTATAACTTTTATAAAAACTGGGAACTATGGGTATTCTCTAATATCCTGGGTGTATGGACTTTAAATAGGTTTAGGATATGATTACAATGAAAAACCTCCAAGTAGAGGATATAAAAGATGAATGGTTATATAATGCCTTAACACAGGGCATCAAGGAATGTATAACTGCTCCAGTCCTAACTTTGGACCCAACAAAGCCAGAACCAATTAAGAGGGCAGAAATGATACTGGAGAATTTCTCTCAGGAAGATTCTCCAGTAGTAGCTACAGTGATTGCTCCAGGCAATTTCATACAGATGATATTACCGAAACATGAGATACTTCTCTCGGTAATGTTCATCTATAAGGAAAGGAATACCTATGTACAACTTATAATACAAAAACTTGCTTATGAACGAGAAAAGACTACCACCAAGACTAATGGTTCTGCTAGTGGTACTGAAGGGTGAAAAGGTATATAAAGTACCAATTAGGTCAGAGATAGAATTAGACCATCTAAAGGATTTCAATACACTAAGAAGAATCCTTACTCCTTTAGTACAACTATATCATGGAGTAGGTTTTGATACTAGACTTACTTACGATGAATTCAGTATCTTCATTAATGACCTACAACATTTGGGATATGAACGGTTAGATGAATATTCCTCGGGTATACAAGAATTAGTAGAAGCAAAACCCATTACTGAGAATAACCAAGATGTTGAGAAAATACGAAAAGGGTTACTTATCTCTCTTAAATCTCAGGAGTTATCAGAGGTATTAGCTACTAAAATAAAGCAAGCCATACATGAAGTATTTGAAAACGAAAAGAAGAAAGGTGGACTAATGAACAAGGAACCCTCTTTAGAACCTATGGAGAGTTCAATTATAAGAGAGGCTCTATATTTGCTAACTCCCCAATTACCTTAATAATTGAAAGGCAGTCTAATCCACTGCCTTTCATAGCGTGTACACATCCTCAGCCTCCCTAAAAATAAATTAGATATATTTTTCTATAAAAATAAAAATGCTTATATTTGCATATCAATTTTAAAATAGACAAAAATATGAAAACGAACTCAGTAACTTACAATCAAGCAGACGAACTAACTAAGGTAGTTCGCAATTTCTTAGAAAAGAAATCTACATTTGAACTTGACTCTGATGAACAGGGTAGTCTTCTTAATTTCCTAATGGGACTCTTAATCAAACTAGAGGATGATTACAAACTCAATTGCTTGGATATTAATCAGGTACAAATCTATGATACTACCTATTATTCTTTCATTTTCGAATCAATCATAACTGCCGATACTAATCCCTATAAGGGGCAATTAGCATCTGCTGCAGTTCAATTCATGAATGAATTTACCGATAACGATGGGAGGTTCATATCATTCAATCAACTCGATAGAAACAACTGGATTTTCCAACTTAATTTCTCAATCGCATGACAAAGTATAACGTTAGTCCATTAGTTGCTCGGGAGATAGAATTCTCCACGGGCACTATCTTTGGTGGTAGTTGGTGCCGATACTTTATTTCAATCACCCTACATCAATGCTATATAGAAGCAACATGGAAAACCCGTCCTAAAAATGATTTAGACGGGAACAAAGAAATCTTTAACTCTTTACAGGAATATCTAGATTGGTTTGCTAATCTTAAGAAAACTTACGGAAGGAGAATATCCCGTAAACAAATGGTATATGCTGCATACGATGAAACAACACGTACCTTCAGTTACAAACCCTACGAGAATTGGGCTACAAGACGTTCTAAAGAGAAATTAAATAAGCCCAAGGAACCATTATTGGCCGATGAATTATACTAATCCCCCAATCAGTTAATATACCTCAGGGAGTTCAGAAACACTAACATCTGGGCTCCCTTAATTATTGCATATTTAAAATATTATTTCTATATTTGCATAAGAGAAAATAAATATAATTATTAACCGACCTTGAACGGGGTCACAAAACTTATTTCTTATGACAACTATTAACGAAATCTCAAATCACATTATGGGTTACTTTGATGGAACTCTTGATGCTTTTGGTTACACTGCTCAATCAGTTAACGAAATCTCAAATCCGGATGAATCATACATGGGAACTCTCAATCTCCAATTCCGGGATTATCCCATAGACGATGAACAAGATGAGGACATGATATCCCAATATACCAGCATTTATAATGCTATCGAAAAATGGGAATCAGACCACAGGGAAACAGAAATCTTCCAACAACTTGCAGTATCAGAATTATTTAACCAACTAAATAAATAATCACTATGGTAAACTTATATAAATTACTCAACGTACTGGAACAGGGCATGTCTCTGTTCCAACTTAATAAATGGAAAACCGAAGGCATCTGGTATCCAATCACCCAATACAAAAAGGAATCAGATGAAATACAGGTAGTAACTAACCTATTTATTGCTGACCAGGAACAGTACCATATCCAACTATCTGGGAATTATCCAGAAGAATCTGAAGACTGGAACAAGTTTCTAGAGGAAAACCAATGGAAAATCTATCCCTTACTTGCAAACATAATGCAAGTCTTCTTGCCCACAGGGAACTATCAAATATTCTATACTCGATATCCACAGGGATTCATATCCATAATCGCTAAGCCCCATGATAAGTAAAGAACTCAAATCACAATTAAGTATTCTCAAGGAAACTAACCCAGAATATATTCAAACCCTAAAGGATGCCGTTACGGCATCCTATAAGGCAGAACTTCAGGCAATCAAACCCAGTTCTACCGAAGAAGAGGAACAACTCAATATCGAACTCAAGGACATAGTATTAAAAATACTATTTGGGCCTTTCTATAACTATTTCGTATCAGAATACGTAGTATCAGATACTATATGGGAAGAACAGGATAAACTAATCGAGGACTTATATTATTACTTCAAATCATGACACCGTATATTCAACAACAACTTAAAAAGCTATGCGATAATCCAAATTGGTATGACGATATGCTCATCTCATGGGATAAAAATCCAAGAAATCAAAGGGAAGCTATTTATAACTACCTTTCTCATGTACAACTAAATGGGTTACTAGAAAACACTCAGATAGTTTTTACATTCATAGATGGCTACATGAAACCAGCTTTCTATTTCGAAATTCCCAGAGATACCAATAGATATCTTATACTGGGAATCCTCGATGAAGCAGGTTATCTTCATTGCTGCCTATTAGGCCAACCAAAACAAATGTTTAACCCTCAACTCAATTAACATCATGAAACCAACAATAACAGTAAACCAATATCCAATCGGATGGGAATGGATAGACAGAGTACCTCTAGAGGACTTTAACTGGCTAATCGAAATATTCTCTACCATGACCGATAATACTGATACTTATGACTTTGTAGGATATACAGATTCAGAAACCTTACCAGGTCATCAGAAGATATGCTCAGTAGACAAGATACCATTAGCTAACTTCCTAAACGAAGACCAAGGCTACGAATCCGGTATATCAATGTACGGTCACTACATAGCATGTAAATGCTTAGACATATCCTCAGAAAGAGAATACATAAATCAATATACCGATATCCGAATCCTAACTAATGAACTAGAGCCATGCTAACAAAGGGGAAATTCCTGGTATCTTTCGAGGTACCAGGACACACTAAGGAATACACAGAGGGTTTCACCGAGGAAATGGTAATCCCATATAGAACTGAGGAACTAAGGCCATATCTAAGGTACCCCAACCAAGAGATAAACAACAACCACCTCCACTCCGAACACATAAGATTACAGATAAGAGAAATGTTACAAATCCCACTAAGAGATATAACCATAATCGATATAATATCACTACCATGAAAAAGAAAGACCTAATATACATACCCCACCAAGATACTTAGACAGAACGTTTCCCTAATCCGGGCAGTAACAAAAATGATTACACTCTATACCTAAGTGATCCCCAAGCCCAGTATAATAAGTTACTCCGTACCCAACAGAAACTAAGAAACAAAAAGAAATGAATATCATCTATCACATAATCCGAATAATCCTATCAGTAGGAACTATCCTAATCCTCATACGAAATGAGAAAATATACCAAGCCCACAAGCATACCCACCCAACAAACAAAATAAGGTATATCATCTCACAAACCCTAATCCTAACCCTATACACCTCATCACTAATCCTGGTATCCTACACATATAGGATTATACTAAGGTACATATAATAATACTAAAAATTATGAAATCACTAATTCTACTCATCGTAACGATCTGGCTTCTAATCCTAAATGAAGAAGCCTACCTAACAAAGAAATTCATCTACAGAATGAATGTAATCATAATCATTTTAGTATATGCCTTCATACAGGTATACCTAATCGAATAAATACCCACAAGGTACCTGGAATAAATACCGGGTACCTCCCACACTCCCCAACACAAAAATAAAACAAAATCATACTAACGCTAACTAAGGTACAATATCTACCTATCCCCTCTATAACTAATATACCATCTATTAATATAATAATACCTAATACATATACCAAGGTACCTCGCCGGGGGTTTTGGGGATTTAGGCAAACAAGGCTAGGCAAACTTACCTTACTATACAGCCACTCAACTCACTATATAGCCACTATACCATATAGCTCTACTACACACTTTAAAGGCAAACTCAAAAAGGCCTAAAAAGGCAAATAAATCCGACCATTAATGGCCCCTAAATCCGATTGCCTTGAGTACCCTTTATATGTATTATATTATAGATTGCATTCAAGGTAATTCGAAGGTAGGGGATTATATAATACAGATATGTTATGTAGCTTCTATGTATGTAGGTAGTATAGCTTTAGTACATCGTCGATTAATGGCCATCACAATTTACCTTGATTACCTTCACCAAGTTATTATATTATATATTATATAATAAGTATTGGGTTGGGGATTAGGTAAATAGGATATTAGGTTTTAGGGCTAAATGGTTTATAGGATTTAAGGCCTTCAAGGGGCATATTTAGGTAATATTCCTAGTAACTCTGTAATTTATTTGCTTAGTATTTATATTAGCATTAACTTTTGTATTCTAGGACAATTTTGTGATTTAGGGGTACCTAGATTACCGAGAGCCATTGGGTATTATATAATATATAAGCAATAGGGTAGGGAAGGTAAATGGCAATCTCCATTCATGGCCTCAAGGACTAAGGCAAATATAATTCAAGGCCCTTAATAACCTACGAAGGCAATTGAGGTTATTGCATATATAATATATTATATTTATATTTGCATTGTAATAATAACTAATTAAATATAAGACGTATGAAAACAAGTATTTTAACAACTGATTTTAATTTTGCAAAGAGTATTAATCTTTCATTAATTGCTGCACCTGATGCCTATCCTTCTTATCCATCAGGCATGCTAGACTTCATTAAGCCTTACTTACAGAAACTACAGGAGAACACAATCATTCCTGATTACTTAACTCTAGTATCAATCCAAACTATCGATAACCAAGATGCTGGGGTACATATATTAACCTTTATCATCAATGACCCAGAACATTTCGATGACGATGATACTGCTGGCATCACTTGCCTTGAATGCTTACGGGATACCTTTGCCTATGACCCAGAGGTATGCTTTGGTCAGGCACCTAAGGTAAACGAATTCGAAAACCTTTACACAGTAACGGTTCCTTTCACTTGCTAAATCATTAAGGGGTATCCATAACATGGTACCCCTATTAATACATTAAATATAAGACGTATGAAAACAATTAATCAAATTTCAAATCTCATCATCCTTACCCTAGTAAATTACACTAAGGATTATCCATGGGCATCTTACATTGCCAATTCACTTTCACAATTCGATTTGATATTGCCAGAACTAATGCAATCGAAAGCTAAGGAAATATCCATCTACCTTAACACAGATGATTGCCTTATGGAATTCTCATCCGAAATCCCTGACCCAGAGGAAATTGAACCCGATTTTACCTTCAACATCATCGAGTATATAACCTTTCAGGTATACTTCGATTAATTACTTAACCCAAGGGGGCATCTAGCCCCTGTTTTATATTATATACATATGGAACTCAACGAATTACAAAATCGATTAACTAACATCATTACAGGTATCTCTAATCTGGGACCTAGAATCATCCAGGGCATTACTCAAGGCTTTATTAAATACTATATCCCGGACCAAATCTGGGTAATATCCATTACCGATATCGAAGGTATTGAACAAACCGCTATCGAATATTATACCTGGGACGAAGAAAAGGATGGTCCTATACCTGGCATTAAACTTTTCAAGGATCTCAATATATACCTTGAACGAGAATTTTGCGAATACTAACACATTGCCCCAGGCCTAACTTAGGTACCTGGGTTTTTACTTACGCTAACTTAGTAAGCCCTTATAGGCTAATCTATGAAACCCATTTCCCATAGGCTTACCATAGTCTATATATGGCCTTATTGAAATAGGACCAAGGGGTTTTATAGAGGGATATATCTTAAGGGCCTTAATTCTTTATCACCTTAGTCGATTAATGGCCTTATCAATATACAGGTATATAATACACTCTCAAGAGGACAGGCATAAGCCATATAGGAATATCCTTATACATATCCTATATGCCCACTACAAAGCGTGCGAAGATTCTCCTTGTGAACCCCCAAAATTAAGTGCAAAAATTAAGTCCTTTTTAGGGTGCAATAAATTTTTGAATTTATAGATTTTTCACAAAAATAATTTTGAAAATAAAAATATTCATTTTCTCAAAAAATTTTCTTGAAAATGTTTGTATATTAAAATAAAGTCCGTATCTTTGCAATGTGAGAAAAACAAAAAAGATATTTGAAAGATTTTATTTAAAACTTTTTAAGAAAATAATTTTCTAAAAAATTTTGTAGATTAAAAAATAGTTCTTATATTTGCAATACAGAAACGAAATAAATAATACCTTATTAAGATAGTTTAAAAAGTCTTGAAAGTCTATTTGAAAAGGTAATAAAAATAATAAATAATAAAACTTTCAAGCAATTTAATTATGAACAAAGTGAATATAGAAAAAGCAAGTGTAAACAGCAAAGCAAATAAGTTAATAGCTTTAGACGTTTTAAAATCAGTCAAAGAAAAAAATCAAGGACTTTTTAAAACGGCTTTAGGGACAAAAACAGAGATTTATAAAAAAGAATTGTTTTTGGGAGCAAACGAAAAGCAAATAAAATCTTTGAGAAAAAAATTTAGAAATGTTACTTTCAATTTTCTTTCAACTATTGCAACAAATGCAGATAAAAAACTAATTGACGGATTTATAGACTTTTATAAACAAGTCTATGTTTTGAATGATTTTTCTTTTAACTCTATTGCATCAGAGAATACAAAAGAAGAAAAGAAAGCGATTCTTTTAAAAGGTTTAGAAATTGTAAAGAAAAACGCAAAGTAATATGTTATTGAATATATTGTTAGTTGTTGGAATAATTTATTTAATTATTCAAGCTATAAAAGATATAAAAGAAATTTTGAAAGACGATAACGAAAAGTTTGATAACTAAAGCATAGAAATTTAAGGGACAAAGAAATAAAAAATCTTTGTCCCTTAAATTTTATTTATAAATGTTAAATTTAACGGAACCGTACTCCCCTTTTAGTACCACAACTTTCGAAGCTTTCGCATTAAGGGGTACCTTGAAGGCAAATACACATTTTTAGTACCCCACAAAAATCGCTCTTCGTGATAAGGGCATGCCAAGATATCCCACACCACACATGCCCACATAACACACAAAGAAGCCAGAGAATAAAACATCCCTGGCCCTCATCCACCTTATCCATCTGGCAGATTACAATATCAAAGTTCTTTCTATAAACCAAACTTAAAAGAATATGGAAATAATAAACTTTAGATCAGTGGAGAGATCCACCCAAGATGTATCTGTTACCATCAATAGTGGTAACTCTGAGAGATGGAATATCCAATCCCAGAAAACTAAATATGTAAATGGCAAATCGTCCGGAGTTATTGGGGTTGGATATACTGCTAGCATCAATAACTCTGACTATCTTTTAGAAGAAGACAAGAGTAACAATCAGATTCAGATTACGGCATTAGCCGATGGTACTTCTGGGCTTTGTGTACTTACACAAGAAGAATCTGGCAATAAAATAAATCTTAATATTACTACTCCTGAAGAAAAAGAATATTGGGAAATACGTTTTAATCCTATAGCCATCAATGGAATAGACACAAATGCTTTTTTTGTTGCTACTACCAATATTAGTGGCGAAAGTGGATCTATGGCTAATGGTGACAGATATAAGAATTGGATAGTAAATCAAAATAGACATATGATTAATGTCTATATTGCCAGTATATACCCGGGAAATTTCGACATGTTGTCTTGGTCCTGCCTTGATAAGGATGGTAATGCTTTTTCCCCTAATTACAGTATACCCGATAACCAATACTTTACAATAAAAACAACTGGCTTAGGTTCCTATACTCTTAAGAAAATTTCAACTCCCCCTGCTAGCAATGATACTCCTATACTCTCCAGTAGGTTTAACCCCACTAAAAAATATCCATTAGATTTGAATTTTTATTGGGCAAGTCAAAATCCAACTTAATACGGGTATTAAGATAATATCCCAATTATAAAAGCAATTACCCAGAATATAAGAGCCAGTGTATATGCAACAGAATATCTATGCCAGGGATACCAGCAGGTAATATAAGAATCTACTTTTAGTATTTCTGGATGTTCTTCCTCGTATTTTTTATCCTCTTCTCTAGAACTGTATTTATGAAATACATAGAAAGGTAAGAATACGAGGAAGATTATTAGAGCAACTGGGAACAAGAGTAGGAGAAGAATCTCCCACCCTTGCATTGATGTCCCAGCATAATTACCATCTCTGTCAAAAAAGTATCTCATAGTAATCTGTATTTTATGTATCTGATTAATAGATAAATCGGAAATAGAGGTAATATCATCCATACCGAGATGAATAAAACGAGAGAGTGTATTTTGTGAGTATAGGGTAAATAATCCAAGCAAGCCCTTACAAAAAATACAGTGAACGGTAAGCATACCAAATAAATTATTGCTAATACAGTAATCATTGTTCTTTGAGGTATTTGTTAATAATCTTGGTAAGCTTCTTATCAAATTCAATCATCATATCGAAAGCTTTCGAATCTTTCATACTTCCCATCTCCTTATCAAGTAATTCTATGTTTCTCTTAATTGAGAAATAGGCCTTATATGCAAGGAATACTCTTTCATTTTCTTCGGTAAGCGGACGAACTTCTCCCTTTTGCCCATCCAATCTTGGGTATGTATCATCAGGACCCAAGGTTCTTGCAACTTTTACTCGGTTACTGAGCATTGCGAATCCACCTTTTTTATCAATAGATTCCACTGTAACTTTCTCAATGATGGGTCTTCCAGATAATGTGAAGAGAACCTCATCCCCCTCTTTGAGCTTTTTAGCTTCTTTCTTTTCTTTTTTCATATCTATTTTATTTAGAAATTTTCTTTATGCAAATATACGAAATTATTCTTTATTTATTGCATTATCTATTTTATTTTTTATAAATTCATAGGCATTGCCCCGGTAATCCTCTAGCATTTTGTATTCCTGTGGAGATAGAAATATTCCGTTTACTTTAAAAGCATCTCTTAGATGCTCCGGTATAGTGCCCTGGTGAGTGATGTTATTATAACGGATAATGAAAAGCTTCTCTCGGTCTTTATCAATAACTCCCAGAGTGTTTACTGGTTGGAGTTTAGTTTGGTAAATTCCCCCAAAAGCAGAAGGTACCATTAAAATACTTCCCGGTATTCTAGTTATCCAATGGGAATAATCGGGAGTAATTACCGCAATTTTCTTCTCTTTTTCAAGTTCTTTATCATAAGCTAATCGATTAAACCAAAAAGCACATTTAAAACAAACTTGTTTTCTTGCCATAAGTTGGGGAATCTCTCTAGTTTCATCGAATTCCTCTAAATTAATTGGTTTGCCACATATCTGGCATTCATTTTTCTTGCCCATATTATTTTATAAGTTATATATGATAATAGATTATTTTATAAGTTATATATGATAATAGAACCTCGAAACATCCTAAAAATGGGTTATAAGCAATACTTTTGTTACTAAAATTGAACCATAAAACTGATAAGTTATGGATAAACTAACAAATGAAATGATTAAAGACCTTGCTATTCGCTTAGGTCTAGAACCTGCTCTCTTAAAAGCTGTTCAAATCGTAGAAGCAGCTGGTAGAGATGGGTTTTTAGCTGATGGTAGGCCTCAAATCCTCTTTGAGGGTCACATTATGTACAAAGAAGTACATAAGAAATTCCCTGACAGAGATTTAGCTTACCTTTGTAAGAGATATTCTACGATTTTCTTCCCTAAATGGGATAAATCGAAGTATTTGGGAGGTGTACACGAGTATAAGAGACTCGAATTAGCCAAAAAAATTGACGAAGAATGTGCATTGAAGTCTGCAAGTTGGGGTATGTTCCAGATTTGTGGGTTCAATCACAACCTCTGTGAATGTAAAGATGTCTTCGAATTCGTTCATAAGATGTCGGAATCTCATGCAAATCAACTAGAACTCATGTATTATTTCATGAAAAACTCTGGTTGTTTGAGTAATCTCAAAGAAAAGGACTGGGCTGGCTTTGCCAGAAAATACAATGGTCCTGGGTATGCCCAGAATGCCTATGATCAAAAGTTAAGAAATGCTTACGAAAATTTCAAAGATAAGTTATGAAAAGATGTCACTTTAACAGCTGGGTAGCAAAGGTATTCCTTTTCCCCAGTTACAAAGCAATTACTCTGGTGTATAACTCATTCTTCAAACACAAAGTAGAAGAGTGTAAACCCGATGATATCAATCATGAGTGTATTCATCAGATACAGCAGATTGAGTGTAGTATAGTGGGTTTGGTACTTGGTATCATACTCTGGTTATCATTTGGTATATCCTTTTGGTGGGTAGTGGCTCTGACTTTTGGATTCTTCTACCTTTGGTATGTTATCGAATACCTAATTATCATGTGCTTTGCCAAGTGGAATAAACAGAATGAAAGATATCATGATGTAAGTTTCGAAGAGGAAGCTCACAATAATGATAAGAATCTGAGTTATTTGGAAGACCGTAAGCCATTTGCTTGGATTAAATACATTAAATTGAGAAGCTACAAGAAATGAAAAAATTAAAAGTATTAGGGGTGTCTGCTGGTGCAGGCATCCTTTTGTTCCCTTTTAGAAAGAATTTGATAGCTAATATAGAAACTCGAGGAGTATTTTATACTAAAGGCTTAGAGCAGTGGAAATTGAACTTTGGTGGTATACCATATTATAAAGATGAAACCTTCCCAGATTGTAAGCCAGACATCATACTTTCAAGTCCAGACTGTGGAGCATCTTCTATTATGAGGCTTTCAAAAGTAAAAGAATTGGGCAATCCCCAAGAGAATAAATCCCTGAATCTAGTAATTCAATCAATCTTACATTATAAACCTAAGATATTTCTTATTGAAAACTTACCTCGTTTGCTATCTTTGCTCCCAAAAGAATATCTTCAAAAAACTCTTGAAGACTATAAACTTATTTTTCACGAAAGAAGCGTTTCTGACTACGGTAACTCACAGTTATCACGAAAGAGATTACTTATCATTGGAGTACATAGAAAAACTGGTAAGAAATATTTGAATGCTTTTGATGAAGTATTTCAAGTAAAAAACCCAACAATTACTAGAAATCTACTAAAACCACTCACATTCTCTCAGGAAAATAATACTAACCAGATCCCGTTTATGAGTAAAACTCTGGCAATGTATGACTATCGGAAGCTTCCTGAAAAGAAGAATCTTACAGTAGCAAAGATACATAGACTCTGGGTTAGAGATTTTAAAGATGAAAAGAAGTGGCCTATCAAAACTGCAAAGATGAGTACTCTTCCAGGAGTATATCGATTAGAGTATGATAAACCTCCATTAACTCTCAGACCTGCAGATAGGCAATTCAGACCTGATGGTTATCCTTTGGGAATCGAAGACTTCAAGGCAATTATGGGATTCCCTGATAAATTCGAAATTTACCTTCACAAGAATAGTGATACCTTCGAAGGTGATTTTAAGGATTACCATTACTGGCTTAACAAGGCAAGGTATACAATTGCCAAAGGGGCAGTAGGGGAAATAGGTATTTGGTTCAAAAAATGCCTCAAGAAAATTGACTCATCAAAACTGAGCTAAATTGAGCTGTTTGAAAACCCTTTTTTCTTTTTATTAAGTTTTTCTTTTTTAGGAAAGTGCTTTCTGGTAAAGAAAGAAAGAAAGAAAGCTATAACTTATAAATCAACTCTGAAGGTAAGAAAGGGATTGTTAAGGGAAAACAAGGAAACGAGTGAGTACCAGAGACCAGAGTTTCACTAAAAGCGAAATTACCATGAAGAATTTAAAAAAGGCCTTGTTTATTGTACTTCTAGGATTTACTATTTACCTTTGCTTCAGGAATTACAAACTTTCTCGAGAGGTTGATTCCCTGAATCAAGCGGTCAATGAAATCCCAGATACAGTATACACAGAGAAACCTTTCAAACCAGAGAAGAAGTACTCAGAAAAAGTTGAACCAGGTAAAATCTTAGTTCATGATAATAAGCAGCCAACTCTCTTTCCTGATTCCATGCTAAGGCAGCCAGTTATCAGTAACCAAGATTCCCTGGTTCAAATTGTTTTGAAGAAAGATAAGTTGAACTTAAGTCTGTTCAATAAGGAGACTAACACTTATTCAACTAGACTATTCCCAATCGACTTAGATAAGTACAACTACAACTGGTATGAAGGTCAATTAACTCGAAAGAAAGTTGCAAGGTTATCACTTAGCCCATACGTCTATGGCAAATACAGACCTTTCAATAATCTCTTCGATATGGGAGCTGGTCTTTCAATCAAGACTAAGAGATTTAATTACAAATTCGGAGTCAATACCTTTTACTACCCGAAGATAAAATCTGGTATAGGTACTGACATCGAATTTCAAATAATGTATAACTTTTAAGTAATGGCAAAGACTATCTCAGAAACTAGAACTACATTAACTCGGGAGGAGCTATCAAACCTATCCCGAGTTTCTAGTGATGTTTTCTTTTTTAGCCTTTTTTGCTATGTGATACATCCAGTAAGAGGAAAGGTAAGATTTGATTTATACCCATTTCAGAAATCAGTTCTCTACAATTTCATTGCCCAACGATTCAATATCATTCTCAAATTCCGTCAGGCAGGAATTACAGAACTTATTTCAATGTACTGTCTTTGGTTGGCGATGTACCATCCCAACAAAAAGATAAACATCATCTCTATCAAAGACACAACTGCTAAGAAGGTGCTTAAGAAGATTAAGTTCATGTACAAGAATCTTCCATGGTACCTTCAAACTCCCATAATCAATGGTAGAGCTGGAGAATACGGTTCTGCTTCCATGATAGAATTTGATAATGGGTCATTTATTGAATCAATTCCGACATCATCCGAAGCCGGTCGTTCGGAATCCCTTTCTCTTCTGGTAATTGACGAGGCAGCAGTAGTAAGATGGGCTGCCCAAATTTGGGCTGCTGCATTCCCTACTCTTTCCACTGGTGGAGCTGCCATCGTCAATTCCACTCCCTATGGAGTTGGTAATTTCTATCACTCAACTTGGGTAGATGCCATTGCAGGAGGTAATCCTTTTAACCCAATTCGATTATACTGGCAAATGCACCCAGAACGAGATATCAATTGGTATAACCAAATGTCTTCTGCTTTGGGAGCAAAACGAACTGCACAAGAAATTGATGGTGACTTCTTATCATCTGGTAATACAGTCTTCGACTTAGCCGATATTAAAGCTATCGAAGACTGCCTTAGTGATTACCCAGTTATTAAGAAGAGATTTAATGGTCAATACCGACAATTCTGTGAACCCGAATCAGATAAAGAATATTTCATTGGTGCAGACGTTTCAACTGGTAGAGCTTCTGACTACTCTTCATTTACTTGTATGGATAAGCTAGGAGAAGAACAAGTAGTATATAAGGGAAGAATGGCAGTGGGAGCTTATGCTAAGTTACTTGGTGATACTGGGAAGTTGTTTAACTGGGCAGTAATAGCTCCAGAATCCAATGACGTTGGTTTATCAGTAACTTCTAAGCTTCAAGATGAAGGATACCCTAACCTTTACTACTACCAGAAGATGCTAAAGAAAAAAGGTAAAAGTAGACCTGAAATGGATAAATCTCCTGGTTGGTTAACCACCCAAAAGAATCGTTCAGTGATAATAGAAAACTTGGAAGAAGATATTCGATTAGATCACGTAATCATTAAGGACCCATTCTTTGTACAAGAAGCTTATACCTTCATTTATGATGGTTTAGGTAGACCTGTTGCAATGGGTAAACATAGGGCTAACAATTCAGCTGTAGATGTAGACCTTGAAGGAGACGTATATGCCGATGATGATATCTTTGGAAAAGCAATATGTAATCACATAAGGAAAGGAAAAACTAACGTAATCGTACAACCAAGATGAAAAAGTACTTCAATTTTAGTTGGGGTTGGGGACGTAAGAAGGACCCTCCCAAGAATGGTACATCCTCTAATAAAGAGGAGAAGCCTGCCACATCGATTTCGCCTGGTAGGGTTTCAGTTGACGATGATAGCGATAACTTAATTACATCATTACAAGGGTTGACTAAATTAGTTGAACCCTCTTTTCGTGTTGATGTGATACCTTTAATTCGGGATTTATATAAAGTAAATCCTGATATGGGCATCGCATTGCAAGATATGTTTAAGTTAGCTAACACCAGTCATACAGTAACTTTCCCTAATAATACCGATGAAGAGGCTTCAAAGATGAGAGAACATCTTAAGAAAGCCACCAAGGGATGGACCAGATATACTGCTGGTATAGATGGTTTAGTTAATAAAATGATTGTTCAACTTCTTGTAAGTGGGGCAATATCCGTAGAAGGAGTACCAAATGATAAGCTTGATGGTTTGGCTACTGTATTATTCCTTAAGCCAGAACACATCAAGTTTAAACGTGAATTAAATGGGGTGTATGCTCCTTACCAAAAGAATATAAATTTCTTTGTTAAGCAACAAGATTACATTAAGCTTAACCCAGAAACCTACTTCTATGTTGGTATGTTCAATGATACCGATGAACCTTATGGAGTTCCTCCATTTATGCCTGCATTGGATTCTCTCAAAGGACAAAATGATATGAAGATTAACTTCAAACATATCATGGAGATTTGTGGTATGGTTGGTTTCTTAGAAGCTAAGATGCAGAAATCTCCACAAAGGCCAAATGAGAGTATTAAATCTTATGAATCCAGATTATACCATGAACTCAATATCCTCAAACGTAATGTTAGAGAGGGTATGAAGGATGGAGTAGTAGCTGGTTATATTGATGACCATGAATTCAAGCTAAACTCTACTACCAAAGAGATGGGTAATATAGAGAAGCCTTGGAATATGAATCAACAATCTGTAGCAAATGGGTTGGGAGTTAATGGCTCTATCATTGGGGTATCATCTACTACTGGTGAAGGTGCAACTGGTATAATGCTGTCTAAGATGATTAGTCAGTTAAAAAATATCCAAATGCTTGTAGCTTATGTATTAGACCGACTTTATTCTCTAGAACTGCGTCTGGCAGGCTTTAATAATAAGGGAATGAAGATTGATTGGGGAACTTCTACAGTTTCTGATGAAGTTAAAATCCAACAAGGTCTTCAGTATAAGATACAGAACCTTGACTTATTGTATAAGGCTGGTATCATTAGTCAAGAGCAATATGCTTGGGCAATGGGTTATGATTCTCCTGATGAGAAAGAACCAAGAGTTTCACTTGAGGACCAATTTGCTAAGGGAGGTAATACAGACCCCCAAGAAGGAACTAAGAAGAAACAAAGGCAAGATGATAAAAACCAATCTGCTCGTAGGTCAAGAGATAAGAATAACCCGGCTCCTTCTCGAGGAGACCAAAATACTAAAGCAAGATGAGTAAATTTACAAAGAAAAACAAAGAGCATCTTGATTCTATGGTGATAGGTCAAGGCCATACCATTATGGCTGGGTATATCCCAGAAGCAGTGGGAGCCAAGGCTTTCTCAGAGAATTATTACAAATGGAAAAATCCCACACCGGATTCCATTGCTCAATTTGGGTTTTGGGGAGGGGATATAGATTATAATACTTACTATCCCAACCTAGACAAATCGGAACTAACTCCTAAGGACGAAGAGTTTATCGAACCAATGTTCAGATTACTTTCAGAAACGATTGTATCTAAGAATTGGAACCCGACAGACTTTGGTCAGAATGGAGTACTAAAGGCTTCTATGAAGATGTTGCTTGGTCAAACAGTAAACTGTGACCATGAAACCAACATCGGTAATGCTATTGGTGCTGTATCACAAGTAATGTGGCAGGAATCCTATAAAGACGGTAGCTTTACTATACCCGCTGGTATCAACGGTATTCTGAAAATCGATGGTAAGGCAAACCCAAGAATTGCTAGAGGCATCCTTATGGAACCTCCTTCAATTCATAGTAATTCAGTTACTGTACAATTTAAGTGGGATAAATCCCATCCCCAAATGGGAGATAACGAATTTTATCAGAAACTGGGTACTTATGACTCTAATGGAGTTATGGTACGTAGAATTGTTACTGAAATTGTTCGTTACCTGGAAACTTCTTTGGTTTCACATGGTGCTGATTCATTTGCCCAGAAAATTGGCTCGGATGGTAAAATCATTAACCCAACCTTTGCCAAAAGAACTTGGGCATCTTATGAAGAATACCGAGATGATAAATCGAAGCAATACTTCTTTACTGATTATAAATCGGATTTAACATCATATCAAGAAAAGAACGATACTCAGGGTTCTTTTAATGATAATGATGCCAATGATAATCATTCAAATAAAGATAACATGAACGAAGAATTACTAAAATTTCTTGAAAGCCTTTTCGGGGATAATATGCTTACCCTGGAAGAAGGTAAAGAGATGAATCAGGAAAATGTAATTGCCTGCATTCAGACTTTGGTATCATCCAGAAACGAATTGCAAACTTCGGTAGATAATCTTACTACAGAGAAAACTTCTCTTACGGAACAGATTACCAACTTGAATGCCGAAGTAGCTAACTTGAAGGAAATGGCAACCGTAGGAAAGAATCACATTGCTTCTCTACGTGAAAATGCCGTAGAAACCTACAAGAAGTTGATGGGTGATAAGGTAGATGAGACAATCGTTACGATGCTCAATGCCGAGACTACTGGTATTACTACTCTTATTTCCTTGACCAAGGATTACCAAGCTCGCTTGGAAGAGAAGTTCCCTCTCACTTGCTCAAAATGTGGTTCTAAGGACGTCAACCGTGCTTCCTCAATTGCTGAGGATGATACCGAGGGTAAAACTGGAACCCAAGGTACTGATACCCAACGGAATTCAGAATCTCCGAGTACTAAGAATGTAATCGATAACTTGTATCGAAACAAAATCAAATAACTAATATAAATAATCCGCGTTATGGAAAAAACTAAAATCGTAAACGACCCTCAGCAACTTACTCTCTTTGGGGAAAGAACCCCGAGAGCGGTGATTTACAAAAGTGAGTCACACAAATTGCACCAGGCTTTCAATGTTAAAGCTGGAGAGAAAATCGTACAGGGTATGCCAGTGGCTTTGAATGAAGAAGGTTTGATTTACCCTTGCACTGATGTAGCTACTCAAGTTTATTTGGGTGTAGCAGTAACGGATAACATTAACCCTGCTTATCAACCTCAAAGAAATTTCCCGGTAGAGGTAACAGTAGCTATGGAAGGTTACATGATTTGTAACTGGGTATCAAACGAAAATATCGAAGCTGGCTATGTAACTCCCGATGGAGAATTGCTTAACGATAGATTCGTAAAAGCTAACCAAGCAACTTCAACCCAGTTCATTGCCCTTAATCCAGCAGAAGAGGCAAATGAGGTAATTCAAGTACTCATCAAATAAGAGAAAAGAAGTTATGGAAAATAAAATAGATATTACAAAGTTGAAGGCTCAAGATTTTATGAATGAGCTGCCGGAAATGGTAAGAAGCTTGGAAGCTGTTCGTTCCGGTTCACAGGACAAGAAGCCTGTAGAGGTAACTTTTGGAGAATTGGTTACCGGTAAATGGGGTATTTCAGAAGATGAACTTTTTGAAAAGATGGGCATCAATCCAAAAGTGGACACGATGCAGAACATCTTTACAATGCCTCAACAGAATATTCGTTGGATTGTTCCGGAAATCATCCGTGCTGCTATCACATTGGGTATGCGCCAGGCTCCGTTCTATCCAAATATCATTGCATCTGACCAACCAATCAATGGTTTACAAGCAATCATGCCGATGGTTAACATGTCGGATGCTGCCCCTGCAAAGGTTAATGAGGCAGAAACTATCCCATTGGGTGATGTTAGCTTCGGACAGAAATCAGTTAGCCTCTTCAAAATCGGAAAAGGTTTCAAACTTACTGATGAAGTTCGTAACTATGTTTCACTCGATGTCTTGGGAATCTACCTTCGTGATTTTGGTGTTCAGTTGGGTTATGCTCTGGATACTCTGGCTATGGACGTTGCTATCAATGGTAACAACCCTGATGGCTCTGAGTCTGCCCCGGTAATCGGTGTATACGAAACAACTAATGGTATCACTTACAAAGACCTTCTGCATATTTGGGTACGTGCTGCTCGTATGGGACGTAACTTCCAAACTATGATTGGTGGTGAAGACCAGGCAATCGAAATGCTGAACTTGCCGGAATTCAAGGATCGTCACTCTGGTACTACAGAAGCTATCCTGAATGTTAAGTCTCCTGTTCCCAAGAATGCTGACTTCTACATTCACCCGGGTACACCCGACCAACAGTTGCTGTTGATTGATACATCTGCTGCCTTGATTAAGCTTACTGCTCGTCAGTTGATGCTTGAATCTGAAAGAATCGTTTCTAACCAGACTCAGGCAATCTATGCAAGCTTGACTACTGGCTTCTCTAAGATGTACCAGGATGCAACTCTGTTGCTGGCTGCTGACAAGAAGTTCTCAGAATTCGGCTTCCCCGAGTTCATGAACGTAGATCCATATTTGATGGTTAACCTAGAATAATAAGGGACGTCCGGTTTCATCTATATAAATTCCCTGAGAGGGTAGGTAACTAAAAAGACCTATCCTCTCTTTAATTAATCATTTTTAAATCTTAGGAAATATGGCTAAAGATAAATATACAGTAACTGTGGGACCAAGAGCTTACAGTTTTCATGACCAATCAACTGGTATTACCGTTTGTAGAGGAGAAGATAAGGAACTCTCTCGTCGTCAATTCCGTGCACCAAAGATTCAGAAGGCAATTGCCTCTGGCCATTTGATTATCATTGCTGATAAATCAGAAATCGAAAAGTATTCAGAGGCCGACATCGAAAAGTTGGATAAGAGACTGAATGCTCAGTTCAAGAAAGGCATGACTCTTGAAAAACTTGCAAAGGGCTATTCCCTGGAAGAACTGAAACTGGTAGCAGGTCTTCATGAAATCGTTGCCGAGAAAGATGATACAGTAGAAACACTTATTCAGGCTTTGCTGGAAGAATTCGAATCCTCTTCTAAAGGGTAATATATGAAAATTACATAAGACAGACTAATATGAATAACAATCTGGACTTTTTGTACGTTACGTCAGGTCTGGAAGTTTCATTCAGAGTCATATCCAAAGTCCCGGCCAAATCCATTTTTGACTGGGACTTTGGCGATGATAAGGGAGAGGTTTTCAATGGTGGAAGACATGTTTCCTATTCTTATGAAACTCCCGGTTTCTATACAGTAACCCTACATGTAACCAACTCGAATGGTTTAGATATCACCGTAGATAAGACTCTGGTAGTTTGTGATTATGGTCATACGGCATTAGCCGATACAATATATAACTTAATCGACCACTATATTCCTTCAGAGATATCAGAGGGAATGACCAGGGAAGATAAATCTATCTACATCACCAAATGGCAATATTATATTGGTCCTCTAGTAAATCACCAAATTCCTGCAGATAAGTATACTGATGAATTATGGTATGAAGCACTAGAAAATCAATTAATAATGGAATTGGCAGCATGGGACTTTCTCAATGTGAAGATACTTAATCTATTAACAAGTACTTCAGAATACCTAAGTCAATTAACTTCTACCAAAGAACAAACTGGTGATGGTACTTCTAAACCCGAACTTGCCCGAGGTGATAGGATTAAACAAATCACTACTGGGCCTACTGAAGTGCAATATTATGATACCTTGGCAGATGCTACAAGTTCCCTATGGAAAACACTTTCTCAAGCAATGCAACCAGGTGGATTAATAGATGAATTAAGGAAGAACCTTTGTATGTTAGCTTCACGATTGGAAATCTACTTACCGTTCTGTGATGAAGTATTTAGAACCGTAGTCCCAAAAGTAGTTAACAGAAGGCAACCTGGAGTATTAGATGGGCCAAATCCAAGTGCTCCAGTGAAAGGTGGTAAGAAATCAATTCTAACTAAGTTATGACAAAAGAACCCTGGAGAATGGTAAAGAACCGCTCTTGGGATAGATACAAGAAAATTATCACTGACTTCTTAGATTGGGATGCTGGTAGGCAATCCATAACCTGGGCCAAACATGTTAATCAGCTTCTCAGTCATGCCGAAGACAGTATACCTAAATATTATAACATCCAAATTGAGGCATTATGTTACTACAATGCTTTCAGAAACTGGCCTATCAATAAGGCAACTATTTCAGGAGAATTGGATGATGAAAACTTATCAATACTAATTTCTAAATCTTATATAGAACAAATCGGTTATCTTACACCGGAAGGTTATTGGGATTTTAATTGGGAACAAGATAGGTTTGTAATTAATGGTATAACGTATAAGCCTTCTGGAGATACTCAGACTGCTCAGGCAAAGGATGAGGCTTTAGTTTTCATGATTATCCTAAAGAGAGACCGAGATACCAAAGTTGAATTTGTAGAATAAAAATAAAGTATATGGCAAAGATGTTAGTACTGAGGTGGACACCAATTACTACAAACAGTGGAATTTGGTTTGATAGTAATCTGGTTATCCTCAATGGTACCTCTGGAGTTCATATTGAAATGAAAGGTAATGGCAATGATGTAACGGCATTTCAATCGATGACCGGAAACAAATTTGTCACCTGCTTTCAAGATTACTTCGGGGATATCTGGGATAAAATAATACCTCATCCTGGTATAGGCCAGGTAATAAAGTTCCGTGTAAATAGGCTTCCTGATTATGCTTGCATACGGGGAGATATTGAGGACGGTGGAGATGTAGACCCCGAAAATCCGGATGTACCAATGAATGCCTTCTGTGGTTCAGAGGGAGAACCATTCAGGGATATCGATTCTGAATTCTTACTGGGTCGTCAACGTGCAGTAATTAATCCTTAAATTTTATAAAATATGTATGTAAGTAAGTATTATACCTGCGAAGAAATAGACCAGCGGTTATTACATGGTTACTATGATGACTTTGTTAAAGCTGGCTTTGGAGGAACTATAAATGAGTTCTGGGCCTTCGTACTTTCTATCAAGAATAAGGTAGATAAGAAAGAAGGATACGACTTATCGAAAAATGATTTTACCGATGAGTTGAAGGCTAAACTTGATGGCATCGAAGAACATGCAAATTATATCACTAAAGTTTCTCAGCTTGAGAATGATTTGAAATATCAAACCGAGGAAGAAGTTAAACAGATGATTAGTGATTTGGTTGATGGTGCTGATGATGCCCTTGATACTCTTAAAGAGTTGGCAGAAGCATTGGGCAATGACCCCAACTTTGCAACTACTATCACTAATAAATTAACCGACCTTCGTACTGCTTTAACCGAAGAGGTTAATCGTGCTAAGGAAGCCGAAGCTGCTCTGGGTGCTGCAGTAGCTGCAGTTCAGGATAACCTAGAATATGGGTTAGACCAAATCAATAAGAAGATTGATACCGTTAAGGCAGACTTAAAAGCTGAAATCGACCGAGTTGAGAAGAAGGTAGATAAGAATGCCGAAGATATCAAGGACCTCAATGATAAGGTAAACGATAAGAGCGATGAGATTAAGGATGAACTTAAGAGCCTCATCCAACAAGAAAAGGACGAACGTATCGCTGCCGATAACGAAATCAAAGAAAGTGTAAATGAGCTCAAAACTCTTCATATCAACGACAAGGCTGCCCTTGAAGCTAAGATTGCTGAAGAAGTATCTAATCGTACGAATGCAGATACTATTCTGGATTCGAAGATTAATGAGGAAATCACTAATCGCCAGTCAGATACTCAAGCATTGCAGAGTAAGATTGACCAGGAAGCAGTAGACCGTCATTCTGAGGACCAGGTTCTCCACAACGAAATCTCTAAAGAGGTAGCTGACCGTACCAATGCAGATAAGGCTTTGCAAGGTAAGATTGACCAAGAGGCTCAAGCTCGTACCTCTGCAGACCAGGTACTTCAGAATAATATTGATTCCGAAGCTACTGCTCGTGCTGCTCAGGATTTGGTTTTGGACCATAAGATTGAGGATGTAAAACTCCAAGGTCAAGCAGATAAAGCTCAATTGTTGGAAGCTATTGCTACTGAAACTCAGGCTCGTAAAGATGCAGATACGGTTCTTGATAATAAGAAGGTAGATAAACGTGAAGGTTATTCATTGACTAAGAATGACTTTACGGATATTCTCAAAGCTAAGCTTGACGGTATCGAAGAGAAAGCCAATTACATTACCAAGCTCTCTGAGTTGGTTAATGATATGGACTTCCAAAATGAAGAGCAAGTTAACGCTGCTATTCAGAAAATCGTAGGCTCTGCTCCTGAGGTACTTGATACCTTGAAGGAAATTGCTGATGCCCTTGGTAATGACCCCAATTTTGCTACAACTATCACTAAGAAGTTAGCTGCCTTAACTGAGGAGATTAACCAAGAGAAGGAAGATCGTATTGCTGGTGATGCTGCAAACAGTGCAGAAGTAGCTACCGAAAAAGCAGACCGTATTGCTGCAGATACTGCTCTTGAAACTAAACTGAAAGAATACATCGACAATAAATCCACTGCAAGTGATACTGCTCTTAATGTGGTTAAGGATAACTTGAACAAAGAAATCCAAGACCGTAAAGATGCAGATACTGCAATCCAGGCAAGTTTGGATAAGGAAATTGCCGACAGAAAGACTGCTGATGATGCTTATACCGTAAGTCTGAATAACGTAAACAAACGTGTTTCAGAATTGGCTTTGAGCATTCAGGATTCTATTAACACTCTTCGTAATGAACTTACGGAACAGGTTAATGCGAATACTACTGCCATCGCTACTAATCAGCACGATATAGAAAGAAACTCAGAAGCTATCACTAACTTAACTAAGACTGTAGGTGATAACTACAAGGAAGTTAAGGATATGATTAACGAGGAAATCGTTGACCGTACCAATGCAGACAGTGGCTTGAGTTCTCGTATCGATAATGTAAATATTGACCTCAATACCGAACGTGTCGAAAGAACCGCAGCAGACCAAGTTCTTCAGGTAAATCTTGACAAAGAAGTAGCAGACCGTACTGCTGCAGATAAAGCCTTGTCTACAGAATTCACGGCTAAGTTGGATAACACCAAGCAAGCTTTGGAATCAGAGGTAGGTAAATTGAATACCAAGATTGACCAAGAGAAAACGGACAGAGCTGCGGCTGATACTGCATTGGGAGCTCGTATTGATACTCTAGAAGCAGGTAATACGACTGCTATGAATGACCTCAAAGAGCAGGTTAAGAATAATACCACTGCAATCAATACAGAGAAAGACCGGGCAATGGCCAAGGAAACTTCTCTTGAGGCAAAGATTGATACTAATCTTCAGAACCATAAGGATGACATGGCTGCTATCAACCAAGATATCCTTACTGAGAAAAATGATCGTCTGGCAGGTGATACTCTGTTACAGACTAATATCGATAAGGAAGCTACAGAACGTGCTAACCAAGATACCCTTATTAATAATGCTATTGCTCAGGAAAAGGCAGACCGTACTGCTGCAGACCAGGCAATGGATAATAAGAAGGTAGACAAGGTAGATGGTAAAGGTCTTTCGGCAAATGATTTTACTGACCTTCTGTATGCTAAACTTGATGGCATTGAGGAGCATGCTAACTACATCACAAAGGTATCAGAATTGCTCAACGACTCGGATTTCCAGAATGCCGAACAAGTAGAAGAGGCAATTCAAAAGATTATTGGTTCTGCACCTGAAGTACTTGATACTCTAGCAGAGATTGCTAAGGCATTAGGCGATGACCCCAACTTCGCTGCAACTATGACTGCTAAGCTTACCGAATTGGAGAATAAGCTTACTGCCGAAAAGAATTTGCGTGAACAGGGGGATGATAACCTACAGCAGTCTTTCACTAATTTGAGTACTACTCTTACCACAACGGTAAATGATTTGAGGACTTTCGTTAGTGAAACTCGTACAGAGTTATTAACTTCTCTGAATGCTACCAATGCTTTGGTAAACCAGAACTCGGCAAATATCCAACGTAACTTGGAATTAATCCAGGGTATTCAAGATAACATTAATGGTAATTACACGGCCATCAAGGATTTGTTGGAAAGTGAAATTGCTGCTCGTAAATCTGAAGATATCCGATTGGAGGCAAAGATTGACCAGAATACCTCTGATCTCAACACGGAAAGAGAAGAAAGAATTGCTGCTGATAAAGTTCTTCAAGATAATATCGATGCAGAGGAAGCTGCTCGTATCGCAGAAGATAAGAAAATCAATGCTCGTATTGATAAAGAAATCCAAGATAGGACTGATGCAGATACTGCTCTGGATAACAAGTTCACGTCAATTACCAATGACCATGAGGAAAGACTGGTAGCTGAAGAAGGTACCTCTGATGCTTTGCCTGATACTATGGTTACGGATGTAAGTGCCATAACTCGTAATGATACTCAACTTACATTCAAAGTAAAAACTTCTACTAAGGACCAGGAAAATAACCAGTACGGTGATGAGGTAGAGGCAACCAAAAACCTTTTACCCGTTACCCAAACTCTTGCAGGAGTTATGTCTGCAGCAGACAAGGTTAAGCTTGATGGCTTAGACCCCAATGCTATTACAGAAATCTCAGCAGCATCCGATGCCGATAAGGTTACAGTAACCATAACTAAGGACAATGGGTTGAATGGTGACACTACTGAAACTTTCGATTTACCGGTAGTATCGGCAGATAAGGCTGGTACTATGACTGCGAAAGATAAGGTAGAATTGGACAGAATCAATACCGCTAACTTTGCTTTGGGTGCCGTTACTCCTAACGAAACCACAGTGGGAATTGCTGCTACTAAGACTAATGTTGAAGATGGTACTACAGTTCAGAACCCAATTACTTTGCCTTCATCAACTCCCGAAAAGGCTGGTGTACAATCAGCTGCCGATAAGAAGTTGTTCGATTCTCTTCCTCCAAAGTTTGTAAGTTATCATCGCAATTCAATACCCTATGCGGAACATGTAGACCTTGTTTCTCAACCTTCAGTAAAGAATGAAGAGACGGGTATTTATGAAACGAAGGGGACAGATAATATTTCCATACATAAGGCAACTAAGGAAAAGGCCGGTGTAATGACCGCTGCTGATAAGGTAAATCTTGATGAGACCTTACCAGATGCTATTGCTCAAGAGGTTCAAGACCGCAAGGATGCAATCGAGGCTTTAGGTAATGAATCTACAGCTGCCCTGAACAAAGAAATCCAAGACCGTAAAGATGCAGATACTGCTCTTGATACCAAGTTCACTAAAGCAGTAGCTGATGAAGCAAAAGCTCGTACAGATGCCGACACTGCATTGGGTGCAAGAATCGATAAAGAGATTTCTGATAGAACAGCAGCAGATACTGCACTTGATAATAAGTTGCAGGCAAATATTGATGCTCTAGAAGCTAAACATGATGCCTTTGTTGCTACGAAAGGTAAAGCTAATGGATTTGCTTCTCTCGATGCAAATGGTACAGTACCGGCTA